GATTTTGATCACGGGTCTGCGAAAGACGTGTCTGTAGAACTTGTTGCCGAAAGCATTGAGGCAGCAATCTACAATGGACAGGCTTACTACCTGGTGGGCCGCTACAGCAATCTGGCCACGAAGATCCTGGGCAGAATCTGCAGGGCTACGACTGCTAAAGAACTGCGCGAGTTACTGATTGATGCAGCGTACGCACACGTTGCCACTATTCTCTGCATAGACGCAGTGAAAACTGGCAATATCCCTTCTGGTCTCATCATGATTCTGGAAGGCGACGGAGTACATGATGGCCTCACGGCTAAGTACGCCGAAATGCCTTGGAATCAGAGATTTACAAAGGGCATTGACATGGTTTGGACGGATCCTCGTTGGAACAACGACAAGCGGTTTAAGACCGAACGTGAGTCCCAGTGTGTGTGTGACAGACTTGCACGCATATTTGTAAACGGAATGGGCACACGCAACAACGAGACCCGTATTAAGCTTGGACTTAACTTCGTTAAAGAGGCGTCTGACTTTGTGTGGGATCCTTCCGACGTGGGAGAGTTCGATCCTAAGATGCTCCTCTTCCGGCCTGAGTCCAAGTACACCTGCCATGGTGGTATCGTCGAGAACGAATTTCTGAAGCGTCTCAACGAGAACACGTATAGCAATGACTCTATCGTTGTGCAGATCAGGAACGGTAAGCGGGTGAAGCCCCACGAACTGTTCATGTTCCTGTTCCAGAATGCGGCTGGACTGGAGCGTGGTCTCGCGAATAATCCTAACGGCGATGATATTCGTGAAGAATACTATCGCGCCGTGAAGGAGATTATGATCAGCCTCGATTCTTATAATGACCGCTTCGTCGTTGCTGACCACTTTATCCGTGATGCTCTGGAGATCGGAATTAAGTCGAACAAGGCTGGTTCCACAAAGACCGCGACAGCTCTCGATATCCGTAAGGAGAAGGGCCGTTACTTCGATTTCGTCCTGCACGTATTCGCTGATGAGATCCGCGAGAACCTGATTCGTAACGGATTCAAGGCGAAGTACGAGGCAGAACATCCCGAAGAAGTTGAGCAGGGACAGGAGCTCGATCCTGACGATCGCCCCTTCTGCGAGTAATCCTATCTCTGAGGGAGAGACTGAAATACGTCTCTCCCTCCCTTACTATCAGAAGACCGACTCGATCTTCTGATAATAGGTGACGCCCTATAAAAAATATTTAGGAGGAACAAACCATGACAATGCGCTTTATGAACTGGGAAGTTATTAAGAACGAGAACAACACACTTACTGTTAACTGGTACGACGACGATAACGATCCGTGCTGGGGTTTCACAGAAGATTCGCCTATTGACTGCATTTGCTTTGTATGGGACAAGAGAGAAGACGGAGGATTCCACAAAGCTGTGTATCTCGCAGCTGCTATGATTGCACTGCAGCTGTTGCCTACTAATTTCCAGATCGACGATACTAATGCTGTTATTGACGGCGTGTGGTACTACGGGACAGACTGCGGAATCACAGCGTGGAATTTAGTAAGTGATATTCGTCCAAGTGAATTTAATTTCTCCGAAGAAGGTAATAAGCTCGCTAAGATCATTTACAAAAACGGGAAAATAAAATTTGAGTATTTCGAAGAGGATCTTGACTCTTGGATAACTGGCTTCGATGGTGTCCCACTCTGGTAATTGCACAGTCCTGAGCATGACTTTAAACTGCTCCCATACGACAGAGCCATCTAGTGATAGAAGGCTCTTTTGTGTGGAAACACATAAATAAAAAAACTAGGAGGAACCAGTTATGATCAGTATGTTTATCCTTGCATTACTTAACAACAAACTCGCTCTTTTTAAGTTTAATGATCGCGATGAGGCCAACAGTAAGTTCGTTGAATTAAATAAGAACCGCGTTCCAATGTTCACTATAAAAGCCGATGTGATGAAAGCATGGAATTATGACAGGTCTGCGCTAATTAAATTCGGAATTGCTGTAATTGAAAGTAGTGAAGACATCGACGCTGTTGAAGACGCGTATGGCAGAGCCGTAAATGATATTATTGTCGATTTGGCTCTAACAATAGATGATAGGCTTGGAGGACGTTTCATCACAACCTGCAGCGATAATGAATTCACGTATGATATTTTTGAACGGTTTATTGATGGCAATACTTATCGGGTTCTTTATAAGACTTCTAAGAAAAGCGATAAATGCGATATGTGTTTTTGCACAAAGAATGGGGTTCTTCTAACTACTGTGCACAATGTTGTTTTCCCATAAAGCGAGAGGTTGTGTACAGGAGACTGGCTTAGGCTAGCCTCCTGAATACAGCCCCTGTTTAACGACAGGGTAGCTGCCGGGGTAACCTGTGGTTTTGGGTAGCTTGGATATCTGCTCGCTTCGCTCGCTCTCTTCGTTCTCTCACTCCGCTCGCGTTCCACTCACTGGCGCTCGCGGTAGATTACGAGAGTGTCGGGCACCTCCGGGTATCCAGGCACCTTCTCCCCGCAGCGGATCGTCCGTCCCGGGTAGCCTCCGGCTTCCTGGCTCGGCCCGTGTATCGCCGCTCTGGTCACTCCCATTCGGGTAGCTTCCAGATGTGAGTGGTGCGCTCCATATCATGGTAGCTTCCGGCTCAGGCTCCTGCTGTCGCAACGATTAGCAGTGCCTGGTCCGTGCTTCCTTGTTTGGGTTAGCGTCGCTCCACTGGCGTTACGCTCCGCTTAGATTATGAAGAAGAAACAGCTTCTTCGGTCTTCGTGGTTCCTAGCTTCGCTTTAGCGTCGCTAACGCTCCGCTTAGATTATGAAGAAGTTTAGGCTTCTCCATATCTGAGTTGAGCCATGTGACGTTTAGCGTCGCTGACGCTCCGCTTAGATTATGAAGAAGATTCAGCTTTCTTCATAGTCTGAGTAGTGTAGTGACTTAGCGTCGCTGCGCTCCGCTCAGATTACGAAGAGGGTTGAGTCCATCCTCCATCCGGGTGGTGGATGAGCCAATCTTCGAGCGATCCTGTTCCGCGTGTAACAGGTCAGTCCCGTATCGCTAACGGGATAAGTTACGCAAGGGTGGCAACCTTAACGCATCTCGGGCTTGCATGGAGATGCGGCTTCAGTAAATGAACTGCCCATATGACTGCCTCCGCGAAGATGCATATGGGACTTAACGCGCCACACCCGCGTTAAGCTAGAGAACGAGCCGAGGACAAGCTGAGGTATGTGACTCAGCGCTGGTGTAGTAACGTTCGGATCGTATGGCCCTGGTACACCTACGATGCTCGTATAGGCGGTACTCCGTAGGTCCGTATGCTCAATGCATAGCGGCAGAACCGTATACGTTAAGTACGGCGGCAGGTCCTTGCCGAAAGTAAGCATGGACACTAGGCAACTGAGAGGTGTTGCAAAACCTGCAGAGTGCGCACGAAGCAGGATGCTCAACCGTAGCTAAGCTGAGCACACAGACTGGACCAGCTACCCAGTCTGGGTAAAGCTACAGACCCGTAGTGCAAGTCGGGTCGGCTTAAATCAAAGGAGGATGCTTATGAAAGTGAATATCAATGATGCCCTTGTTATCGCCGAGCAGGATTCTCTGCCCGTGCCTGGTGATCGTGCAATCACAGCCGAGTGGACCGGAGACTATCCGTGTCTCTGCTCTGGCGAGTGGATCATCAGCATTGGCGGCGAGCAGGTCGATCTTCCCGACGAAGTTCGTACCTCGCCTATGGGAACTAAGGGGACCTACAACACCTGGACCTTCGGTGAAGACTGGGAGGAAGTGTGGTCTCAGTATGAAGACGGGCTCGACTTCGAGCCTTGGCTTCAGGAGAACTCCTGGGTCTCTCGCCTGAACCTCTCTCCCGAAGAGGAACGGGATCTTTATGACGCTATCTCCGAAGAGGACTGGCGTCACAATTCCTGCGGAGGGTGCATCTGATATCCCTATGAAAGGATTCCGATGCGCTCCGCTACGCTGCGCTTATCGTAGATTTTGAAGAAAGGTGAGTGATTCCATTGCACTACCAGAAGAGCCTCCTCAACAGCGGCTCTGAAGGCTGAAGGGAGTAACGCATGATGATCAGACCGGATCGGGATGGTAAACCGTGAAGGGTCCTGTTGGATTGTGCCCGTGAGGACGACCCGTGACTTCCAGCTTCAAGGTGTAACGGGCAACGTGAAAACTATAAGCTGGCGGCTAGCCCGGATAGGCTTAATGGAGCCGTGAATCCTCCATCTCTTATTACCATAAAACCGTGCAGGCTATACCCGCCGTGACCTGCAGGGTGAAGGAAGGTGGGCAATGGATTCCTGTGAACGTTCATACACTGGGCCTGCCTGATTACTCAGACCCAGTAATGAGCGCTTACGCTCTACGTTTCTACAACTAAATACAGAGGAGGAACACACATGACAGTACCTTACATGCCACAGGTGCATCAGCCCAGGATCTCTGGGTATGGTTGGTTCGCGAGGATCAGCCGTAGACTTATGAGCTTCGCGACAGACAAGGAAGCCCTTGAAGCTCTCGAAAATACTGAGAGTTTATACACAAAATATGGGCTCACACCAGAAGACGACTATTTGCTCGAGCGGTGAGCCGTAGACTGAAATCGTGTAAAAAACTCCAGTAAATTATCTACTCAGCCACATAAAGGAGGAATAGCCGTGGCAATTAAGATGTCCAGCAGACAGGTGATTGATACGTTCCCGTTCACAATTCAAATCGGATATTGCGACCTATACTATCCACTCGTGTACCAGCGAAAGGTTGGTTACACCTGTGGGGTATATGGTTGGAACAGCGACATCTATTTCTGTGGTGATGTTGCTATCTCGACTGGTTACAGACCATTTGGCAAGAAAGTCAGCCGCGGACTGATCAGCCGGTATAATGAAGCTGCTCGTGAAATCTACGATGACCGTAATATCGAGTTTACCAAGAAGGTCGAAAGACTGAACGCAGTCCTGAAAGACTTCCTGTGTGAAGCTAAGAAGGAACTGTTAGGCGAGTAAAGGAGGCTCGTTATGACTACCATGGACAGTATTGAGCATGCAAAGATCGGTGACCACTATGTGATCATCGACTGGTGTATGTACACAGCTCCCGGTTACTGGGGCGTTGATGAATCAAACGATCCCTGGTTCGGAAAGGCGTTCGCGGACAGGGAGCAGGCCGAGATGGTGATAGCCGACATGCAGGACAAAGGCTATCTCCCCGGACTGATCGCTCCTTCGTCTCAGGAACTCTGGGACAATATTCAGGCAATACTCGCTGCGAACGAAGATGCAGTGATTGAATACGAGAGACTTGGATAACTAAGTCTCTCTTTTTGAATTGGTAGCTTCCATATTTAGGTAGCTTCCATATTTAGGTAGCTTCCAGAAAAAAAGTGGGGGGTCCATTGTATATCTATAAGACACCCCCCCAATTGGAACGCTACTCGAAGGGTAGCTTGGATATCTGCACTCGCTGCGCTCGTTTCAGATATCCGCTCGTTACACTCGCTCTCTCAACACCAGAGTGATTAGCGACTTCTCCATGTTTGGATTCGCGTCGCTAAGTCGCTCCGCGCAGATTATGAAGAGTCAGGATTGGCTCAACTATGAAAGGAGAATAAACATGAGTAACTGGAACAGGAATGATTCGTCTTGGGTAAACGGCAGTGGCTATTTCGACCGTACGATGGGTGCAGCCCTGGCCAAGATTGGCCGTGAGGACTACGCCAAGAACCACCAGGCTCAGGAAGCGAAACCTGAACCGAAACGTGAACGGAAACCGATGCCTTCTGGTATCGTGTTCAAGCGTGCCTGGGTTCGCGCTTAATTGAGAGGTTTTAAACTCGGGACTGACTATCGTCAGCCCTGAGATTAAAGCCCCTTGAGCAAGGGCTTTCGGCGAAGATCTCGTAAGAGATCGAGCCATGGAAATCCTCCTTAGATATAGAGGACTCCCTTAGGCAAGGAGTCCTCGCCTTTATTTAAGGTACGCGTCGCTATCGCTCTGCGAAGATTATGAAGAAGAATAGCTTCCTATATAAAACGAAAATGAAAGGAGGACTGCTGTGGCTATTCTTGATTTTCACAACGAGAACCATTTTCTCTCTAACTTCTATGAATGCACAGTGAATTACAACGGGCTTACCTTCTCCAGTGCGGAGTCGGCTTTCCAGGCAATGAAATCTGAAAGCCCGTATATCCAGACAATGATGTCCGTATTCAGTCCTCTTGAGTCCAGGCGCTACGGAAGGAAGGTAAAGCTTCGCCGTGACTGGGAGGACGTGAAAGAACGCGTTATGTCCGAGATCGTGTATGCGAAGTTCATCCAGCATCCAGATCTCGCTGACAAACTACTCGCGACTGGTGACCAGGAACTCGTAGAGGGAAACCTCTTTGGTGACACATTCTGGGGCGTCGACAAGAGAAACGGTCGAGGCCAGAACAAACTAGGAAAAATCCTGATGAATGTCAGGAACGATATTAAACAATTACGTGAAAACGAAAGGAGAAACAAAATGGCTACTATGAATCGGAAACTCGACAAGACCCCTACGAATATTATTCTGAAGGTTGAAGGATCTGCGAACACTCAGAACAAGAACGGAGCCTATATCTCCAAACTGGTACTCGGTGAGCACGAGAAGGAATTCATCGGCTCTGCTTCCGAGACCACGAACAACCGTATGGCCCTGGATGGGATTATCTCCGCTCTGGAAGCCCTGAATGACCGGGCTAAAGGTGCAACGATCGAGATTCACTCGAGCTGCACCTACATCTATGACTGCGCTACGAGAGGCACTATCGGTACCTACCTGAAGAACAACTGGACTACTCCCTCTGGAGTAGAGGCCAAGAACCGTGATCTCTGGGAGAAGCTCCTCGAGGTCAAGAAGGCCAAGGGTGTGAAGGTTAAGTTCTCTCTGGATGAGAACAAAGACATGAAGAAGAAAGCCAGAGAAATGGTTCGTACTTTGAGCCCTGTAGTGGCTGAAATCTAATCTAACTTCTGCTATATAGCGGGGTGGCTCCGGCTGGCCACCCCGCTTATAAAAAAACTATTTAAAATTTTGAGGAGGAACAAATTATGATCAGGAACAACATGAAGGTGGACATTAGGACCAAGATGCTCGAAGAAGGAATGAACACTGTTGACCTCGCAAAGGAAATGAAGGTCAGCACCTACTGCACCAGTAATCTCACCCGTGGACTGGGTGCTATAAATAAGAACTTTGTCCGAATGATGGAAGTTCTGGGTTATGATATCCAGCTCTCCTTCGAGAAGATTCGTCCTTAACTATATAGGCAGGTAGCTCTTGGCGGCTACCTGCCTTATAAATTTTGGTATAATACCTGTGACTGGAGGAATGACCTTGCCGACTTATAAGAGACCTAAGATGATTATCCATGTTGAACAAACAAGTTCTGATGTTGAGAATGCTGAAGACATCATTACTAAGATGGCTGTTAACATGAGTATGACTGATAATGAAACTGCTCTGTTGTTAGCGTACGCCCAGTTCAAAGATGGATTCAGACCTGCGATGGGATTGCTGCATGAGAAGACTGGAATTCCAAAACCAACTCTCAAAAGCGCAAGGAACAATCTCCAGAAGCGGAATATTATCCAGATGGACCGTGATCATATTTACCTTCGTTGGGGTGATTATAAAGCTATTTGTATGGCTGATCCGTACATGATGAAAGAGGGGCTGAAAGGAAAACCAGTACTTCGTCCATTTTTTACCTACCAGATGTTTAACGAACTCACAGACGATGATCTGGCAGAATTATTCTGTGATAGAGAAAGGTTGATTGAGACTCTTCAGAACGCTAAAGAATATGAAGCGGAAATTCTCTGCAAGAAAATGAGTAGTTTCAAAAAGCGTATCGAAAAGCAGAATGAGAAGGAGGTTTACTTTTTAGAACACCCGGATGAACACGCGAACAGACTCATTGAAGACGTTAATGACTTCTATGAAAGGAGCTGGACACCACCGACTGAATTACCCGAAGATCTTGTTTCGGGATGTGTAATAAGCGATGAATTACCTTTCTGAGTGATGTATTATCTGGTAAGAAATCCAACCTTCAAAAATTTTTTTTTCATCCCATAACTCTAATTAAAAATCAAATTAGCCTACCGTTCGCTCGCTCCGCTCGCTCACGAAGCTGTCTGATGTGGTATAGGAGTACCGCTCACTCAGCCGTTCGCGGTAGATTGTGGAGAGCGGACGGTAGGCGGTTAAGCCCGAGCGGAGCGAGGGCTACATCAAGTACACATAATGAACGCCGCGAATGGAGCTACGCGGGACGAAGCGGTGAGAGCTCTCCGTAAGGAGGAACGAGCCGCTGAGGCTCCGCGAGCGGAAGCGAGCGGCCCTGAAGGAACTGACTTCGTCCTGCGGTATTCCTCGCGACCAGCGGGAGCGGAGGAACTCAGACTACTCGCGTCGCTCGTCGGGCTGTGCTCTCTTTGGCTGAAGGGAAAAAGTATAACTAGTTTACTTCATAAGCTACCGCGAGCAGAAGCGAGCGGGGAACAAAAGGACCTATCGCTTGAGCTCGAGGAAGATTGTGGAAACAATTGTGGATAACTTGTGGAAAACCTGTGGATAAGTGGGAATCAAGGAAAAAAAAGAGTGGTTTTTCGGAGAAAAAGTGGGAAACAGTTCTCCTTTGTCCCTCTCCCTCCTCCTGACATTTTGAATTCATATTCTTTCTCTACCTCGGGGAGGGGCTCTCCCTGGCCCCTCCCCGGGTGTATAGGTTGTAAAAAAGATAAACACAGGTCGGTGCTCCAGATCGAAGTTGAGTAGAAACTCATATACGTATATATTATATATATAAAGCCGAAAGACTTCGTTCGTTTCTGTAGTGTTAATAGTAATTATTAATATAACCCTCTGAGCTTTTCTGTCGAAACAGAAAGCTCTTTTAGTTTACATGTAAATAATACTCGAAAGGAGCTTAATAGCCGAAATGGCCGAATTAGCCGAAATTGCCGAAAGAAATTGGTTCGTTATTCAGAAAGATCTCGATCTTTCGAAAGTCCCGGTTGAAACCGATAAACTGACTCTCGATATGGTTCGAGTCTCTGGCGAACTCGACTTCTCGAACTATCCGAATCTCAGCGAAATTCGGATTAAACACTGTCGGTTCGACTCTGTTAAGGTTATCGGACTGAACAGTACGAGCCTCGATATCGATTATTCCTACTTCTACGACCTGAAACTCGAAAACTGTAAGTTCCTCTCGATCTTCGCTTCGAGTTCGGATTTCGTGCTCTGTGACCTGTCTAGCGATAGCTCTGTCAGACTGGTTAAAGGTTATAACCTTGATTTCCTGCACGTCAGTGTGGCAGGTAAGGTTTATAAACGCGACTACGTCACTTCGTTACAGATTAAGCCAACGAGCTGGATAGGGTACAAGACTGTTAACGAGTTCGGTGAAGATTATATCGTTACGTTCAGGATTCCTGAAGACAGCAGTGCTCAGAAACTGAACAGTAACCTCTATCTCTGTGACTTCGCCGAAGTCCTGAGTATAGAGAAACAGGATCCTGATTCTCTCCAGACTGAGTACCTTACCGATGTCTGTGAGACTGGTTTCGCTGGAAACCCCGACACTGAGTATAAAGTCGGAAAGACTTACTCAGGTGAGAGACTCAGGCTTACGAAAACTAGGTAAAGCCCGACCGAAGGTCGGAACTCCGAGCGTTAGCGAGGAAAGAAGAAATCCCGCTACGGATACTCTCTATGACTGGTTTAGCGTCGCTTCAGCTGACGCAGTCGCTCCGCTTAGACTATGAAGGTCTAAGCAGAGTAGCCGCAGGCTACTAGCTTAGTACGTGAAGGGTAAGCCGATTCGGGTACTACGGATGTTCGAGTGCAGACTCACTCCTACTAACGTAGTCGTTCGTCTTAGATTATGGAGAGTCAGATGGCTCTTCTTAATAAATTCTTATTACTAAATTATTATTGAAAAAGAAAGGTGGAAACTACACATGTTCAAGACCGAAATTATTGGTAACCTCACTAAGGATCCTCAGACCCGTGAATTCACTGCTCCTAATGGTGACAAGCGCACCGTGTGCAACTTTGATGTTGCTGTGGACACTGGCTATGGCGACAACAAGAAGACCCATTTCGTCCGTATCAGCGTCTGGGGTAAGTCTGGTGAAGCCTGCGCGAAGTACCTGGCAAAGGGCAAGAAGATCTACGCGAAGGGTATCGTGACCGCGAACGCCTACGTGAATAAGGATGGCCAGCCTGCCGGACAGCTCCAGCTGAATGCTGATGAAATCGAGTTCCTGAGCCCTGCTGGCGGTAACGGTGCTAGCGCTGCTCCCGCTCCTCAGGCGAACTACTCCCAGGCCGGATTCACTGAAGAGCCCTCTACTGACGACCTGCCCTTTTAAGGGAAATCCCGGGACGTACACCAGAAGTACGTCCCGGGTTACTTTTCTGAATTTAATTAAGAAAGGAGTAAGATTATGCCGGAAGATAACCTTATCGAATCTATGTATATGGATTCGGACTGCGAGCTTGGCGAAGACGAGTATGCCTGGTTTCGCGAGTACGAAGAGTGGGAGAATCAGAACCTGAAGTTCGATGTCGACGATTTCGCTAATGAGTATTTCGGAGGTGAAATCCCGGCATAATATATTCCTTCCTTCAACCCGACGAGCCGATAGGCGAGTCAGCCATTTAGCCGTGAGCGCGAGCAACGCTAACGCGAAGCGTTCTGTTGCGAAGCAACGAGCGATATCTGTTTACTAACTGTGATTAAAGAAAGGTGGTTTCAAAATGATTAAGGTAAACGTACGTACCGACAAAGGCAATTCCGTTCCCTCTCAGCTGACCAACGAGAACCGGAAGATCGAAGACTTCCTCGCTTCCGTTGGTGTTCCTGTGACCTCTGCGACTCAGATCTACGCGAACGGCCAGATCTGTGACGCCGACACTCTCCTGGCTGATATCGACGCAGAAGAAGTGACCCTGATGCTGTGTGAGAAGATGCAGCTTGGTGCGAAGATGCACGTCGCTGGTCATGCTCTGGCTCTGACTTCCGAGTACCTGGACATCATTAAGGATGCGGCTGCTCATAAGCCCGAAGCCCTGATTGTCCGCGATCCTGAGACGAAGGAACCTGTGTTTAAGGTTGAAGTTGCCGAAGGCGACGAGTACGGTGATATCGGGAAGTACGGTGTCACGTTCTCGAATAAGGCCGACAGCTACGGTAACGCCGTGGCTACAACTGTCCTGAATCTGGATATGTTCGACGATCCCTATGTTCAGGATATCCGTGAGAAGCTTGTCCAGGAGTATGGTCCTGTCCTCGCGAACCTGCAGAAGGTTGAGGAGCAGATCGAGAAGGCTCGTGGCGAACTCGAGGCTCAGGTTCAGGCTACCGAAGGTATGATCGTGATCGCGCATTAAAGCCAGCACTATCTCCGGGTCCGCGCTAAGACGGACCCGGAGAGATTTAATTTATTAAACGCAGAGGAGAGGTGAGAACTTGAATTACAGTAATAAATGGTCTACTCAGATCGTGAAATCCCTGACGAGTCAGGCAGTTAGAATTATGCACTCAGCTTTCGACGTAGACGGACCTGAAGGATTAACGATAGATAATTCGCTCGCTTCTTGTCTGCGCTTAATCTCAACTATGATGCCGGGTGCGAACATAAAGCTTTACTTCCAGTTTTCCGACAAGTTCTCGGAGTTCGAAGATGTTCTCGGTTCTTCGAGTAAATACGGAGCAGTCGTTGTGAATCTTGCTACTAAACCAGATAGTCTCAACGACTTTATTAAGGAAGTGAACTCGCATCATTATAAAGGCGAAGCTCAGCTCTGTTCATTCTTTAAATCGAAAGGAATCCAAAACCCGTATGTGTGCTCGAATAATAGTACTGTCCATTTCTTCTTTCAGCAGTTCACTGAGAAGGAGCTTTGGGCTCTGATCTCAACGATACCAGTCTGGCTGAAGAAGAATGCATACGGCTATCCTTGCGGATTCAAAGGCGAAGAGAAGCTCCTTGAGTTTTTCGGGATGTTCGACAAGGGCCAGATAGCCGAAGCCTACGAGTTCCTGAACACGACTTCGTTCTATGACGAGTTCATCGAGAAGAAGCTGTATGGGAAACTGAAGTCGATCCGTCAGCTGAATATCACGAAAGAGATTGAACACTTTGCCGGGATCGAGCGGCAGAGTAAGGAACAGCTGCAGGTATACGAGCGGAAGATCCTCGAGGCGAAGGCGAATCTTTCAAATGCGAAGTTCACTCTTCTCGGTCTGAATCTGGCTATGGATAATCTCGAGAAGGAAGTTGATAAACTGAAGACCGAGCTGAACAATTTGCTCGCGAAGAATCCTACGCTCTCAGTTCTTGAACTTACGTCCGACACTATGACCTTTACCTATACGACTACGTACAGGAACTGGGATCAGAAGCTGATTGAGGCAATGATCGATAACCCGAAGTCGATATGTTATCAGGATATCCCGATTACTGCTGCTTTCAGCATTATCGGCGAGAGCGACCACGAGACTGCGAAGGAAGTCCTGAAAGCGATCTTCGTAGATCAGGTCCTGAAGATCAGAACTGCCTGTGGCTTCTACTTCAGGATGAGTTCGACGAACCCTGCTGTTAAGCGTCTGGATGCCGATATTACAACCTCAGTGATCGGTGACAGTGCGATGAAGAACATGATCCTGAATCCGAATATCATGAGCTATGACTGCTTTGGAAGCTACAGTCTTCCGATTAGGACAGCCCTGCAGGATTCGGACATTATCCGAGCTATCGCTGTAGCTATGACTGCCGCAGCCTCGATTACTGTTGACGAAGGACCGACTGCCGGACAGATCTACCGTGCAATCTGGGATAACCGTCCCATTATGGAGAATCTGGAAGGTGACGTTCTGAATCTTGAACAGGCAATAGAGTATTTGAAGAGGGAGGGATACTATGTACCTTGATCTGGAATCTGTACCTGACTATGCCGAGAGTGAAGACCCGTTCACTCTTATTATACCCAGCTCCGTTGAGGACAAGATCTTCACGGCTACGAACTACGTCGAAAGTGAGATCGCCTGGTTTGGAGTCGTGAAAGAACTCCGGCCTCTTGAATTCTACCTCGAAGATATTCTGATCTTCCCTCAGACAGTGACTGGTGTAACCGTCGAGACTGACGAGGCTGAATTTGCTAAGTGGATGGCTAACCTCAGCGACGACGAGTACAGTAAGCTGAAGTTCCACTGCCACTCTCACGTGAAGATGTCCACAACTCCCAGCGCAACCGATCAGAAGTACTATAAGTCTCAGATCGAGAACATGGACAATGACGACTACAAGATCTTCATGATCGTGAACCAGTGGCTTCAGTATGATGCCGTCCTGGTAGATAAGAAACACAAGATCTACTACCCTGACTGCAAGTATGAGATCCACATCGGATCTGACTCTACGATTGGCCAGATCTATAAGTATGTGAAAGAAGTTCCGACAGAAAAGGAAAAGGAGAAATTGAATGAACCTGCTTAAGAGCTATAAGTTCTTCGATCCTACAGGCTTCAGTGATCGGATCCACATCATCGGGTGTGGGTCCGTAGGGTCTACTATCGCAGAGCTTCTCGCCAGATATGGTTTCACGCAGTTCGTACTGTACGATTTCGATACCGTCAGCAGTCACAATATCGTGAACCAGATGTTCTTCAACGATCAGATCGAAACTCCGAAGGTGGATGCTGTTGAGGCAGTTTTGAAGGCGATTAACCCTGATGTCCGTGTCCTGAAGATGCGGAAGGGCTGGACTGGCCAGAACCTCAGCGGATACGTCTTCCTATGTCTCGACAATATCGAACTCAGGAAAGAGATCTGTGAGGCTAACCTCTACAACGAGAATATTACTGGAGTTTTCGACGTCAGAACTGGCCTCACGAACGCTCAGGCATATTTCTCTACGTGGGATACCGAAGAGGCGAAATCGTGGCTGATTTCTACAATGAATTTCAGTAAAGAGGAAGCGAATCAATCGACTCCTCTGTCCGGCTGTAACGTCGCACAGTCGGTAGCTGCTACTCTCAGACTGATCTGTTCTCTTCAGGTAGCGAACTTCGTGAATTACCTGAGAAAAGAAGGTTCTGTCTTCCAGCTTGCGACTGTTGATACTGATTCCTTCAGCCTGAATACGATCCCGTTAAAAAACTGAAGCGAGATCAGTGTGACGAAGATGAATGGAGATTCTTATCCAATTCAGATGTCTTTGATATTCCGCTGAATCCAACATATACAGGCATTGATGGCTGGGTTGGTTTGCGGAATGATTTGGATGGTTTGCCGCTTGAAGTTGAAGCCGAAGCGGTCCCAGATGAAACAGAACCAGGATGGCATACATTTTGATCGGAGGTGAACAGGAATAAAAGTTTACGTAGTAATGGCTGGCGATTACTCCGAACGCCATATCGAAGGAATCTTCGATAGTGAGGAAAAGGCTAAACATTACGTAAAACTGTTCGACTTAATGTGGATGTATAAAAATGCGCGTATAGAAGCCTATGAGCTGAACAGTAAAAACGAAGACGAATCTTGGTGTTGGTATGACTGGATTCGTTGTACGTACAACGTGGACAATAATACTGTGACCACAGAAGGTGAATTTTACGAAGAAGATGAATGTGTCTACGGATTAAGCAACAATAAATACTTTGAATTCTCAGTCAGGTTTGATGAACAACTGGCCGACGAGTCGGTTCTCCTGAAGATTGCACAGGATCGCTGGGCAAGGTACAAGTACGAACATTCTGACGAGGAGGAGACTAATGTGTGACTACATTATTGACTATGATGGGAACACATACAGGAGACTTACTGACTGGATTCAGCTGAAGGATGGGAAGTTCGAGCTGAATAACAAGACCTACAGTCTCGAAGATGACTTCGATAACCTCAACTATCCGATTTTCTACGACGATGATGAAGGTAAATTATGTTTCCTGTCAGCCGTCGAAAAGGATGAGTGGGTTCACCCGTTCCTGTTGGAACTGTCCGAATGCGTCGACTGGATTCGTGTCTACAGTTGACGCGACTATACTATGAAAGGAAGGTGTTCTGAAATGTATATTGTGATGAGAGCACATACGAAACATAACCCTGTATCTTATGAGAACCTGATCGCTGGTAAGTGCGGAACAGTTAAGTGGAAGAACACCAAGAACTTCACGGTAACGAAGAAGGTTCCGACGAATTCAGTCAACTGCAACAAGAAGCTAATCGACAAAGGTGTATTGGCTCTTAGACAGATCACGAAACAGTTCGAGAGTGAAGGTCTCTGTCCTGATTCGATGTATAAACATTACCAGATTCCGAAGAAGACTGGCGGTATGCGGAACATCGACGAGCCGAATGATGAACTGAAGGGTTGGCAGAATGAAATCGTGCGAATCCTGAAGGAATACTTTGGTGTGATGCACCACACAAATGCGTACGGTTACGTAGAGAAGAGGTGTTGTATTGACGTAGCAGAGAAACACAGACTGGCTGGATCCAACTGGTTCCTGAAGATCGACATTTCAGACTTCTTCGGGAGCACTACTCTGGACCACCTGGTTAAACAGATGGGCCAGGTCTATCCGTTCGCTAACCTGATAGACTCGTGGCATTGGTATTATGAAGAGATATTCAGGAAAGCTTTGAAAATCTGCTTCCTGAATGGAGGACTGCCGCAGGGTAGTCCTGCTTCACCGCTCCTCACAAATCTGCTTATGATCCCTTTTGACTACGAGATCACGAAGAAACTGACAGCCAAAGGACTCATCTATACCAGATACTCTGATGATATGCAGATCTCTGGCAGACAGGAGTTCGACTGGCAGGAAGTCGTGAACATCGTACGGGAAACATTCAAGGAACTCGGTGCGCCTTATGTTATCAAAGATAAGAAGACGCATTACGGGAACATCAATGGCCGAAACTGGATGCTCGGTGTGAAGATCAACAAAGACAGAAACATTACTGTCGGCTGGGAAAATCACAAGACATTCAAGGCCAAGATGTATCGCTTTATCATGGACTACGATCACCTCAGCTATGAGGATAGAGCAAAGTTCATCGGTCTAGCGAACTATTACAAAGCTGTTGAGCCGGACTTCGTGAAGAAAACGTTTGAGCATTACAGGTTTGAGAAAGAAGAAACCAGACGAATCCTGATCGACTTTACTCAGCCGTTCAATACTCTGTTTAAAGTTGTCCGGTAAAACAATAATTCTCTAAGTGTTATGTATATCCGCGTGAGAAACGGGGCTTCTGATGTTATTAGAAGTAAAGAATTAATCGAGTCTTACGACGTCGTCGCCGCGTAGGCGCCTTCAGATCGCAGGCCCGGAGGAACCGACGAGCAAAGCACGTCGGTACCTCCGAGGCCCGCGTTCCTAAGGCGCCACTCGGCGACGACGTCTATGACCGTTCGTCCTGGATCTCGAGCTGCAGAACCTGAAACGCAGCATCCTGCTGGTTTCAGGTTCTCGCAGCTCGAGATCCAGGACTCACTCTTCACAATTTGTATAATTCTTATAGATGCACTTAGATTGACGTAACTGTTAACTGCACGACCGAATAGGAAAGGAGAATCTATGTACGTTAATGTCTTCGACCTGATCCTTTTGTCTCTCGCAGTATTCGCTATCGTAATATGCTCCTTTATCCTGGGTTATAAGGCAGCTCAGGAATCCTTCGAACAGAAGGAGAAGGGAGCGAAAGCGGCTGTCGAGCAGTACCAGAAAGTGATGCATGACAATTACTATCTCAGCCAGTCTGAGAAGAGATGGAATTCGAACTACTCATCTGAGAATTCCAGCAACATATTCAGCCTGACTTCCTATCCTAAGGAAGAACAGGCATAATCTGAGACATTATCCATGTCGGGAGTGGTCGCGCTGCAGGCGATTGCTCCCGATATTTTTTATTTCCAATTAAGAAAGGGGATATCTGTATGGCGCACATCTACATCGTAAAGGTTTTCGACGGAGAAGCAATCGAGTACGAATATTCCAACCTGGCACATGCGAAGGAACACTTCGCTGAAGAGAAGAGTCCCTGTGAACTTATTGATTATGTCTGGGATTCGGAGAAACAGAAGCGGAAATATACGCTGCTGAAACGGAAGTAAAAAATTTCCCTTCAGCCGTACGAAAAGGAAAGGAGTTAGCTATGGCTTACAGAGAATTTGAAACGTTGGACCACCACAAATTGTACAGGGTCAGCCGCTGGATCAAGATCCATTTCTCTGAAAAGGTTTCTGTCCGCAGCCCTCTCTGGGACTACGCCACAGATGAAAACGGTTACTGTCCCTACAGCGACCACTTCAACCCTGCTAATGGCTGTTACGTTGATTACTTTGTTTTCAACGGAAGAAAGTATGCGCTCAGTCAGTTCCTTCGCCTGTCTCAGCCATGGGGTTTTCCTGTGATCTTTAAGGATGAACACGGAAAGATGGTGAGTCTTGCCGGGTATGACCTCGAGAATTACTACAGACCGATCATGATCGAGGTTGATGATGTCGGGGAATCGGTCAGAGTGTATGTGGAAGACTAGAACCCATATAACACAACGTTTTACTCAGCCTGAGCAGATTTCGTTCGTCTTTTCTCAGGAGAAAAAACGTATCACTTTCGATAATGGACAGAATGAGAGAAGCGGATAACCGAACCTGTGAAAATTAAATACTGAAGAGGGAGGCTGAAGCTGAAGTAGATGGGAAAATTAAAACCTGATCTCAGTTATCTTGAGAACCAGATTAAACTCGTGTCACTTAACACCTATGACCTGTTTACAGACGAAGAATTCGCGATGTATATGCGGATTATAGAGTTTGCGAAACAGATTTCGAAGCTGAACAAGAAGACCGATATGGAAGCACGGGTTCTTCTGATCGAACAGAAGCGTGAACTGATCAGAGAATTCAATGATCTGGTTAAGCAGCACGATGGTACCCCACGAACTGTCAGACTCAGCTTTATCCTTGATTCCAGGCTGTACGATGGGCCACTTCCACAGGGTGTAACCTGGTGGACCCTTAAGTACAGCCGGAGAATAGCTGAGTTCTGCTCAGAAGAGTCTCAGAAGATGGGACTGAACACGAACGATGTTACGTTCGACAAGATCATATTCAAATGGAAGTCACCTCAGATCCTCAGACAGATTGTCGTCGATGGATTTACGATGCCGATCCTGAACGATGACGGTACAGTGACTACGAAAATGTACCACGTAGTGAATGCCTCAGCTGGCCAGCTCAGAACAGATAAAGTTCAGTGTCTGTCTGACGATATCTGGGAAAAGATTAAAGGCCCGTTCCAGTGCGGTCTTACGTGGGAAAAGATTAACCAGAGGAAGCCGATTAATATCAGTAAAATTCTGGCCTATACTTCACTGATGTCCTCAGCCACAAATGTCTGGGCTGATATCAGTATTGACGAGTGTATAGTTGTTCCTGACTTTAAAGGCGAAGTTACCGGAGTCGTCGACTTCATTGAGCGAGACTATACGATCACAAGAGGTGAGCGTACTGTCGAGATCAATCATATAGACGGCGCAGGTATCTACATTTCAGATAACTTATCAGACATTTCAAAAGGAATTCGCGTTAACAGGAACAAGATGGTGCGTGGTCCATATATTAAAGGACTCGTTTCTCCGTTCGAAGTTCTCAGATTCTGCAGGGAACACGGAGTAGAGCCTGTAATCGAAGACTGTTGGGGAAAGGTACACAATCTCATCGAAGAAGGGATTAAGGTTATCTTCTCTGAGTCTCAGTTCAAGATGCATGCCTACTATGATTCCTGGGATGAGTATAAGAATGAGTTCAAGAAGAACGGATGCCAGCTGAGAGACACGAACTATGAAGCTGACTATATCAAGGACTGTGAGATTAACTATCAGATGCTTCAGGCTCTGATTGAATTCACGGACGAAGAGATTCAGAAATTCACAGCGAAGACGCATCAGAAAATTGAAGGAATCGCGAAGAACAAGGAGTCAATGCTTCGGGTTCTGAAGGCTGACGAAGACTCTGAGATCAACTACAGGAAAGCTTTGGCTCTGTACAACGAACTCCTCAGAGAGGGTTATGCCCGTGAGACTCTGAAGAACACGAAGAAGCGGTGGACTCTGGACGCAAAGTCTGGAAAGATCGTCTGTCAAAATAAGAGACTGTTCGTGATTCCTGATCTCTACGCAGCATGTGAGTTCTGGTTCCTGCGTGATCCACATCCGAAAGGTTTACTTCAGAATGGGGAAGTAGGATGCCTTGTCTACAGGAACAGAGAAAAGGTTGACTGTCTCAGATCACCAAGCCTGTACTTCGAGCACGCTGTCAGAAGAGTTTCGAAGGATCCAAAGGTGTATGACTGGTTCCAAACAAACGGAATATATACGAGCTGCCATGACCTGATCTCGCGTGTTCTTCAGTTCGACTGCGATGGTGACCAGCTCAACGTAGTCGGTGAGCCTGTGATTATCGAAGTCGCTGAAAGAACCAGAGATAAGTACAATGTTGTACCTCTGTTCTATGACGCGAACGCAGCTCCAGGTGAACTTGTCTCCAGAGAAACAATCTATGAAGGTATCCTCAGAGCTCATAACAACTCAGGTATCGGAGCGATCTCGAATAACCTCACGATCCTGTGGAATAAACCGAACCCTGACTTTATCGCCGCAGCTCTTCTGTGTTACTTCAATAACCAGATGATCGACGGTGCGAAGACTGGTGAGGTAAACAGTTATGAGTCCTATCCTGAACCCTGTAAGAGGATTAAGGCAGCGACTGGCGGCGGCAGAGGAAAGATGCCATACTTCTTCCAGTTCTCGAAGAATGGCAGAAGAGACCTGAGCAATAAGATGACATCGAATAAGGTGAAGGTTACGAAACCGAACAACTCTGTTATGAATCGTATCTGTAAGTGCTTTGAAGATATCGGAAGAATCAATCCGAACTTCGCAGGGATTCCTCCCTTCAACTGGCAGATGCTGATGGCTGGAAACGTGACTGAGTATAACGAGAAAGCTATCGAACGATTCTGCGAACTGGATTCAGGCTACGATTACAACACGATCCATAACCTGAAGAATATTCACGAGAGTACTTTCCTGAAAGAAAGTAACGTCGGTTTTGTGTATGAGACCGTCTCGCGTCTGCTCGACGAAGAATTTGGGTTAGAGAATATCTTCCCATCGATCACGAAGTATCTCTTCGCTGGTTCGAACGAGCAGAAGTACAGCCACAAGAAAGCGTACTGGGCGATCTTCGGAGACATTGCTGTACGTAATCTTGAGAGAAACCTTCAGGACTATACAGTCTGTGAACACTGCGGTATGAAGATTCCTTCCTGGGTGAAGAAGCATACATGTAGTAAGAACATGACTGGATACCTGGAGTGTATTGACTGTGGAAAGATCGTGGAACGGATTAACTCGAAGCAGTGCCGCTGTGCTGACTGTCAGAAAGAATACAGACGGATCACTCAGAACAGACTCCACGCTGAGTACAACAAACAGAAGAGAAGAAAGGCGGCTGGATAATGTTCTACTACCTTGGAATTATAAAGGAAGAAGATGTTCGTAAGGGAAACTACGAAGCTTCATTTATCCTTTGTCAGAGTAAAGGAAAGAGTGAGAAACGTTCAGGCTGGCGTGTTATTAAGACAAACAGCGCATATGTTACGATGCCGAAGGTTCTCGTGAACAACATGTACGGGAACGAAGCTATGATCGATTTCCTCTCGAAGTACAGGACAAGAGATCATATGCATAACGGTAAGTACAGGCACGAGAAAACACTGAAGTACTATCCGAAAGGGTGGCTCTGCTGGTTCGAGTGCAACAAGTACGGTGTTCCGTCAGGGAACGTTCTCTATATTAAGAACGTTCCTGATAAATCTGTCAGTAAAAAGACTGACACAGGGTTTATTCATCTGAAGGCTGAGATAGGTAAGGAGCCTACTAAGACTGAGCTTCTTACCTTCAGCCTGTATAACAACAGGGTTGTTCCCAATGAGTTCTCACAGGTCTTTCGGCCTACGATAGCCGAGAACCGTGTGGAAGTCATGAAGGAATATAACAAACGTGGTAAACGAAAGACTGAACCGGAATTGAAAGGAAGGAAAGTATGGACAAAGTAAGTAAGAAGTGGTACGAGGGAACTGAAGAAGAAGCTGCAGAGTATATCTGGGGAAAGCTTTCAAAGATTGATGTCAGCGGTCTGGTTGAGAAGAAACAGAATCTTTCTTATCTCAGCTGGGCAAAGGCTCTGCATGAGGTCTACAGTGCTTTCCCGAATATGCGCTTCAGGATTCTGACTGATCCGAACAATGGTGACGTTCCGTACTTCGATCTGAAGAATGGCCTTGAGGTCAGGACCGAAGTAACGATTGGTCCGATCACTCGTGAGATGTCTCTGCCTGTAATGGACAACACGAACACGAGTCTGAGGCTTGAACCGTATTCGATTACGACTAAGTTTGGTGAGAAGACGATCCGTGCCGCTGATGCGAATGATATCAACAAGAGTAAGATGCGCTGTCTCGTAAAGAACCTTGCGCTCTTCGGTCTCGGTATCAACGTGTATGCAGGTGAGGATCTTCCGATGGATTCGGCTGAGGATCGTGAAGCTAAGAAGGAGCTCGAGAATGAGCTGAAGTCAGTGAAGGCTCAGATTAAGGAGTTGGGTGTGAAGAACACGAAGGGTATGAGCGCCGACCAGAAGAGTGAATACTACAATTCTGTAATCGTCAGCGTGATCAACTCTATGGACTTTATATCCTGCAACGACATCTCGAAGCTGAACAAGATCCTCGAGAACTCAAGAAGCTTTAAGAAGGCAGCTTAAACCGCACAGCACACTTGGGAGGCGGCAGTGGTACAGCGTCTTGTCAGCGCCCGGGCCGCAGCAAAAACAGATCGACCCATGCTTAAGGCGACACAGGGGTTGTAAGACTTGAAGGAACTGACAATCCTGAAGAGTTCAGTTTGACTGTGTAAATAATGCGGTGGCGGAATAGATTGCCATCAATCCTGCGGAGAGTAGATAAGGACGTGCCTCTCAATCAAGTACACCTGTTTACAGGGGCGCAGGTCACGGCTAAAGTAGACGCTTACGACTGTAAAGAGTGGCGATGCACAGTCCTACTGCGAGTCGGCTCATGTGAGGTGCAAATCCTCACCCGCATTTTGTGACTTAAAGGCAATGTTAAGTGGGGTAGAACATGGACACTGAATTTGAAGGATTTGCACAGCAAGGTTGGCAATGTCCAATTTGCAAACGGGTTTATTCACCATTTACTCCGATGTGCTGGTACTGTGGAGATGGCAAACAAACTACGGTTACATCTACAGGAACAGATATAAATCCAGGATATATGCCACCTATAAACGAATGGGGCAATAGTAAAACAGTTCCGAATAAAGTTATGTGATTAAAAGTGACATATGCGGTGGCGAAAAAGGTAGCCGCTCGTCATACGAGGTGCAAATCCTCGTCCGCATTTGATTTATACAAGGAGAAACACATGGAACAGGAATACTATTTCATAACAGTGTTTCGCAGGGCCAATATAGATAATCTTGGGTGGCCTGACACGGGAGACAGAAGAACGTGGGGTTTTTATCTGGAAAAGGAAATGGCAATCCAGGCGTTGCATGAGAATTGGACAGACATGGAAGAAACCATATACGAATATGCCATAATTGAAGGATTCAACGAAGGTATTTCTCATGCGACTGGATATCAGCAATGGTTTAAGTTTGATGAAGAAAAAAGTGGATATTTTGAAATAGATACTCCATCTGGATATGAGCATTTCTCAGAATGGGGTATCGGATAATAGTGATGCGGTGGTGGAATATGTAGACACTAAGGGCAAGACAGATATTCGAGGAGAACAGCTATTAAGTTAGCAGTATTGCCGAACAATACTAAGGCAATATATTAGGGATTGGGTCTGTTATGTGAGGTGCAAATCCTCACCCGCATTAAATATTCCTGTCAGGGGTCATACCCCGCCACGGGAGATGCCTGCATCATTCGTGGTTATCCAAACAGGGTGACTCCCGGCCCTGAAGTTACGAACTAATTTCGCTTGAGCTTCGTCGTACGCCCAGTCAACGTACATAATGGAGCAAAAAGTGAGAAATAAAGTCGGTTTGTAAGGGCAAGGCTTCGACTACTGGGCCAGTAACCAGTAGTCTTTTTATATGTAGCGGTGGCGAAATAGGTATACGCTTACGGGGAGTCAAAGGCGGCATAGCTATAACGTGAGTATAGCCTTAGAAATGTGCGAAGCGAACAGCCCGAAATGCTTTGATATGTAAGGTGCAAATCCTTACCCGCTACTTTATATGCTGTGCTAGTTCAATGGTAGAACGCTGTGAAAAAGATCCGGCATGATAGCGAGTTCGATTCTCCTGCACAGCCCCCATTTTAAGAACAGGAAGGTAAAACGCATGACGAAGAGTAATGCCGAAGCGGTTATTCGAGGACACATCCTTCGGGACCCTGAGATGAAGCGGTTCAAAGGACGCGATGTCTGTATCTTCACGGTCGTTGTGAACACCGGGAAGAAGAACAAAGACACTGACACAGAAGTTGTGAACTTCTTTGACTGCTCAGTGTGGGGCGAGAAAGCCCAGATTTGGTACGAGAAATTGGCGAAAGGAACAGACGTTATGGTTGTTGGTTCCTTCTATCAGCATGAATACAAGAAAGAGTCTGGCACGAAGTACAGGCTCAGACTCGAAGTCGCAAGCATGAAACTGCTTCCTCAGAAGAAGGTTGAAGAGGAGGCTGCATAACAGAAAGAGATAAGGAGAAAAGGAAATGGAAGATATTACAAGAGCTGTTTTGAATCTGGCACAGAAGAAACTGAAGAACTTTAAGACAAATTCCAAGGGTGATGAACTAATCGCTGAGACCTGTCCGTTTTGCAACGGCGGGGATCACCACGATAAGTATTCCTTCTATATCAATATGGAAACAGGAGCTTACCAGTGCAAACGTGGTAAGTGTAACGCTGAGGGTTCGTTCAAGACCCTGTGCCAGAAGCTGGATTCCGCAGAATCTTATGTATATAACCACCCTCAGATCAGAGCTAAGTCAGAAAAGATTTACCAGAAGATCGACGCGAATATCCTGAAACCTCTGACTGATGAGATTGTAACCTACTTCGCGATCAGAGGTATCAGCCGTCAGACTCTTGATGATTTCAAAGTCTCAGCTGACGATAAGGGAAACATCGTCTTCCCGTTCTTCAGAAACAAAGAACTGGAATTCGTGAAGTTCCGTAAGCCTGTGAAACATACAAAGGATTCCGGTCCGAAAGAATGGCAGCTCCCTGATACCAAGCCGATCCTTTTCGGAATGGACAATATCTCTTTCAATAAGCCTCTGTTCATCACTGAAGGTGAGATCGATGCTCTCAGCCTGTACGAATCAGGAGTTCACAATGTGGTTTCTGTTCCTTCTGGAAGTAAGAACCTCGACTGGATCCTCCTGTGCTATGACTGGCTTCAGAAGTTTAATGCGATCGTAGTCTTCGGTGATAACGACGCTCCGGGTATCCAGATGGTTTCTGATATTAAGAACCGTCTCGGCGAAGATCGCTGTATGGATGTCCCGGATTATCCTCGACTGATTATTGACGGAAAAGACTATGGCAGGAACTGTAAGGATGCAAATGAGATCCTGTATGCTTACGGTCCTCAGGCAGTTAAAGAGATCGCAGACAAGTGCGAGATGCCTCCTGTCCAGGGTCTCCTCCAGATCTCAAATATTCAGTTCAATGATGGCCTGAATACTCCGAAGATCTATACCAGAATTCCTGATCTCGATGTAGCTATTGGCGGTCTGAAGGAAGGCCAGGTTACCGTGATTACTGGCAAATCCGGTGAAGGTAAGTCCACTCTGTCACAGTACCTGATGCTCAACGCGATTGAACAGGGCTATAACTGCGCTGCTTATTCCGGGGAGCTGACAGGTGAGAAGTTCGCAGAGTGGACAATCCTTCAGGCAACTGAAAGAAAGTACATCGGAGTAAAGCACGATCCGAATACCGGGAAGAAATACGCAACTGTCGACGCTAAGATCGTAAAGCGTATTCAGGACTGGATGCAGGATCGTTACTTTCTCTTCAACAATAAGTATGATTCTCCTAAGTCTCAGCGTGAGAAGATCCTCGAGATCTTCCGAATCTGCGCGAAGAGATACGGATGTAAGCTCTTCCTCTGTGATAATCTGATGTCAGCTCTGGCTGATGTGGATGATGAATTCAAGGCTCAGGCAATGTTCGTGAACGCAATGAAGAACTTTGCGACTGAGATGAATGTCCATGTGATTATCGTTGCCCATCCGAGAAAGACCAAGGCCGGAGATCCGATTGGTCAGGATGACGTAGCCGGAGCTAAGGCAATCATTAACCTTGCCGATATTGCTCTGACTGTAGAGAGACCCAACATCCGAATCATTAAGAACAGAGACGACGGAGAAAAGAAACGGATTATCTGCAGCTATGATCCCAGCAACAGAAGAATCTTCCAGAAGAATGTGGGAGACAGAACTTCTTACGGCTGGGACCACACAGGTATTGAAGAACCTGCAGATCCCGCTGAACGTTACGATGAGTTCCGTATCAGCCACGGAGTAGACCGGGATAATCCATTCTAATCAGACAATTACAGGTCCAGCATCGCCAGCGCGACGAGTAGGAAACATATCCTTTCCCCTCCCCCTTCTGCGCAGAACGGGGATGTGTGCTTTGCTTTTTCCTCCTTTCTCCTACCGTGTCGGACACAGGTAGTCTCGTGTCAGTATTATCGCGTCTTTCACATACAACACCTCCTTAACACCTCCTCTCAGACAACCAGCATAGCGAACTGACACCTCAACCCGGCAACCTGCAAATGTCCGGCTGCTGCGACCTTTTTTTATTTCTATCGAAAGGACGATCACCTATGGACTATATCCAGGATCAGCCCCAGGAGTTAAGCCGTCTCGAAGATGAGACGATAGAGCAGTACCTGATCCGTATTGCGACGATGAAAGAACAGAAATAGATTAAAGCCACATGGCTGGATGTAGCCGTTCTGATGAACGAGGCTTCCGGTCTGAAGAGAGACGAGAGCCATTGGCGAAAGATGTATGCCGAGCTGAAGAAAGCCGACGAAGATATTTCTGTCAGCCTTGATACATACACCTACTTCGATGAGCTTGAGAAGACGAAGGTAAGAATCCGTGACCATCGTAACGCTCTGGCCCGTCAGATCCGAAATGAAGCTCGAGCAGAAGAATTGCTTGAAATTGTCCGAAACACTGTAATTCCGCTGCCTGAAATCGATTTCGAGCCTAAAGCCGTAACAACTGAACACAAGTGTCTGTATGCTCTTGTCTCAGATCTCCATTATGGAATCAGCTTTAAATCTGTAGCTGGATCCTACGACAAAGAAATAGCCAGGGAAAGAATGGCCAGATATGCCGCTGAGATTATCCGAATCGGGAAGGATGTAGATACACTCTACATTTCTCTGATGGGTGATATGATCAGCGGCGGTATTCATCCGTCAATCAGAGTAGAAGAAAGAGAGAACGTAGTTCAGCAGGTAATTGGTGCGGCTGAACTGATCTCAAAGTTTATCTATACTTTGTCTCAGCATTTCTTTAACGTAATCGTAAACAGTGTAGACGGAAACCACAGCAGAATCGAACGAAACACGGAAGATTCCGTACGAAACGAGAAGCTGGATATCCTGATCCCATGGTTCTGTAAAGCCAGACTGGCTGAACAGAAGAATGTGAAGTTCGTAGACTCAGAACTGGATTCAACGATAGCGAACTTCAACATTTACGGGAAGGAATACGTGGTTGTCCACGGTGACTATGATCTTGACCTTCAGAAGAGTTCCGTCAGCCTCTCGAAGTTAATCGGGAAGAAGGTTGACTACTTCCTCTGCGGCCATATGCACGTACCTGAAGCCAGAATAGAAGAGACTGGTTACATCCGTAACGGTTCTGTCTGTGGCTCAGGCGACGACTACACAATGAAGAAGAGATTGTTTGGTGTTCCTGCTCAGGTACTTCTGCAGTGTTCAGAGCAGGGAGTAGAAGCGATTTACCCGATAGTACTGAGGTGATTATATGAGCCTTTTAAATGAAGACTGGGTATTCTCATACAGTCAGCTATCCGGCTTCGATGAGTGTCCTTACTCTCTGTATCTGGAAAAGATTGAGAAGAATCCTACTGTGCTTTCGAATGGTTTCGCTGAGTACGGGACTCTTATCCATGATATTCTGGATGAGTGGGCAAAAGGGATCATCGACAGAGACGAGATGGTTCCAGTGTTCAAAGCCCGTTTCGGAAGAGAAGTACTGACTCCGTTCCCCAGAAGACTCAGAGATTACAAGGAAAAAGCTTTCGACCTCGGAGTGAAATACTTCGAGGACTTCGACAGCTTTGAGGGCTATGAGATTGTCTCCTCTGAAGACAAGTTCAGGAATAAGATCTGCGGAAGAAACTTCGTAGGGATTATTGACCTTGTTCTTAGAGATAAAGAGACAGGGAAACTCATAGTAGTCGACCATAAGTCAAAGAGTCTGGCTACCTTCAAGAAAGAAGAAGACCATATGTACCGTCAGCAGTATCTGTACTCTCAGTATGTGTACGAGAAGTACGGTGAATGGCCTGAGACTCTGATGTTCAATCTCTTTAAAGAGAACGGGCTGAAGAAAACAAGACCTTTCTCGAAGGTAGAGTTCGACGAAGTAATGGTTTGGGCCAACGATGTAATGGAACGGATGGAAACCTATGACCTGTTTGATTTCCTTCAGACGAAGGAAGTTCAGCTGACAAAGAAAGGAACGAAGAGAGAGGATATGTACTGCACAGAAATCTGCGATATGAGGGCAGTCTGTGAACAGGGTAATCCTGCTTTCTATAAGGATAGTTATGAGGAATTCTAAGAAAAAGAACTGACGAAAGCTGAAAGGAGGAACGACTGGTGGCACATGATTATGAACCATATCATCTGCACTCAATGTATTCGAATGCTCTGATGCCGCAGGTAGATTCGATGGCGAAGATCGAACAGTATGCTGAAGTGATACACGAAAGAAATCAGAAGGTACTGTGTATTACAGAGCACGGCAACAGATCGAATGTATGGCTGCAGTTTGAGCAGGGACAGAAGTATGGCCTGCTTCCACTGGCAGGAGCAGAAGCCTACTTCGTACCGAACAGAGACCCAGAACTGAAGGATAACAGGAACTTCCATCTGATTCTTATCGCGAAGAACATGGAAGGTTTCTATCAGCTGAATACTATTCTCTCAGCTGCGAATATGACTGGGTATTACCGCAGAGCCCGTGTTGACTTTGATTTACTCAGCCAGCTTGACTACAGAAACTTTATCTGTACGACAGCCTGTGTCGCTGGTCCTGTCTCCGATCATGAAGGTGAACAATACTGTCAGAGACTGCACAGTATCTTCAGGGAGAACTTCTATCTTGAGGTTCAGCCGCACCCTCAGAGAATTCAGATAGAACATAACAAGAGGATCATGGATCTGTACAGCAAGTATGGATGGCCTCTGATCTTCGCGACTGACTCGCACTATGTAAAGCCTGAAGAGAAAGAGGATCGTAAGGAACTCCTTCTGTCAGCCTCTGGTCTCAGCTATGGCGACGAGGATGAGTTCCTTCTTGACCTTCCAGATCCAGACGAAGCCTACAGGAGAATGGTTACTCAGGGGGTTCTGAGCCGCGCAAGAATCGAAGAGGCTATGGAGAACACTCTGATACTCAGAGAGTTTGAGGGTGTAAGCTTTGACCACGAAAGAAAGTTTCCGATCAGCAGACCTGACCTGACTCAGGAAGAGAGGAATACTTTGTATAAGAGAATGGTCTGCTCAGGTTATATCGACAAGGCTGGAATGCCCAGCGAAGAGGAAGCCAAAGAGATCCATAAGGAACTGGATACGATTGTCGATACGAACAGCGCAGACTACTTTATCGGACTTCACGATATGATCAAGAAGGGACAGGAGAATGGCGGTATTCTGACGACTACCTCCAGAGGTTCCTGTTGTGGCTTCGTAAGTAATTATGCTCTCGGATTCACAACAATAAACCGATTCAAATCTCCTGTGAAAATGTACCCTGACAGATTTATCTCAAAGGCTAAGCTGGCTTCAGGTAGTATGCCTGATATAGACAGTAACCTCGCAAATGTTGAAGCTTTCGAGAAGGCGGGAAAGGAAATCTTCGGTGAACATGGCTGTTATCCTATGATTGCCTATGGCACAAACAAGACTTCCTCAGCCTTTAAGATGTTAGCCAGAGCCAGAGACCTTGACTTCCAGATATCGAACGCGATCTCGAAACAGATAGCGACCTACGAACTTGATGTGAAGCACGCGAAAGAGAACAATGAAGACGATCCTGATTACGATGTCAACGATGACGTGCAGATCTCCGACTATGTTGAGGAGCAGTATCTTCAGTTAATCGAAGACAGTAAGCAGTATCAGGGGATTATCGTCTCAGTGACTCCGCATCCCTGTGCTCATCTTGTCTACCACAAAGACCTGCGAAGAGAGATCGGTGTAATCAGACTGAAGGATAAGGCTGGTTCCAACGTTCCTCAGTACTGCGTCTATGTTGATGGTAAGACAGCTGATGAGTACGGCTATGTGAAGAGTGACCTTCTTCGTGTCTCAGTCGTGAAGTTTATAAATGATACATTTAAAGCTATCGGAAGACCAGTTCCTACTTCTGATGAACTGATCCAGTACGTCACAGATAATGAGGCTGTCTGGAAGATCTACGAGAATGGCTATACCTTCGGTGTGAACCAGGTGGAACAGGAGAAAACTCAGGAGAAAGTCAAGCGCTTTAAGCCACGGAATACTGTGGAATTAAGCGCTTTTATTGCGGCTATACGACCGGGAGCTAAGAGCTTAGTCAACGACTTCGTAAACAGGAAGCTGCACACATACGGTATTCCTGCGATGGATAAGCTTCTGAGATTAAACGGAGCTACAGGTGTGACTGGTCAGTCGAGTTTCCTTCTTTATGATGAGAATGTTATGACGCTTGCCGAGTCAGCAGGAGTAGATCCTGCCGACGCACAGGCTCTGATTAAGGCGATTAAGAAGAAGAAACACGACAAGGTAGCCGCCTATAAGGAACAGTTTATTCCTGGATTCAGGAAGTATCTGATTGAGAAGGAACACGCAGATCAGAAACTCGCTGAGAAAACAGCCGACGATGTCTGGACTGTGATTATGAACTCAGCCAGTTATCTGTTTAATGCTTCTCATGCCTACGCTATGTGCCTTGACAGTCTGTACGGCGCGTACTTAAAAGTAATTGCTCCGTATGAATTCTATACTGTTCTTCTGAAACACTACACGGAGAAGAAGAACAGCGAGAAGATCGCGAAGGCTATCTCGGAAATGAAAGCGTATATGGGGATCAATGTCGTGAATGGAAAATTCGGACAGGATAACAGAGACTGGTTCATCGATAAGGAACACAAGACAATCTCACAGAGTCTTCCGTCAATAAAGTTCCTGAATAGACAGAACGCTACGGATCTGTATGAGATTAAGGATCGCACAACGTTCTTCTCAGACTCAGACAGGCAGCTCCTCAATGAATACAATCATGCTATTGCGGAGAAGAACGAGAAGATCCGTGAGTATAATGAGAAAGCTGAACAGGGAAAACGGAAGAAGAAGCTGAAGGATGAACTTCAGGGCATTGAAGTTAATGAAGTAAACTTCACTTACTTCACAGACTTCCTCAGGTTCGCCCAGATGCAAACTTCTCTCGGAACCCGTGAGTTGAAGATCCTGATCGAGCTGGATTACTTCTCGCCTTTCGGAAGGTCTGGGAAACTGATGAAGGTTTATAACGCTTTCTTCGAAGGTAAGGGAGAACTGAAGCCGCTGACAAAAGGGCTGAAGAATATAGAGAATATTCTCCTCAGACTTGAGGCCCTCAGGCAGTACGAAAAGAATCTGATCGACGAGGATCTGTGGATTGTCGACAGACTCACAGCTGAGAACGATAACATCGGACTCTGTCTCAGTAAGGATGACGAGGTTCCTTCGAACGTTTACTTTATCCAGACAGTAGACAATAAGTATGGCGGGAAGCTTGACCTCTACAGTATTCAGAGAGGTACAGCCGGACGAATGCGGATCAGGAAGAACCTGATCGAGAGTATGAATCTCGAGAAGAATGGCTGTATCGTAATCGATAAGTGGGCATCCAGACCTAAGTATTCCTATACGAACGGTAAGAGAACACCCAGCGGAGAGAATGAATTCTGGATAGAGAGATGCCACTTTCCGACAAGTAAAGCCAGTTAGAAAGAAGCGGTATAAGGAGTAGGAACTATGGCTAAGATCAGAAGTATTACAGGATTCTTCGGTCAGAAGATCCATTACGACGAAAAAGGAAACCGGGTTGGCGAAAGTTGGCCCGGTCTTTTCGAAGGTTCTATGGAACACTACGATGCGTCAGGTGAACACGTCGGAAGTTCAATGCCTGGACTTATAAATGATTACGTTCACTACGACGACGATAATAACTCAGTCGGATACAGTCAGCGCGGACTCTTCGGAACTACTCACCACTACTTAGTCGGCGGTAGCCACTATAGTAATGATGGTTACGAAGGAGATACAGTCGAAGGATTGTTTAGTTCCACTACTGATTTCGACTTTGATTTCTGAACAGCAGGTGGTTTTATATGTTTCAGTTACCTTAGGTCTTCGCGAGAATAGGCAAGAACTAGTATATTCAGGGCTCTCGGATAACGACTATCCAGTCTTTACAGTCTCTTCAGGCGAGAGCTATCTACAAAGCCGAACGTCACGCCAAGACTTTAATAAACGGTGCTGCTCCTCACGCAGCATAGTCCCTTGTCTACCTTGATAACGGTCAGGTTATCTCCAGCAGTCTGACTCCGAGACAGATTATCTCTTCTATGACTGATGCTACAGGAAAAGAATTTCGCAGGAAACAGAAGCGGAGTACTCAGAAGATAGAAGTAGTCGATGTGAAACTGGATCCTCCTGATCCTGAGACTGACTACGATGCCGAAGACGTCCGTATAGCCACTGATCCCGAACTTGAATACGAAGAGTATAAGGTTTCGGATGAAGAGCTTCTCGGTAATCAGTTTAATCCTGACGAGGAAGAAGAGCCTGACGAAGAGCAGATTACGATGGAAGAACTCCTCGCTGAAGAAGACGAGGAAGAGGAAGACGTAGGACTCGACGAAGACGAAGAAGAAGATCCCGAATAAAGAGAGGTAATAGATATGGTTACATCAGTTGAGCTTCTCAGCCCAGATACCAGCCGTGAAAAGGTTCGCGGCCTTATGAGTACGATTGCCCGTGGAACTCAGGGGGCTTACATTGATCTCGCGCTTATGTGCCGGACTCTCGTGGAGAAATACAACAACAGCTTCTGTGTTTCTCCTCTGGATTTTGGCGACATTACAATTAAGCTTGTTTCGAACCACCTGTTCAACGGCTCCGATTACAAGAACAAAGATTATACAAACTCGCAGATCGAGGAAGTAAACAGCGATAATGAAACACATTACTTCGCGGATGATTATGGCTTTGCAATCTCAGTAACGAAGCACGAGGCCACGAAGTATGCCTGGGATACCAGTAAAATGAACTTCGCGGAAAAACCTGATAAAGAAGTGTTCTATGTCCATATTATCAAGGGTTCTGTCGATACCTGGCGCTACTATCTGAAGGGTGTAATGAATCAGATTATCGAAGATCCTACCTGTGACGCTTACTATATTCTTTTCAACCTCTCGCATTATATTGCTCCGCTCTTCAGTGATCTTCTGGATAAGTACGAAGATGCCATCAGAGAGAAAGAGGAAGCAGAGCGTAAGGCTGAAGAAGAACGGAAAGCCGAGGAAGCTCGTAAGTCTAAAGCCAAGCCTCCTATCGGTGGGCTGACTGAGGAAGACTGGGCTACAATCAGAAAGGCTATGGACGAGAAGACGAAGAAGACTTCCTGTTCAAATAAAACAGAAAAGGAATCTGAACCCAGGGATGTGGAAGATCTGATCTCTATCCTCAGCGAAGTTCTCGATATTGCAAAAAATGCAAAGAAGAACGGCGGTATCACGGGGAACGAGATCCTTAATCTTATAGCCAAGTACAGCGACGGTCTGGATATCCTGCACAGCAACGTCCTTGATTCTATGAGTAACTTCAATATGGACGACTGTGTGGATTATCTGAAGTACATCAGCATGATGACTGATGCATATCATGATCTGTTCCAGAATATTCTGGACAGTAATCCTGATATGAACTCTGAAGAGGAAGATTAATATACAGAGTTTCCCAGTAATTTACTGGAGAAATTAAACGAAAAATCGATTCTGTTTCGAGATGAAGAAGAACCTGGCTGTTCCCCTAAACAGCCAGGTCTCCCTTAATTTTACAATAAAATTAGGGCAAAGTATTATAAACGGAGTGGATTATTATGAACGTAATCAAACGTGACGGCAGAGAAGTAGCTTTCGACGAACAAAAAATAGTCGATGCGATTCTCTCCGCTATGCGTGAAACGGAAACAGGAACCGATGAGGCACTGGCCAGGTTTATCGCGAACAAGATCGCTATCTCGAATAAGGATATGACAGTCGAAGAGATTCAGGATCTCGTAGAGAATTACCTGATGTCAAGCGACAGGAAGGATGTCGCGAAACAGTACATCCTGTACAGAGCTGAGCGTACACGGAAACGTCAGATGGGTTCTGATATTGTGCGTCAGGTATGGGAGAAGACGAATGCATCTAACGTTGTGAACTCGAATGCGAACGTAGACGAACATTCTTTTGGCGGTAGAAAGAACGAAGCTGCTTCTGCGATCCAGAAGATTATAGCTCTTGATTATAATATGAGTCCTGATATCTCAGCTGCCCATAAGGATGGCTGGATCTATGAACACGATCTGGACTTCTATAACTTAGGCGGTGCGAACTGCCTGTTCCTTGACTTCAAACACATATTCGAGAACGGGTTCTCTACCCGTAACGGAGATGTGAGATCACCAAGTTCTTATTCTACTGCCTGTCAGCAGGTAGCTGTTGCTTTTCAGCTGCAGAGTCAGTGTCAGTTTGGCGGCGTAGCCAGTCTGCATATTGACTACGATCTGGCTCCGTATGTAGCCAAGTCGTTCAGAAAACATTACGAAGATGGCCTTAAGTGGATTGAACATATTAATCAGCCTGAATTTGGAGAGCTGAAAGAGAAAGCTTCTGTCGGCAATCCTGATCCTGCTCATTTGTCAGCTTATGATTACGCAGTTGAGATGCTTGAGCGCGAAGGGAAACAGGCAAGTGAAGCTCTCTACCATAACCTTAATACGTTGGAAAGTAGAGCAGGAAGTCAGGTAGATAAAGTTGCCTGACGTAGCGGCGACGCTATGGAAAAATCAATCGGGCAAATACGGTAGAACTCTCACGCAGACAATACCGTGGTAATCGGATAGATTTCGTAAGGCTGTCCGACACCGTAACGCGTAGGTGGTGAATAAATATAATCCACCCAAGAGTGTCCGACTTCCCTCGCGGAAGAAGATGTACGCTGAACCGTGCACGAATTTACGTGCAGTTATGGGTGTGAACCCCGGAAGTAGATGATAAAAAGCTTCTACGATAACATATTGACCTTTTACCTCTATTAACTTCGGCAGAGATATATCTCCTGAAGGAAGACTGGTAACAAGATGGCTGCTCGAAGCTTCCCTATCGGGTATAGGCAAGCACCATCTCACAAGTATCTTCCCGATCAGTATCTTTCAGCTGAAGAAAGGTGTTAACTCCGATCCCGGAGATCCTAACTACGATCTGAAACAGCTGGCTATTAAGTCCCTGTCCAGAAGAATTTATCCGAACTTCGTGAACTGCGACTATTCAGAAGCTCATGAAGATTTGAATAACATCGATACTTTCTACGGTACTATGGGATGTCGGACGAGCATCGGTTTAGATGTTAATGGATTAGGATATCAAAGAGTAGGTCGTGGAAACAATGTACCTATTACAATTATCCTTCCTAAGATCGGTATTGAATACGGTATTTGTACAGGAAAGAGACAGACTCCTGATCTCGAAGGATTCTGGAAGAAACTGGATGAGCTGCTTGCTCTGACAGAGAAAGCTTTCCTTGAACGCTGGGAAATCATGAAGAGTCAGAGTCCTAAAGCCGCAACATTTATGTATCAGAACGGAACGATTGCCGATGCTGACAAATGTACCGACACAGTTGAGCCAGCTCTGATTCATAACACGTTTGCGTTTGGTTATATTGGTATCGCTGAGATGTGTGAAGCTCTCTTCGGTACGAACCATGCAAAGGACGCGAGAGCTCATGCTTTTGCTCTGAAAGTTGTAGCTCGGATTAACCAGTACGCTAAGGAATTCACTCAGAGAAACAAGCTGAATGGTTCCTGCTATGCCACTCCAGCTGAGAGTCTGTGCTACACAGCGATGACGAAGCTGAAGAGTCAGTATGGAATTATCCATAACGTAACTGACAGAGACTGGCTCACGAACTCGCACCATGTTCCTGTGTGGGAGAAGGTTTCTATCTACGATAAGCTCAGGATTGAAGCTCCTTTCTGCAGATATCCTACTGGCGGCTGCATTACGTACATCGAATGCGAGTCGACTTTTATGAATAATACTCAGGCTATAGAAGATATTATTGACTATGCTTCGAACCTGGACATTCCTTATCTTGCTTTTAATTTCCCGATTGACACCTGTCTGGATTGCGGATATCAGGGTGAGTTCGATAACGAATGTCCTGAATGCGGAGGAAAGAATATCCTTCAGCTGAGAAGAGTAACTGGATACCTGACTCAGGATTACAGGAACTTTAACCACGGAAAACAGGAAGAGGTTAAAGCCAGAGTAAAGCACTCTGCTTATACTGACTTCGGAGGAAACAACTTTGGACGATAATATTGTTCTCAGCCATCGTGGGTATCCATTTTTATCTGGCGTTAACTACGAAAGTCTGGTAGACGGAAGTGGTGTAAGGACAGTCGTGTTTATCTCCGGCTGTCCTCACCACTGTTTTAATTGTCACAATCCTGAGACATGGAATCCATGGTACGGGAAACTTTGCGATGCGAAAATGATTCAGGAGATCGCCGAAGAGTACGCAAAGAGAAAGGATTACCTAGCTGGTATTACTCTTAGCGGTGGAGATCCTCTATGGGATACGGAGAAAACGTACTGGTTACTTAACGATTTGGAAGATGCGATCTATGAGCGGACAAAGCAGAGCCATGTGAATCTCTGGATTTACACAGGGTATACATGGGAAGAGCTTATGGCCAGAGAAGATACGTTTCTTAAATCAATTCTGAATAAAACAGACGTTCTTGTTGATGGTCCGTTTGTTCAGGATCTGGCAGACAAACGACTGGCTTTCAGAGGTTCAAGTAACCAGAGAATCTTACAGGTTCAGGAATTGCTGAAATGAAACTTGTTATGCTTATTTCAGCAGTAATAAGAGGAAACTGTCAATTTAATCTTGGCTATTGTAATCTTGGCTGTATTAGTGGCTATGAGGTAAACATGAGCGATAAAGAAGAAAAGAAAGATATTTCCGTAGACGATATCAAGTTCATGAACGTTCTTCTTACAATCCCTGAGAACTCCGTTCAGGTAATAGTTAATGTAAAGACTATGGAAAACGGAGAGATTGTAGGCATAGTAGGAACATACGGTCCGAAAGATATCAGAGAGATCCGATCTGATTTCCTTGAAGCTGTTCCTGATGGAGATGACTGGAACGCAGTCTATACTCTTACGGATGAAGGTCAGAAGTACGTTGATAAATACTTAAAGAAATAAGGCCGCTCACTCTGCGTACGCATACCGTTCGCGGGAGCAGGTGGAGGAGACTAATATGAATATATTTCAGGCTATAGCTAAGCTCACAAAAGAACCTAAAGGAGCTTATGCTTGTAGATTCGGCAAACCATGGCGGCTGGAAACGGCCAATGACTAGCTCTTCGCTATATCCGAAGGCGGTATGCTCCATATGTGGTGTCCTACTGTCGAAGATCTTCAGGCAGAAGACTGGATGGTAGTGAGGTGTTAAGATGTCCACTACTGTAATTGGACTGGAGGAAAAGCCATCAATAAACGAAGTGGCTGCGGTACAGAAAAACCGCTTCACTGTTCTGGCTGGTGACTTGTCTATGAACTATCCTGGATTCTGCGTTATGGATCTAAAAAAGGTGAACGGTTCGTGGAGAATTACTGGCCTGAAGATCTCTTCGATTAAGCGCAGCCACAAAGACGAAACACATGGAGAAGCTCTGGTTACGATAGGGAAGCATCTGCAGGAACTCTTCGGCCACGAGATGCCAAACTTCCTCGTAAGAGAGAAGGCCCTTGTTGGCCAGCGAAACGGGTTCACTCCGCAGAATCAGATGGCTATCTTTAAGGTGGTTGGTGTAATTGACATCCTGACTACGATCTGGTGGCGTAAGTTCACAGAGAGTGACAGGCAGTATCGATCCAGACAGTGGAGTGAGATCGCGGCTACAACTGTAAAGAAGCTGATTACCGGGCAGGGAAAGGCTGACAAGAACGAAGTAGCTGAAGGAGTTATGAAATACCTGAAGCTCTACTGTGATGTTGACCTTGGAGACGAACCCTTCAATAACGATAACGAGAGTGATGCTACAGCTGTGGCTCTGGCGTGGTTGTTATCCAAAGGCGTAATCACTCCGATTAAAGAAGAGGAGAACTTGAAATGCGGTTAAAGACAGTTCACCTGTATTCAATTCTGATGGGACTGAAAAGAGGCGTAGTTCCTCAGACAATCTATGAATCCGTGGATTATCCCGGTGTTCCCGGAGTAAACTACTACTTCACTTCACTGAAGGCCAGAAATAAGGATGTACTCATTGAGTATCTTAAGAAGACATATGGCAGTGACCTTCTCAGAGAATCGCTCGTGATCCAGAAGTTTGCTACTCTGGAAGTACAGAATCCTTCGAACATTATTCCTCTCAGCCAGGAAGAGTATGACTACCTGTTCAACAATAAGGACGGAGATAAACCGATGCCTTACGCGGAGAAGATTATGGGAGCTGATAACAATGGCTGAGGTAGTAGGAAAGTTCTCGAAGGTTTCACTCGAGCAGTTTATCGATGACTACAGGAACGTCGTATCTCCTGAAGAGAGCGAAGAGACAATCGCGAAGATCTATGAACAGATCACTCTGCCTGAAAGAAGTACTCAGGGTTCAGCTGGCTACGACTTCAAGCTTCCTATTCCAGCCTTCTTCGACAGTAATATCCCGTTTACGATTCCAACTGGGATCAGGGCTGAGATTAAACCTGGGTGGTTCCTGATGCTTGTACCTCGTTCAAGTCTCGGGTTTAAATACGGTATGAGACTGAGGAACACAGCTGGGATTATCGACAGTGACTATGCTTTCGCTGATAACGAAGGCCACATTATGGCTAAGGTCGTGTTCGATGAGTACTGCTGCCTGAATGACGGCGACAAATTCATGCAGGGAATTTTCGTTCCATATGGTATCACAGACGGTGATGCCACTAAAGGGAAAAGAACAGGAGGTTTCGGTTCAACTGGAACCTGAGAACAGGAGATTAACTAGTAAATGGTAACTGTATTGACAGTAAATATGCAGCACGCACTGATCATTGGATTGATCGGATTTGTTGCTTACCTTCTTGCAGCCGACTATGAGGAATAAGATATGCCGACACAGCTAAGATGGGTCCAAAGACCACCAAACCATGAGATACTCGTATAGAGTACAGATGAACAGGGTGACAACGTCCTCGCTGATATTACCTACAGAAACGAAAGTAAGACAGAGTGGGCGTTCACAACGGCTATTAAACAGATTCCTACGATCTCAGCCGACAGTGACGTAACAGACACGAAGCGGTGTATTATCTACGATCTGATTAAGTTTTTCCAGGAGAGAAAGCATCAGAACGAAGAGATACTTGAGCAGTTGGAATCTATTAAGCCGAAAGTAAAGGAAGACCTGGAGTAATCCGGGTCTTTTCTATATGCCGAAGTGGCGCAACAGGCAGACGCAGCGGACTTAAAATCCGTAAGTTGTGGGTTCGAGTCCCATCTTCGGTACTCGTCAGGAGGAGTCTTGGCGATAAGTTTAGAGGAAGGGTACAGGGCATACACCCTTCCTCTGTCTTTATCTTGTTTTGTCCAGCCGCTCTCGCGGGAGTGGCGAAATTGGCATACGCGGCGTACTCTAAATACGCTAACTTTGAGGGTTCGAGTCCCTTCTCCCGTACTTACATAAAGTATTGGGAAATTCGAAGCGATTTCAGCTTCCAGAATTACGTAAAGAACTTATCAGCTTTCGATCTGGAAGCGAGATTCGATAAGTTTTTCTCCAGTAGTTCTGGACAAACTGGAATAAAGGAGAGAAGGAACATAGAACAGGAAAGAAATTTACAAAGGAATCTCTGCAGGTTATAATAAAGAGACTTACGAGAAACAGAGAGGTGGTTAACATGGTTATAAAGCTTATTTTGTAGACTGAACACACCTTAACGTATGACTGGTCTTATCGATCCCGCTGCAGAGATTCAGAAAGGGAAATAAGAAGTGAGTAATACGTTAAAGGAGAGAAACTATGAAAAGGAAACGGTGAATATGGAGAATAATGAAAAGCTTATTATCGATGACTACGGAAACGGAAGACTGGACTACATCGACAAGAGTAAGCTGAGATCAGGAATGCGGCTTCTCACATATCGTGAGGGCTGGATGGTTGTGATGCGGGATGTGAATCCCTTAATCTTCAGAGACAGAGATGTATTCGTTCTGGAAGACTGTGTGAGACCTTTCAGCGAGTGGAACGATGACCTGACGTTTAAGAACAGAGATATGCCCGGGTACGATGTCGTAGCTGCGTGCTCGACAACAAACCTTGGCGAAGTAGTAAAAGGAAACCGTGATATCTACAAACAGGATGACGAGGAATGTTTCTGGAAGTCCGACCTTGTGAAAGAGGCAGCTGTTGATCCGCAGAAAGCATACATGTTTGACCTGAAAGGATCACTAAGAACAGGTGACCTCGTGGAATTAAGGAACGGTAGACGCTATGTTGTAATGTATAAGGTTTACGTCGGTGAAGTAGATGACGATCTGCCTTTCCATGTGCCGAACTACAGCGACCTGCTGATTGAACTGGAAGATCCAGACAATACTGTAAATCTTTGCCAGTATCAGACCGGACTCTGGCATACATATGACCACGATCTCGATGTTATGGCTATCGTAAAGCTGTCTTCTACAGACTTCTCCGTGATGGGTAAGCTGAAGGATAAGAAATACGTAGATAAACTCTTCGAGGATACATGGTGGCGCAGAACACCGGAGATTGAACAGGCATTTAAAGACTGGATAGACAGGCAGGATTCCGATATTACGGATGATTACCTGCCGTTCTGAAACTAAATAATTAAGAGGAGTAGCCGTAGGAAACTGCGGCTACTTTTTAATTTATCTCTACCAGAGGTGTAACTATGAAGTACAACGTAACGAGTATCGAGAACTACCTCGACAGACTGAACGAGGAAACAGAAGAAGATCAGCCTTTCTACAAAGACTAGTCTGCTGAGGAAGTAGAAAGGGAGGAGGTGGAAGATTGTTCGAAACCGTTCTTGAGTACTTCGACGACAGCGAGTGCCGGGTCTACACGAACGAAAGGAAAACGATAAACAGAGTCCTCGGGTTCGCTGAAGAATACCCGGATAAAGTCAGACTGCTGAATGAACCTAAAGATAACGAAGGTTACTTAAACGCCTATATCCCCAGAGACTGGGTAGTAATACGGCCTAAAACTACGAGAGAACTTACTGAAGAACAGAAACAGGCTCTCCGTGACAGGCTTAACAGTTACAGAAAGAAGGCAGAAACAGAAGATGAGTAACTCGCTGGAAGTACAACTTATCCGATATACTCCTGATCCTGACCATATCTGTGGTCTCGCAGCAGCCGAGTGTTATAGCTCGAACAATCCTTATAAAGCCCTGAAAGTAGCGATGGAAGGCGGTCACGAATCGGTAGCTGAACACGCAACCTTTACCTTTCAGATTAAAGGTCTTTCGAGAACTGCTCTTGCCCAGCTTACGAGACACAGGCTGGCCTCATTCTCTGTCCAGAGTCAGCGGTATGTAAACATCACAGACAACGATGTCGTAATGCCTGACAGTATTCCTGAGAAATACAGGGCTGACTGGGAAGAGATCGTAAAGAAGGCTGGAATTCTCTACGTACATATGGTCGAGGATGGCGTTCCGAAAGAAGATGCCAGGTTTATCGTACCGCAGGGAGTTACTACGAAGCTTACAATGACTATGAATGCCCGTGAGCTTCGCCACTTCTTCTCTCTTCGCTGCTGTAACAGAGCCCAGTGGGAAATCAGGAAACTTGCCTGTAATATGCTGGACCTTGTGAAACCTGTAGCTCCGATACTGTTCGCTGATGCTGGCCCTGCGTGTGTCAGAGGCCAGTGCCACGAGAAGAGGCCGTGCGGAAATCCCTGGCCTAAGCTGAAGAAGGAGTGAGTCCAATAAGCATAATGAGCACAATGGACCGTGGAAATAAAAACAGAAAAGACGTTAATAATTTCAGAAAGCCTGTTCCGGTTCTTGAGCAGCACGAATCTACTGTCCTGATCGGATGTTCTGTTGGGGTCTGTCCGAACTGTGGGTATACGCTGACGAGAAAGAGTACAGATAAGTACGTCCGCTACTGTCCCGAATGTGGAACCTGTATATCCTGGAATAACACTGACGAGAAAAAGGAGACTGGTACTATGAATTCCGTAAAGAATACTAAGATTGCTCCTCCGTGGGTAACCTATAGAAACATGATGGTTGCTCTGTTTGAACGCGATCCTGATGTGGCGATCAGCGACGTATACAAAGACAACGACAACTACGCTGTCGATCTCGAAATCACGAAACACAGGAAGTATGAAGCTCTGGTTAAGCTGCTGCCTGCAAAAGTGGAATTCGGGAACGTTTGTCTGAAACTGTATATTTACGACGAAGAGAATAGCGTTGAGCCGGATCAGGCTGCTCTGTACCGCGATGCTTTTGAGAACAATCCGATCTTCGACTATGTTGAGGATCTGACTGACGTCACCGGTACCCACCACTATTTCGTGATGTTCGAGCCTCAGGTAATCCAGTTCTATAACGATAATCTGCAGGATCCGAACGGTAACTGGAGTGGTTTGGCTCAGGATCTGGCTAAGGAGATCTTCAGGAACGTACAGCTCGGTACTACCTTCTCTACTGCTCCTGTTAAAGTTGGTGGAACTGAGAAGTGAAACACCTCGAAAGGATTACTCCGAAAAGTATCGGGGCTTCGATGGCTATATCTCTTGTGGTTTGTGCTCTTCTTAAGCTGGGTAATCCAATTGGTCCTGTAATCTTCGCTCTTGGTCTTATCTCAGTCTGTGTTCTGAACCTATACCTGTACACAGGGAAGATTGGATTCGTATTCGAGGACAATCTGGATGGCTCAGATCTTCTGAAGATTCTGGCTGTGAATCTGATATCGGGATATCTGATCGGCTGCTTTATTGGAACAGCAGATCCTTCTCTTATTCAGCCAGCCTTAACGAAAGCGCAGACGTGGACCTACAGCTTCCCGTATTTTCTCCAGTCAGTCTTTTGTGGAATTGTGATGTATCTGGCAGTAGCGATCTATAAGAAGAAGAGTATGCTCGGGATTCTCTTTGGAATTCCGCTGTTTATCTTCTGCGGTTTTCAGCATTGTATCGCGAACGTGATTACTCTCGGTGTAGCTGGAACATGGAACTGGGCAATCTGCTTGTGTATCTTCGGGAACACAGTCGGCTCAATCCTGATGTGGCTGATCAGTTAAGGAGATTAAAATGGCTAAAGAGGAAAAGTACCTGCATATCTGTGAGGTCTGCGGGAAAGAAGAGTATCTGACTGAGAAGGAAGCATATGAGAAAGGCTGGGATTACCCACCATATATTGGAACGTATGGAGTTCTCTCGCCCAGAACCTGTCCGTGTTGCACAATCGAAGATACGGCCTGGTTTGATTATATGAAGCACCATTCCTTTGCTCAGCTGTCAGAGAAGCACAAGGAAACAGTCAGAAGAATCCTGGGAGAACCGGATAATCTGATCTTCCTGAATGATAAGAAAGGAAAGAAGAAGAATGGCACGTAAACTAGCCAGTATAGAAAAAGTCTGGAAGATAGAACCTATCGAAGGAGCCGACAATATCGAGCTGGCCCACGTACTTGGATGGCAGTGTGTTGTAAACAAAGGCCAGTTCAAACCGATGGATCTCGGTGTCTACTTTGAGATTGATTCTTTCCTTCCGATTCGGCCTGAGTTTGAGTTCCTGAGATCTTCGAGCTACAGAAACTCTGATATCTTAGGTGAAGGATTTAAGCTGAAGACAATGCGGTTTAAAGGTCAGCTCTCGCAAGGATTACTTCTTCCTGTCAGCCTCTTCCCTCAGCTCACCGGATATAATGTCGGTAGAGGCGTTGCCGAAGAACTCGGAGTTAAGAAGTGGGAGATCGAAGAGAGAGCTACGACTGGCGGTAACGTAATCGGAGAACTTCCGCACGATGTACCTCATACAGATGAGACCAGGGTGCAGCAGATACCTGAACTGATCGAAGAGTTCAGAGGACTTGAGTACTATATCTCAACGAAGATGGATGGCTCGTCGCATTCAGTCTCGATAGACGAAGACGGACTGCATGTGACTGGCCACAACTATGAATACAAAGACGACGGATCTTCGAGCTTCTACGAGTTCATTAAGTCGAATGGATACCTGAAGAGGATTCAGGAGTACAAGGAGAGGCACAATCTCACAGTAGAGACTCTTACAATTCAGGGTGAGTTCTGTGCTCCGGGTATTCAGGGCAATCCTGTAAAGCTTACGAAGCCTGAGTGGTTCGTGTTTACTGTCAGAATCAACGGGAAACGTGTGTCTCTGTATGAGATGCAGAAAGTCTGCGAAGAAGCAGGTCTTTCTACTGTCCCAATTGAGGAAGTAGGAATGGATCTTCCGTCGAAATATCCGACAGTTGAAGCGGTATTGGAACGAGCTGAAGGTAAATATTCTACAGGAGCCCGTAAGGAAGGTATCGTAATCAGACCTACAGAACCTGTGTTCTCCAGGACAATCAGTACAAGTCTTTCTATGAAGGCTGTGAGTAACACATACCTTCTGAAAAAGAAAGGCGATTAAAGTCAACAGAGTACCCGAAGGAGTAACTTCGGGTACTTTTACTTATGCTATCGTAACTCAGCAGGTTAGAGTGTCGGCCTTATAAGCCGCTGGTCGTGGGTTCGAATCCCACCGATAGTACGAAAAAATAAAAACAGATAGTACGAAAAAATAAAAACGGAGGAAAATATGGGTATTGTAAACAGATACAGAATGAAGCCTGGTGTAACTCTGGATGACATTAAGCACGAGCTGCAGGAGAAGCACCTTCCGATTTCGACAAATACATCTTATATCGATGGTGGGCTGGATTTCTCGACTTTCAGTATGCTTGTTGATGAGATCTCTGTAAACATAGGTTTCCCTAAAGATATTTCCAAGTGGGACGACTATGAGCACATTGTTGTAATCGATGAAGATTTCCTGCAGCCTTATGGCCCGTTCTACAACATCGACGAAGATCCGTTTATATATGCTCTGAACGTTGTTGGCCACTACAACAAGTTCATGGATTCGTTATCGTTTCTGGAAGAGGTGAGTTCGAATGGGTAAGTTAATTACTTTCGAAGGTATAGACTGCTGCGGTAAAACAACGCAGATAAATCTTCTGCTAGACGACCTGACTGCGAAGTACGGTAAGAGCGCAATGTCTACAAGAGAACCTGGAGGCTGTATTGTGGCTGAACATATCAGGTCTATTCTGCTTGATCCTGCTACTCCTCCGATCTCTGGGACAACAGAAGCTCTTCTCTTCGCAGCCAGCAGATCAGAACACTATAACCGTATTGTGAAGTACGGTCTGGAACACTGGGACTTCGTAATCTCAGACAGATTCTGTGATTCCTCTGTCGCTTATCAGGGTGGAGGAAGACAGATGGATAAGGAACGGATTATGCAGATTAATGACCTGTTCCTTGAAGGCCGGAGACCTGACAAGACTTTCTATATCAGGATTACACCTGAAGAAATGTACAGGAGAATGGCTGAAAGACATATGGAACAGCTTAAGGATAGGATAGAACGTGAAGATATCGCTTTCTTCCAGCGAGTAGTCAACACCTTCGACGAACTGGCTGAGTATAGTCCTGAGAGAATCGTTGTAATCGACGGAGCTCAGGATATCCAGACGATCCATTCTCAGATTTGCCAGAACCTTGAGGAATCCGGACTCTTATAAATTACTGGAAAAATAAATACAATTTCGGCTTTCAGATTAAGGTAGAGAACTTATCAACTTTCGATCTGGAAGCCGATTTTATTAAAAATTCTACAGTAATTTACTGTAGAACCTGAGTAAGAATTCGTTTTTATTCCGACTCGCTACGGATAAATCCTCGCTCGTCGAAGCCTGTGGAAGGCTGGGATTCAGCTTTACTAAAAAGAATAGGAAAAGGAGATAATGATATGGCACTTGATATGTATAAGATTATTACTGACAGGATTCTTGAAGACCTGAAGAAGGGTGAGATCCCGTGGAATAAGCCATGGGTGAATACGAATGGTAATTATGTTGCCCGTTCCCATGAGAATGGCCGTGTGTATTCTCTCCTGAACCAGATGCTGGTCGGAATGCCCGGTGAATACGTGACGTTTAACCAGGCGAAGAAGGAAGGCGGCACGATTAAGAAGAACGCGAAGGCTAAGAAGGTTGTGTTCTTTAAGATGCTCGAGAAGAAGGACCGTGAAAGTGATGATGACGATAAGTGGATTCCTTTCCTGAAGTACAGTAATGTCTTCCACCTCGATGATACTGAGGGTGTCGAGCATAAATACGTGTTTACCGACGAGTCTCTGCACAACGACAACCTGAATATCGAAGAGATCGATAAGGCTGTGAAGGACTATGTAGACCGTGAGCACGTAACGATCAGGAACTATGAACAGAACAGGTCTTACTACAGCCCTGCTGAGGATGAGATTATTCTGCCTCAGATGTTCCAGTTTGCGAACTCTGAATCTTATTACGCTACTCTGTTCCATGAGATGGGCCACAGCACTGGAGCAAGGAACAGACTCTACCGTGACTTCTCCGGCAACTTCGGAACGAAAGCCTACAGCCGTGAGGAGCTGGTAGCTGAGATTACCTCTGCTGTTCTCTGTAACCACTTCGGTATCGATACTGAGAAGGTTCAGAGAAACACTTCTGCCTATGTTCAGAACTGGATCTCCGTTCTGGAGAATGATACAAGGGCTGTTGTGTGGGCAGCAGGAAGAGCAGAGAAGGCTGTGAAGCTGATCCTGAATATTAAAGATGAACCTGCAGAAGCTGACGAGAAAGAAGGAGGAAACTGATATGGCAAAAGTTGAAAACATGTATAAGCTGGCTGAACTGTTCCTGAAGACTCTGGAGTACAGTACTCTTTCCGACACTATGAAGAAGTCTATGATTGACCGCTGGAACGAAGAGATCGCTGAGATTCAGGAAGGAGACAACCGATGAACAAGGCCGAATCGATTAACAGGATTATGGCTGGCGTAGCTGAGTACATCAACAAGGAACGGAAGAACCCTGTGAGTATTTACTACTTCCGTGAGACTGAGGAGAGTATCAGCGAATATGACGACTTCTATGTTCGGTACTTCGGTATGTATCCAGGAAGAGAATGCGTGTACGTTACTGAGACTATAGACGGCAGTACTCGTCTTCTGTACGTACAGAATGTTGAAGGTGACTCTGTACTGACAGCCGTGTACGAAACGATGAACCTGATCGCTGAGAAGTTCTGACTCAGAAGGAGAAACAAATGGGAGGAATTATTACGCTGAAGATTTTGTTCTGGACACTGCTTGTGTTCGTAGTGATGTTCTGCTCCTTCGTATTCGGAGCGATGTACGGAATGACCGAGGAGACAAACTTCTTTAAGTTCTGCCGGGACTTCTTTCTGATGAAACCTAAGGACTATAAGTTTTTCGAGAAGGAGAAAGAAGACAGTGCTGACTGACGGATATGTTCCATACAGGTTCTGGTGTTTTGTATCATGTGACGACGGAACAAGAGAGCTTGTATTCGATGAAATAATTGATCATAACGGAGAATGGGAAACCACGTTTCTGAAGGAAATGTTTAAGGACGAACTCGAAGCGCGGGACGGAGATCTGCATATCAGTTTGAACTGCGTAACAGGAGGTCTTAGATGTTGTCTCGATATCTTCGACCTCCTTTATATGTATTCTCTCAGCGGAAATACTGTAACGGTTACAATTGAGAACTTTGTAAGCGGAGCTCCTGTCGTGATTATGATGGCAGCTGATTTCGTAAACGCGAAGAAGACAAAAGATTATAAGTTCGGTCCGAGTATTCTCCTGCATGAGCCAAAGATGGCTATGTTCGGTTCTCTGGATAAACTGAAGAAAGACCTCGACACATTTGCGGAGATGCGCGAGAACTATATAGAGAAGATCTGTGTGTTTACGAAGCTGAATAAGGCTGATCTTGTGAAGATGATGGCTGATGAGACCTGGCTTGACGAAGAGAAAATGAGAGAATACGGATTCATTACTGCAAGGTGATTGACTATGAGCGGTACAGCGTTTGGTGTAATTGCAGACTCTCTTAAGAGGTGTGCGAATAATGACTGCTTGAACTGTAAGTACGCCGAGAAGGATTCGATGGGAGTTTCCTGTGAGACTCAGCTAAGAATAGATACCAGAAGACTGATTAACGCACTGGAAGAAGCGCTTCTGGAAATAGATAATAAGTATGACTGATACCTGAGGTAGAAACTATGAGTAACTTAGATAAAGATAAATGCCTGAAGGATGGTAATCCTGTAGACTGCAGATACTGTAATCTGTCAGACGCAGCAGCTCCTGACAGCGAGAACGTGTACTGTTACTACGATATTCCTGTGTTGTTGAAAGATACGAAACGTACAGCAGAGGAGTGCGGTGCTTTTGAGTACAACCCAGTCTTCCCTAAGGAATGAACCTGAGATTCTGATGGTTGAGACAGACTACCTGTATGTTCCGCGTGAATACAGAAGACCTGAGATTGACCCTATCAGAACGTGTCCAAACTGTAAGACGATGATCTGGGATCCTCAGCTGATCTACTGTCCAGTGTGCGGAACGTTCGCTATAAAAGTAAAGGAGTCTGCTGAATGAATATTGTGACCGACTGGAGAAATCTGAACTATGTGAACTCAAACCTGAAACAGGCTGAAGAAGGAATGCGGAAATGCTTAGTTGCAGGCTTCGAATCGCTCGTTCAATCTGGTGTGGAGGATAAGGATGCTAAGGATAGCAATAGCTCTGGAGAACGGTAATCCATTTGCTTACTTGTTAATCTTTATGTTGCTTTTGCCGCCAGTATTTATATGCATATCGGCAATAATTGAGAAAATTGCCGAAGCGTATGCGAGGAGAAAACATGACAGGAAGAGATTTGATTAAATGGATTAAGGACCATAAAGCCGAAGACTTCGTTGTTACTGTAGCTGACGGACGCCGCTTCAATAACGGCGGCTGGTACCTGACTACTGCCTCGATGTATACGACTCACAGCAGAACAGGTTACGAACTTTCTATTGAACCTTTCGCTAGATACGACAGTGAAGATACTGATAAACCGCATAACACTATCGTACTGTAAGGAGGAATTTGTATGACGGCTATTTGGCAGGCGACTTTTGTTCTGGCAGCTATCTGTGCCGGTGTCGTAATCGTTACGTTTATTCTGGTTCGCAGTATTTCAGAGACCGTGGATAAACTGGTAGACCTGCTGGTGGATACGGTTAAAACGCAGAGAGATATTACCTTCTCTCAGCATGAGATCTTTCAGGCTCAGACCAGCACGTATAGATACTTGAAATTGATTCTCGAGATTCTTGGCGGTTTAGAACCGGAAGAAGAGGAGGATGAAGATGAGTCTGGATCACGAAACGAAGATGTCACTGCTGGCTAACCAGTATGGCTGGGAGTATCTGAGATACGACGACAACTTAAAAAAGATTAAGGATTACCTGCACGATGCGTATTGTGCAGGTTTTCTTAAAGGTGAAGAAATCGCAAGGAAACGTGGCTGGTGGTACAAGCGGATGCACGTGATGGATTACCTGTACTGCAGCAACTGTAACTATATGTTGAGCGGAGAGAAGACACAGTTCTGCCCTGGCTGCGGAGCGAAGATGGATCTTGAGAACAGTCCTACTGATAACCATCAGGGACATGACTGCTTCAACTGTTCGAACTCTTTTGTGGACGACAACGATAAGCTGCACTGTATGGCAGACGACCACGACCATGAAGCCACTGTAGCAGATGATCACTGGTGTTCTGATTGGACCTAACTGTCCTAATAGACCTGACTGGAGGAAATATGACGACTGAGAAATACAGACAGTTTATAGAGGAGTTAAACAGTCTGAGTAATGACGTTTACGACGGAGACTTTGTTTCGGGTTGGAACGAAGGACTTGATGCTGCTCGAGAACTGATCGAGAGATATAAAGATTTCTTCCTCAGCCAGCCTGATAAGCCGACTGATGTGATGCACGAACTGAATATCGTAGCTGCTTCTGTGTCAACGATCAGCAGGGAAGTGGAGGCGATTCAGAAGGCGATGAAGGAAATCAGCTCCTATATCTACAAAGCTTACCAGAAAGAAGAAGAGAAGGAACAATGAGTATGAGCGGAATGAACGTGAAAGAAAACGAAATGACTGTGTATATTCTTACCTACTACGATATTGGTGACGCTCCGAATGTTCTGGTGTTCAGCAATAAACGCAACGCTCTGAGAAACATGGAGTTTATGACTAAGATGTATGATTCTGTGACGTTCTCGAAGCAGATTATACTGGCAGACAAAGACGACGCAGAAGAATAAGGAGATAAAAGATGAGCCATTTTAATGTTGCCGTAATTCATAGAGCTGATCAGAGTATCGACGAACTTCTTGAACCGTACGATGAGAATACCGAAGTTGAACCGTACATTGATTATACAAAACAGATGGCTATTGAGCACGCCAGAAGAAATTATGCTGGCCATTCGAATGCTCTTCCGGCTGACGCTACGGATGAACAGTGCTGGAAGTATATGGCTGAAGACTACGAAGCTGACAGGATCGACGGAGATGGAAACCTGTACACTACCTATAACCCGAAGTCTAAGTGGGACTGGTGGACTATCGGTGGACGCTGGAGTGGTCTGATCAAAACAAAAGATGGAGACACTGTAGACGAATGCCGTATTGGCGAGATGGATCTTACTCCTAATCAGGATACGTATAACCATGCTCTCAGATTCTGGGATGTGTATGTTGATAAGAGACCCTTGAAACCGGGAGAGACTGAAGAACAGTACAACACTTTCTACAGGGAGAGCTACTTTAAAGACAGGTATCTGGACCGTGAAACCTACGCGAAGTGTCAGGCTTCCTTTATGACCAGAGCTGTCGTTACTCCTGATGGAGAATGGCACGAGGCAGGAGAGATGGGCTGGTTCGGTTGTTCCAGTGAAACCGACGAAGAGTGGCGCGATTGGGCTGAGAACTATCAGAAGAACTTTATCGACTCAGCTGATCCTGACCTTGTAATCACAATGGTTGACTGCCACATTTAAAGGAGATAAAGAATGGACAAAGGAGGATGAAACCTGATGGATCAGGAACGTCTTAATCAGCTGGATTCGTATATTGGTATTGCGAACAACGTAGGGTTCAAGACATTAGAAGTAGATGTCGATCTTCTAAATGAAGCTGTGACTGAGCTTAAGAATAAGGTTCCGAGTACGCCTACATTCTGGCAGGGTAAAGCCTACTGCGGTAAATGCGACAGCAGGATTCCAAAGAAACAGGTAATGAAATCACATTACTGTGCGAGTTGTGGCTGGCCTATTCAGTGGCCGAGTAAGAAGCCTGATTATGGAGTAGGAAGGGATGCATAAAATGACTGAACTGAACCGAGTGATCTACGATATCGAACGGTGCACCTGTCACGTCCCTGATGCTTGCCGTGACTGCTCGAAATACAAGGGAGAGTACACGCCTGACTGCATGGAACAGTTGCTGACTGATGCGCTGAAACTGCTGAAAGAACAGCCTGAAATCGTTCATTGTAAAAACTGTAAATGGTTTAGCGAAAAAGGATTCTGCAAACACCCTGACGGTGGAGCTGGAAACATTCGGCCTGCAGATTGGTTCTGCGGTGATGGGAAAAGGCGGGAAGTGGAATGAAAGAGATCATCATAGAAGTGCCTGACAGATTTGGACAAGAGCTGAAACCTGAAAAAGTAAACAGTAAGATCAAAGGGGAACTTGTCCGGTGCGGAGACTGTAAACATTATAAGGACGGATTTTGCTACAACCCTAACACTTTTGATGCTGAAAAAATATGCGGAAATACTTCGCCAGACTGGTTCTGCGCTGATGGGAAAAGGCGGGAAGTGGATTGACAAATAAAGATGCTATCAAATGGCTTGGCAACCTAAGAAATGATCTGGGAAATCCGCATTATGAATGCCTTTGGCCTTACGCACAGGCACTTGATGAAATTGCTGAGATGCTGGAAGAACAGGAAACAGAACCGCAGATGGTACTATTTAGAGACGATGGCGAGTATTGTCCGCATTGTTCGACGATTACAAGCAGAGCAATGGGAGTACAAAAACTGCATCGTGGCACAAGGTTTTGTCCGTACTGCGGAAAGGCTGTGACGTGGAATGGTTGACAGAGGGAAAGTTATTAAAGAACTCATAAGATGCGATATTCCATATCCGTTACTATGCGATACCATTGCCTTGCTAACAGAGCAGGAACCTGTGAAGCCGATCAGATTAGAAAACTGGTGGAAATGTCCATATTGCAGTGGGAACATAGTTGCTAACATGAATTATTGTCCGAGATGTGGAAGGGCTGTGAATTGGAATGAGTAATAAAGGCAGAGTAAAACAGGGACTGACGTGCTGTCAGGTTAGTCATAAACTGTATTGCGACAAGTGTCCGTATAAATATAAATACTCAACAGGAATTCTCGACTGTACAGCTGATCTGGCTGCGGATGCTTTAGAACTGATAAGAGAATACGAGAAGTACAGGTGGCAACCAGCAGAACAAAAGCCGAAAGAACCTGGGTGGTACTGGGTGTATGCTCCTACTTATCAAGGTGGATCGTCAACCTCTCGTGAACACCACGACGGAATCATGTTCGCGAAATGGAGCGGTACAGCCTGGAGTATAGAACGTGGCTACTACAACAGACCTGGCTGTGTGGAAGCATGGATGTTTCTTCCTAAGTCGCCAGTGAAGGAGAATATTAGATGAGCGAATGGATCAGCGTTAAGGACCAGATGCCATCAGATAATCAGATGGTAATCGGTTATACACCAGTTGATGGTCGTATGTTCGTAGGATTCTATAGAACATTCCACTATTCACACATAGACAAACCTTTGGGTTATTGGTACATCGGGACGGCTATGCGATCCACAAAGCGTATGACAAAAAAAGTAACGCACTGGATGTCATTGCCTAGTTCACCAAAGGAGGAGAACTAAGATAATGACCGATAAAGATCTTCTGAATGAGGATATGAAGAACAGGATCATAGAAGCTGCGCATAAAGCGATCAGCATGAGCCGTGAAGATTCAGATTGTGTTGATCGCACAGAAGTAGAAACCGAGGTTCTTCTTGGATTGTTGAAGATAGTAAGTATGCAGGATGAGAACTCAGATGAATGGATCAGCGTTAAGGACCATCTTCCTCCGAGCCAGAAACATGTTCTGGCTGAGACAGACAAGTATGAATGCGTAGCCTTCTACGCTGAAAGATTCTCTGTCTCAGTCGGATACTATACTGACGATGAGATTGATTGTGAATACAACGAAGACTTGGACGAATACTTTCTGGCCGAAGGATGGTACGAGGTTGTCCATAACTGGGAAGAATATTCAAGTATTACGATTGAAGACGAAGTGATTGGCTGGATGGATTTGCCACGAAGATCGAAGGAGTAAGTATGATCTACTGGGATTACACGCTTAACTGGAAATATATCGTCGACAAAATGGAAGAGAAGTTTGGACTTAAACCAGACTCTACAGAGAAGCTTTCTATGGGTGAGATTGAGAGGAAGATCGAAGAGATCTGGGTAGAATATGTAGATATTTTGGATAAGAAATACACAGAAGCTGAGATTGTAGATTCTCTGGACAAGGAGATAGTGTGATGAATTCGCCATTGACCGCTGAAGAAGTAGACAAGGTAGCAAGACAGTACCTGTGGAAACGGCACTGGCTGGAGAGAAACACAGGCGAATAGTATATTATCTAGATGGACATGATTGCTTATTCCAGCAGAGGTAAGAATCTGATCTATCGCTTTACAGATCCTGAGCTGAGTACCTTCAGTCAGGAATTTTTTATGTGTCTGTTTTCAGAATACGGAGAGACATGGAGACTGTGGGATAACGAACCTACAGAAGAAGAAAGGAAAACTGCTGAGTGGAAGACAGCTTAAAGATGTGTCCGTTATGTGGCGGCAACGCGGCTATAAGTTTCTGGCTGGAAGAAGATGTTTACAGCTACGCAGCCGGAAGAATTCGATGTTCTGAATGCTTCGTAACACTGCAACGTCGGTTGGAGATTCAGTTCAACACGGAGAAGAATCCAGGTGAAACCTTTATGGATCTTGAGAAGGAACTGAAAACAACTTGGAACAGTCGCATTATGGAGGTAGCAAATGTCTGAAAGAACAGTAATCCCGCATCGGAATTATAAATACCTGTCCGACTACTGGTGTGAGTGCGGCTGGCATCTTGGAAAGAAAGGTTCAGTGAAATACTGCGCTGACTGCGGAAGGAAGATCGATTGGAATGATTATCGTTAAACGAGCCAAAGAAGGCATGCGGTGTAACTCGTGTTGTTCGGAGACTGGTGTCTACAATATAACGATGTTCCGATATACTGGCCAAGGCACGCAGATTTCGTTATGTGATGCTTGTATCGCAGACGTATACAAAGGGTATATTAAATGTAACAACGGCAACAACGAGGTAAAAGAGCTTGAACGAGATAAATAAAGCAGACGAAAAGGATGAACTCGATGAACTCGATGAACTCATGACTGCTCTGGAGAATGCGGGTATTCTTTGCGGCTGGTCAAAGTTTATGGGTAGAACAGATGAGATAACGTGCAAAGACTGTCTTCTGAATCGTAACTGTCCTTGCGGATATTCAGCCGGGAACGCTGCTTGTCTGACTGTGAGGCAGCAACATCTGGACGAAACAATGATGGAGTTTGACGCTTACCATGACGAGATGGACGGTATAGCTGAACAGTGCGAAATGGAGTCTTCACAGTGATTATAAAATATAAGCCAAACAAAATCACAGCGACTCTGCAAGCTGTTGTAGCCGGAGAGTTTCACGACGGTGCTACAGGAGAAACGGTTCGCCACTGTGTGGAGCAACAGTTAAGACATGCAGGGTTCGATGTTAATGTAAAACTAAAACATTACACCAGAGATCGCATTTCGATAGAAGAAACAAAGATTACAGCAGGTTTGCAGTTAAGAGTTACTGGAGAGTTTTACGATGACGAAGCATCAGAAGAAACACTTCGCTACTGTGTTGAACAGGATCTGGAAGACGCTGGGTTCTACGCTTATGTAAACGTTATAAGGAATTAAAAACATGGAAAAGCAGGAGAAGGTTTGGACAAAACCGGAAATCGTTGAACTGATACAAACCAATGATCGTGTATTATATAAAGCATTGAAAACGCTTTATAACGAACAAAGCGAATCTGAACAAGAAGATAGTGAGACTATCGAAAGTAATGGCTCTGGATTCAATAAGATAGATGCTGAGTTTATGTCAGGCATCGTTAAGTTTCTAGACAAAAGAGGATTTCTAACAGATAAACAAAAAGAAGTTACTCGCAAGAAACTAGTTAAATATGCCGGGCAGCTTACAAGGTTGGCGAACCATCAACCAGCATATGAACCGCCGCAACCGAGAGTTCCAAAAGAAAAACCGAAAAAGAAACAGGTTGTAAACAAAGAAGTAAAATGCAGAGGTTGTCTGTTCAACTGTAGGTGTGCTTATGTTAATTCAGCTGGAAGTACAGGGTGCGTTTTAACTAGACAACACATGGATGGCGAAAGGGATTGGGTAATCGAAAAACATTTTCCTGATCTTGTTAAAACTGAGAGCGACAAAGCACCATGTCCGTTGTGCGGTGGTGTGCCGTCTGTTCAAGAACAAGAAATATATTTCGGTAGACCGGATCATAAATGGAGTTGCATACGGCATTATCTAAGGAATATCGTTTGCACAAAGTGCGGACTTCAGACAAGAAAGTTGTTATACAACACAGAATACGATGACTCGGATACTGTTTGTTCTCTGGGTCGTTACGCATCAGATTCTGAAGTATGGGAAGACTGGGATAAGATAACCACAACATTTCGCATAGCGGAAGCTTTCGAATCTCTTTTAGATAAACAAGATGGGAGAACTGGCGATGATTGCGAACATACCGACTGAAGTAGTCCCTGTGTGGTATATAGAGAAGTGGGCGAAAAATAATTCTGAGGATGGATCTATTCTCAGCAACTGGATAAAACGGCTGCTGAAAGACTGGCAGGAGTCTAAGGATAATCTGAGTGGAGGACATAATGACAGGACAGGAACTGATTAATTGGATCGTAGAACACAACGCTCAGGATATGCAGTGTGTGGTGCAGTACCGTGACGACAGCAACGCTTACTTGGAGCCGTTGAGCAGGTGGAATGAAGGCAGCATATCCAAACCCCCGGTGCTCGCTTCATATAAGGCTTACGACGCACCGTATGATAACGAGGTTGAAATCAAGTTCGAAATAGATAAACCGATCTGTTTCGATCCTCTCTGTTTTGTCCTTTGAGAATAGGTGATGAAAATGACAGGACTTGAACTGATTAAATGGATCATAAAACACGACGCTGAGGATAAGGAAATCATTATTGAACACAGAGACAGCGGCGGTTCGTACCGCACAGCAGAACGACTTGGCGAGTTCTCTGATCCTGCTTTTGTAATGTTTTCTGACGAAGGGTACGGAGTCATATCAAAGCTAGAATACGAGTACGATGTGAAAGACTTTAAGCCAAACGGCGTTGTACTTTAACTGGGAGACTGAATAATGCTTAATGTTGTATATACACATACAGGAAAAATATTTGTAGACACAGAGAAACGACTGGAGTTTTTAACAGTAGGCGACTACGGGAAAGAGAATAATATAAAAGCAGATTTTCTTGGATTCACAAAGGAAATTAATGGCGTTGCAAATACAGCGGTTGACTTAAGGAAAAAGTGGGTTGCAACGATCAGCACCCAACATGGATGTCCTATGAAGTGTCGGTTCTGCGACTGTCCGAAGTTTGGATATTACGGAAACGTGACACAGGATCTCCTTAAATACCAAATTGAAACAATCCTCCAGTCAGAAACATTGGACACTACAGATAGATTCAACGTTCATTACGCAAGAATGGGAGAGCCGACATTTAACCAGAACGTTCTTAAATTTTCTGAAGATCAGTTAAGACAGGTGGTCGGCACTTATATCAGCGCAAAAACCATACATCCGGTTGTTTCCACGATGCTTCCAAAATCAAACAAAAACTTAGCCGCATTTCTTTTCGACTGGTGTAATATCAAAAACAATATATACAAAGGAGAAGCAGGTCTTCAGCTTTCTATTAACTCTACTAATGATAAACAGCGGTCATGGCAGTTTAATGATATGTCTATGGATCTGCGTGACATTGCGGCTCTTGCTGAAAAACTTCCTGATCCAGTTGGGAGGAAATATACACTTAACTTTGCGGTGACAAAAGATACAATTCTTGATGCAGAGAAATTATCAGCACTGTTTGATACGAATAAGTTTATAGTAAAGATTACGCCGATTCATCAGACAAACGCTGCGCTTACAAACAACTTTGATGTAACGACTTCCTATGCAGATTATGATGTATATCGGGATTTTGAACAGCCTCTGCTGGACTGCGGCTGGGATGTGATTGTATTCGTTCCTAGCGTGGAAGAAGATAGCGACAGAATTACCTGCGGTAACGCACTGATTTCCGACGCAAATAAATCGGAGTAAAAATGAAAATAACGATAGAAATTCCACCTGAATACGAGAGTGAATTTGAAAAAGACAAATTCGAAAATACGCTCCAACGAATGAAAGCCGATGCACATTGTTTAGCAGGAAACTATGAGAAAGAAACTATAAACATGCTGATAGAAGCATTTAAGAACGCAAAGTCAGTGAGTTAAATAGGAGTTTAACATGTATATATTTGTAATACTTGCCGTTTTTGATTCGGTGATTATATGTCGCGCGATTATCAATATCGAAATTGAGATTGAGAGAATCAGGAAATGTTTAGAAGATCACAAATGACAAAAATTGGAGGATAAAACATGACGGTCAAAGATGCAATGGACACGATTAAAGCTGCGAAAGTATACTCCAAATTTCTGTGTCAACTGGCTGACAAAGAACAGGACGAGCATTTTAAAGACTACTTAGAAGAATCATCCGAATTGCTTGAAGAATATGTGGGTGTGCTTGAACAAATGAAGGTGCAGGGGACTTAAATAGGAGTTTATAATGATTGTTATAGGCAAACGTGCGTACGGCACGGATCGGTTCAGATGGTTTTATCACCCGTTGTTGCCGCAGAACGAAAAGGAATTCTTTCATTTCTTTGTCTGGTTCGGCAAGAATTGGTATATATGTTGGCATAAGAAAGGTAAATAACCATTTGAAAAAGGTTGGGCTTAATCCATGATTGAAAAGTTTCACATAGATGGCGGCGTCAACGATTATGCTACGATCCAAGAACCTGATAAGCACGAGGATGAACGCAAGCAGTTGATCAATGAAGGATATCAACTTTGGAGCAGATATGTTAAAGACGGTAAGCAAGAAGAGCTGTGGGTTAAATAACCATTTAAGACTGGAGGAATAAAATGTCTTTTGCAGATGCTGTTTTAGCTATGAAACAGGGAAAGAGAGTGCGTCTGCCGTGGTGGGGAGGATACTGGTACATCGCAAACAACACACTCAGAATACATTGTGCAGACGATGACGACTTTAATGCATTTAGCAGAGAAAACACAGAACCGCTTTACACTTTGTCATTTATGACTGCAAACTGTTGGGAGTTAGTCCAGGATTAAATAACCCGAGGTGGGATCAATGCACAAATATATTCGTAGTATTCTTAGGTTTACCATTCGACACAAAAAGATCGATCAGATTTTCAGCAAATGGCAGTGGTTTAGGATTCTGTGCTACGAGGAAGCGCAAGCGGTTATTGGAAATAGGCCGTGGATGTAATTTAAATAACACTGTTACAAGGAGAAAATGAAATGTACGTCAGAGATTTGAACGGCGGAAAACCAATTGTATTCAAAACTGTGGTTAGTTATTGTCCTCCAGATTGCGGAGGTGCGGACGAAGATGAAATTGATTATGAGGCGTTTTGCCCGGTTTGCGATCGTAGATTCGATGATTTAGATCACGACAAGTTTTGTAGAGAGTGTGGCACAAAATTGTACTGGCCTGCCAAATGGCCAATAATTAAGAAAATCGATAATTAAATAACTCTTTAATTTTCTGACATATGCCGGATGCCATAGGGCGGCGTAGTGGTGACTTTCGGTGGCTCGGTTCGACTCCGGGGCTGTCCGTGGTTTTAACTTATGTCAGTAAACCGAACCTTAAATAGGAGCTTATAATATGAAAGCAATTATAACATTTAACGCCCATCTTGAAATTGATATTGATGACAAATCGCGGGATGAAATAGTTTCAGAGGACGTGCAAATCGTACAGATGAAACATCTGCTAATGGAAGAATGCGGTTGCGAGCACGTTGAAATAAGCGAGTATCATATGGAACTTAAATAACCCATTAAATAAAGGTAGGCGGCGAAGCGAAATGAAAATAAGAGTATGGGCGCATACGGATGTAGTCGGGAGTATGACCGAAGACGTTATAGAAGTTGAAGACGGTTTAACTGAAGAACAAATTGACGAAGAGGCAAGAGATTATATTTTCAATTTTGTCGAATGGGGATGGGAAACAGAGCAAGATGATTAACAGAGACGAGATTAAAACTATAACGGAGTGATTGTGAATGACATTCGCAGAAGCGTACCGTGAGATGCGTAACGGAAAGTGTATTGCCCACGAAGAATTTGACGGAGACTATTGGACATGGGAAAACAATACCGTGATGTTCAACAGCAATACTGGTCTTCGTTATCCTATACAGGGTGCGCCTGATATTGGCCGTGTCTTTGATTGTATCGTAGAAGATAAATGGAACGTAGTTTATCCTGAATTCGAATAAGTCTGAGTAAAAGAGTAGAAGGAGATTAAGGTTATGACGATTAATGAACTGGTTGAGATCCTTGGACGTTTCGATGGAATGACTGAAGTGTGTGTGACTGTTGACAGGAAGCATAAAGGTATTAAAGGTATCAGCAATATTAAGAAGCTGACGAATGAAGACGGTGTTGTAACTGAAGAGAACCAGGTACAGATTAAGCTGAGGTAAATATGAGACCAGTAGATTGTGACGCTTTGGTCACATTCCTGCGCAACATGGCAGGGTGCGATACATGTGACAATTACGATAGAATAAAATGCAGGGCCTGCCCGTGGGATGACGCGATTACTGCTGTAGATGACTTCGGCGACAACCATCCTCTTGGCTTTGGACGCTGGAAGAAAGAACTCGGAGGCGCTAGTCCAGGTGGAACTCCTACTTATGTCTGCTGTTCCTGTGGTGGATCAGAGCATTTGTATGGAGCAGAATACCCAAAGAAGAGGCTGATCTGTAAACAGTGCGGATCGATTAACGTATACCCGTGGGAGAAAGTGGAGATAGAATAATGGTTGTATATTCAGTTACGCTGACGAGTCCCAGTGGAACCCGTGCCGCAGACAGCGACGGAAACTACGCTGAGACTTTGTACACCACGAGAGAGATAGCGCAGAAGAAAGCTGATATCTTAAACACATTAGGCGATTACAACCTTTGGCGCTGGGGCGTCGAGGAAAAGAATATCAGGGACTCCGTAGAATCGCTCTGGTTCTACGGAGAATATTATCCTTATTCAGGTAAGCTGGAGATATATGAAGGCTGCGCGTACGAGGATATACCTGAGGTAAGAAGAGATTATCCTGATATTGTGTACGGAGAATTGGCTAAGAACCCGTCTTATATAGTGTATGAGTTCGTTATGCCGTACGATGAGTCATTGAGAACTTGGGAAGATGTAGCAGCCTGTGTCCGCAGCAGATATGAGCTGATCACGAAAGAGTTTAAGCGCACAAAAGGTGAACTCGGAGAAGTGATCTATACTGAGAAGAAACGGAAGAAGAAAAAGGATGAGTAACTGGAGAGACAATCCGATTACCGAGAAGCAGGTTGAATATATAAGGCAGATGCAGCTGGACGCAGAGATGAATGGCGCGATACCTTTGCCTCCGTTCAGAGGAAGTACCAGAGGAGAAGCCAGTGATTACATCGACGCGAATAAAGGCAGGCAATACGAAGCCTTCGATTACTACGGCCATGGCGATAACTATGGAGACAGAGTATGAGTAACTATAAATATATATGGGACGAGCTGAAGGAAACAATCCATGAACTGCATGAAGCAAACACAGACAAGCCTGATGTCGAGAACGTGACACGGTTTCTTGAGAACTTGATGAATGTCAAGGAGAAGAAGAATACCGATATCAGGGACTGTGCAGCTATGTGGTGCGACGATATCAGTTTCTGCGGAGAAGAGTGTGATTGGCTCGACTGCCCCAGGAACAGTAAGAACATTCGAGATAAGACAGTACCGCACTCTTATATCGTTGGAACACCTGACGATTGTCCGAAGAAACTGGAAGGAGCAGTATCAGCTGTATGAGCAAACAGAGCAAACAGAACAAACAGACTGAATACCACGTCGGAGCTTCGGATATCAGCGGGCTTGTCTATATAGGCAGAGCTACAAAAGAAGACGGAGTTTTCTGGTGGAAGGATAAAAGCGAAGGAACCAGTGAAGCTATTAACGCTGTGATGGGCCATATGCTGCACAAGATAAAACCAGGAGAGAATTCGACAGCTTATATGAATACAACTCGTGACGGCAGGTATCTGAGGTTGACACTGGAAGTAACTGATAAGAAACCTGCGTGGCTGGAGGAAGAGGATGACCTGTAATCGAGACTGTGCGCACTGCTGTTACTCTCAGCTGATTAAACAGAGTGGATACTGTTCGAGTCCTGGATAGACCTGTAATGGAAACTGTTCCAGCTGCCAGCACTATGTTGTACTGAGATGGAAATGGAGATGCGGAAGAGTATGACAGGACGAGAGTTTATTAAATGGATTCTGGATAATCAGGTAGAGGATTGTCCTATCGAGATTGTATATAGAACTCCTGATGGAAAATTCTTCCCTGAGACTGATAAGTATTTTGTTCTGGATATCGATGAGAAAGGGAAGGATGAGTTCGGCTGGAACTACAGGAGGATACTGTTGTGACGTTTGTGAACTTTAACTTCAAAGGATACGTAGATCCGTGGCTTGTGAATGTCAGCCTGGTTACTGACATTATGTATGACAAAAGTAACAACCAAACGATTATCTACTTCCTGTCAGAACCGGGGAGACGGACTGTTGAAGGAAACGTAGTCGACCATATTATAGAGAAGATGAAGAAAGCTGGAGTAAACGTAGTATGAAGTTTATAAGAATAGACCTGCATAACGATCCAGATCCGTGGTATGTGAACATGGATAAAGTAACAGATTTTTACTACAACAGCGGGACAAAGAAAACGTATGTGACTATTGTAGGAGAGGAAAACGAGAGAGTATTCGATGGAAACATCACCACTCAGCTTCTGAATCCTTCACTTTTATGGAGCTGAGAGATTTGATATTTGACATAACGGCTGGCAGTAGGATATGATCTTACTGTCAGCTGTTCTTTTCGGAGGGTAAGATGAGTATAGATATAGAAAGTATTAAATAGATCGTACATGAAACTCTGAAAGAATCGCTGGCTATGTACCTTGAAAACTCAATGTTTCCAGGTTTCCTCAGACCAGAGAAAGAAGAGGAAACCATGGGTGATTTCAGATCATTCGTAAATATAGGAACAAGAGAGAAGCCTGTGATGAAGAGGTTAGCCGCGAAGAGCCAGCAGGAACTGAACGACAGGATCGTAAAGGCTTACGTAGATTCAGGAAGAATATGGGAGTTTTTGGAGTTAAAATCGGACTCTGAGAATAAACCCAGGGAAACATTCGGGCAGTATGTTGAACGCTGGATTTCGCTCTATAAAGTCAATAAAATACGTGGAAACACACTGAAGGATTATAAGACAATACTGACAGGATATCTTATACCGGAGTTCGGGAACAGAGAGTTCGCCTCTATAACGACAGATGACTTCCAGAAGTTCCTGAATAAGAACAAACATTTGTCGATGAAGTACCTGACGAACATAAAGATTCTGTTTGGATCTATAGCTAAGGATGCTGTTGAGGACGGAGTTATAGATAAAGATCCTACTGCGAGCAGGAAACTGTTTATACCTTCGACGAAGAAGAAGGAACGTAAACCTTTAAAGAAGGAAGAGTATCTGGAAATTCTCGAAGAAGTTAAGAAGCTGAAAGGAAGATTGTATCTTTTGATTGTTCTGCTTATGTTAAGTGGGCTGAGAAGAGGAGAAGTCCTGGGGCTGAAATGGGAAGACTTCTGCTGGGATGAAGGATACTTCGTAGTTCAAAGGAACGTGACCTTCTCGAAAGGAATATCTGAAGTAGGCGAGACTAAGACTGAGTCTGGAAAGAGGAAGGTTCCTATATTAAAAGAACTCAGAACTTTTCTTGAGCCTTATAAGAAGGAATCTGGTTTTATTATCGAAGCTAAAGGAAGAGATCAGCAGCCAATCTGCAAGTCGACCTTCGACAGAGACTGGTACCAGCTGAATAAACTGATTAACCTGCACGGAGCTACACCTCATATCTTCAGGCACACATTCCTGACATTACTGGCTGCGTCTGGGGTAGACATTAAGACTCTGCAGACGATAGCCGGACACAGTAATGCTGAGGTAACAATGAGAGTGTACGTACATCCTGTTGACTCAAATATAGTAAAGGCAGGAGCAATGTTCAGTAAGTCAGTCTTTGATAATGTTGACTGGACTAAGTACGAAGAGATTACGGAGAAGTCTGAGATCGAAGAAGAAGTAGATAACGTAAGTTAACGTGGTGTCAGTATACATAGGGTATACAGGATTCGAAATATTCATACCCGGAGTGTCATTGGTTCGAGTCCAATCGGAGCCATTCTAAGCGTTATCTCGATTCTTCACGAGTCGAGATATTTTTTTATCCGATGCATAATTCGATTTACGTCAGTCTTAACGTCAGCCTGAAATACGACTTGGTTTATTCCACTAAGATAGTCAGCCTGTCTGAGCTGTCAGATTCTACGTCAGCCAACAGAAGAAAATAAATTTTTATTCAGCCGTTATTCACATAAGGAAACCTGGAAGCAGAGTTTATTCTTAACTTTAGCTGTTGTGCAGCGACTGTTAACGTTAGGAATAAGTGCGTTATAAATTACCCCTGATGACCGAAAGTCGTCAGGGGATTATTCTTCTTACAGTCCAAATTTATTCACATCGTCAAAAGAAATAAGTTTATATTTCTTCGTAAGAACCTCGTTCTTACATACAGGGCACTGAGCTGCCCAATATCTCTGAAAGTGTGAGAACTTTCTTTTCCCTCGTTTCACTCTGAGATCCCAGATAAAGTTTGTACCGCACTGTGGACAATGAAACGTAACCACTCTGTAGAATCGTGGTTTACTGGGTTTTATATGGTTCAACGGTATCGCCTAATCCTTTTCTTATAAATGTTTGTCCTTATAGTAATCACGCATTGACTTTACTGAAATCCTGATATCATGTTCAGGATCTGTATAGAATTTTGCTCTGGCTTCTGACCACGGAGATTCTGATTGGACACTAGCTGCGAGCCACGTAGTTCCTTTGTCTCCGTATTTCAGGATAACAGTGGATATAACGGCCCTGCCTTTAACTGGAATCTTCTCAGAATCTCCGATCATATCTGCAGCTGTGAGATTCGCCCTGTCTCTGTAGAACTCATGGAGTTCACGGCAGAAAGGTCCGATCCTCCAGGCTTCAATAGCTTCGTGGAACAGCTTCTTCCTGAAGGTTGTGTAGTACCAAGCTTGTGAATAATATACCTAGAGCTGGAGCTTCATAGGGGATATTGGCCCTGTAAGCTCGACGATGTATTTCGCGACATCAAATACTGTGACCGTATCACTATCGATACTGATTAAATTTTTTATTCGCTTTTCTTTGTTAGCCATGTCAGCCGTTAATCTCCTCAGCTTCTTCTTCGGGATCTTTAATACCGCTCTTAATCATATCAATGTTAAGGTTGTACCAGGCAGCTTTAATAGCATCCAGAACTGTCTGGCTCTCAATATCAAATCCTTCAGCCGAAAGCCTGTCGAGTACAGCCTTCAGTTTCTCGTCTCCGTTATGTCTGCCGTACTCAGCTTCGACTGCGGCTACAAGTACCTTTACGGAGGATAGTAAATCATTCTTGTCAAGAAAGGGACGGATATACCGCTTCCAGACAAAAGCTAAACATAAGCCAAAAGCGCTGATTAAAATACACACGATCAAAGTTCTGATTCCTGCATCCATTCGGGGATCACTCCTTATCTGTCTTATCCATTTTCTGTTTCTTCAAATTGTTCAGTGTGATAGTTCGAGTAACTGAAGTTCTGGTCATCAATAGAGGTTCGTATCTTCTGTACGTTCTCGACTCCGGCCTTCCCGTAGTAACAGCCTACGGCTATCCCGGCGAAGGTTGTGGTAGCTTGAACAATATTTACGATAGCGTCCGTCTGAAAAGAAGCGAGAGGTGCATACGTGATCAGAAGAAGAGAGAGCGTAATAATTGTGAACAGCGCAACTATGGAAACCCACGCGAACTGTTTCGAGGTTTCCATCTTCTTAGACTTCGCTGTCATTTAGTTCGCCTCAACCGGAGCAGATTGAATCTTCGCTATAAAATCTTCCGGGATATGGTTATGCATACCATTCTCAGTATAGATTTTGTACATCCGCTCTAAACTGGTCAGTTCATTGTATGAGATTGCGTTACGTCGAACGCCGTAGTGCATGTAAGCCCACGTTAACTTTTCGTTAATCAGGGAACATGTCTGACTGTCGAGGCTTTTAACCTGTTCTTTTATCTCATCAATACTGCCCATAATCTGGCGCATGTCTTCTTTCCGATCTTCGTCTCTGCGCTACTGTTCTTCTCTGATCTTCTTTATTTCTTCCATCACATCAGCCGGGAACTTCTTAGCCTCTTCGATATCGAGATGATGCTGGTGGATACGACGTCCAATAACTTTAATATTTTTCCAGAAAGCAACAATAAGACCTACTCCGGCTGCGACAGCTGCGAAAGCACCCCAGCCGGAAGATATAAAACTCATAAAATCAGACATAAAGACCACTCCAATTAAGTGGTACTTCTGGTTTATCCAGAAATACCTGCGTTTTTTAAGGCATTTACCAGGGATCTGGCGGCCTCGATGTCTAACTCGATTCGTACTGTACTCGAGGAATTCGGCTGATTTTCTCCAGTAATTTCTGTAGATCCGGGAGTTATCTGAGCTTCGACTAAGAACTCGGATTTAATATAGCCGTTAATCGGTCTTCCTCTGTACGTTAATTCGACTTTAGACCAGGTATCGTTTACCTGTTCAGCCGAAACAATAGTACCGACAGGAAGCTGGATAATCCTGTCGGAGTCTGTAGAAGGACGTTTACGAACGTTAACGCTCTTTCCGTCCTGAGAAGTAATCTTAGCAGTATACATCGCATCGCCACCTGTCGTTATAGGAATTTCAATAGTTACTGTGTTCTCGTAGTTTACGTCCTTCAGCTCTCCCCAGTGTGTCCAGCCTGTAATTTTCGACTGAACTACACCTGTCTTGGAACCCTGAGCTTCGATTACTTTACCTTCTCCGATATAGAGACCGATATGATAATACCGTTTCTTAGGATCTGGGTCGTATTTAAAGACAGCTGTTCCAGGTAGGAGAGTCTTACCGTCAGTACGGTAACCATTCCGCTACTCACCCTTAGCTGAGAGAACGTTCTTAGACCAGATAGAGTTTGAGCCATGGTAGATTGTTTTACCGTGGCGTTTATAAGCCCAGACGAAGAGTCCGCTGCAGTCAGAGACTTTATGGCCGATCCACTTCTGCCCATACTGAATAGACAGGTTGTAGTCAGAGTCTCCGCTGTGTCTCTTAACCTAGTCATCGTAGCTGGCACGAGTCCAATTCTGGCCTGAGGTTCCGAGGATATAGCCGAACTCCTGTTCGAGAGCTTCTTTAAAGTCTTTAATCAGATCAGTGTACAGGATCTTTCCCATCGCACTCACCTGACCTTAGGCAATAATAGATAATGTTACGTAGCCGTTATCGTCTTCGATAAACAGAGCTACGTTGTCGAGTCTGTCGCCAACAGTTTTCGCGTTAGCGACCTGGCCGTCTTTCGTAAGACTTCTGTCGATTACGAGAGAACTGGATTCAACGATCTTCTTCTCGACGATGTTTTTACAGATGGCATATGTGGGTATATCTAAAATTCTGTTCATGCTGCACCCACCTTTACATTAAGTTAAATTACAACCCATTTACGTTCTGCTGACAGTCTCCAGATAATAGAGAGGTCAGGAGTTGTACAGATAGATCCCGGAGCTAAGTGGAGCTTCTCTGCATCCACAGCCGAGATCGGTTCATTCTCCCCGAGGATTATTTCAACCTGAGGAGCAGTATTCGGAATGTCGTTTACACGGGTGATTACCATAATAGGTCACCTCTTTAATTTTAATAAAGATCGTCTTTGAGTTTGTTTCGTAAATCTCTGCAGCGTTTCTTTTCGTCTTCAGATAAAACTGTCGAGCTGTCCATAATTATCAGTAAAGCCTGCCACATGTACGAGAAAGCCACTATGTAAAATGTCGGATCGTAAGTATAGGCTTTTGCCTCTCTATATTTCTCAACTATAAGCCCAAGCTGTTCTTCGTAGTAGTCTTTAGTGATGTCACTGGTTTTTAGTTTTAATAATTCGCACTTTGCCTGTAGTTCAGGTAAAAATGTCCAGAAGCCTGACCCACTAGTACCGCTTATTTCAGTCATTATAATTATCGGTTTCCATACACAGGAGTTATCATTCGCCCAATCTTCCGCTTCCTGCTCGTTCAACAGATCGACATGCTGCTCATAGTACTCTTTGAACCCAGAACCAAGAGAACATAGCTCGCTAAATAATTCACGTAAACGTTTGAGTATCTTTTTCCTGAAGTCCGAAGGAGATACACCTTCTTTATTGATACCTATAGCGTAAGTTGTATTAAAGAACTCTTCTGCGTCGTTGTTGTAGTTGACGATTTCGTTCCACCGTTTATTGAATTCCTCTTGTGATACGTACATGTTAATCACCTCTGGTTTGTTGACTCAGAAAAATCAGACGTTGTATAATAATCTTCTATTGAGCGGAAGAAGGTAGGTAATACTATGGAGCGGATAAATTCTCTCGAATTATTCTGCGGTACTGGAGGATTAGCGCTGGGTTTACAACAGGCAGGGTTCGACCATAAAGCTCTGATCGAATGGGATAAAGACTCCTGCGAGAATATAAACGCGAATATTAGAGAAGGGTATGAACAAATAAAAGACTGGAATGTAATCCAGTCAGATGTCCGGGCTATAGATTTCGAAAAGCAGTTCGAAAGAATTACTCTTGTGTCTGGTGGTCCTCCATGTCAACCTTTCTCGTTAGGAGGGAAACACCTGGCATATAATGATAAGCGGGATATGTTTCCTCAGGCTGTTCGAGCCGTAAGAGAACTGAAGCCGAAAGCTTTTATCTTTGAGAACGTAAAGGGTCTGCTGCGCCAATCCTTCAGCGAATACTTTAACTATATTATCCTTCAGCTCAAGTATCCTGAGATTGTTCCTGAAAGCGGAATGGACTGGAGAGAACACGCTGAACTGCTAAAGAAATACAGTGAAGAGAAAACTGATGGGTTAACCTACTCAGTCCAGTATAAACTTGTTAACGCTGCAGATTACGGAGTTCCACAACAAAGACATCGTGTCGTAATTGTAGGATTTAGAAGCGATCTTAATGTTGACTGGAGTTTTCCAGAACCAACACATTCAAAGGAAGCTCTCGAATATTCGAAGTGGATAACTGGAGAATATTGGGATCGACATGGACTTCAGAAACCAGAAGCACCTAAATCAACAGAGAAAATTACAATTCAAGCACTTACAAAGAAACCGTGGAGAACTGTTCGAGATGCGTTAGCAGGTTTACCTCAACCTTCTGAAACCAATACAGCAGTACCGAACCATGAATTTCGAGGAGGAGCAAAACAATATCCTGGCCATTCAGGAAGTGTGTTGGACGAGCCATCAAAGACAATTAAAGCCGGAGCTCATGGTGTCCCTGGCGGGGAAAACATGATTGTTCTGGATGATGGTTCGCAAAGGTATTACACAATTAGAGAGAGCGCAAGAATTCAAACGTTTCCTGACAACTATATCTTTCACGGTTCATGGACTGAGAGTATGCGACAAATAGGAAACGCTGTACCTGTACTTCTCGCAAAAACAATAGGAGAGTCTGTGTATAAGCAGTTGGAGAAGGTGGTTGATCGTGAGCAGTAATACGCTGAAAATCATAAAGCCGTTTAATCCTTTAGATAAAACAAATCTCGGCGAAAGCGTAGCAGAGGCTGCGATGAAGTCACCTGTTCAAAAACTGCCGCCAGAACCTTTTATTGGAGCAGGCGTCTATATTATCTACTACGTCGGAGATAACCCTATATATAAGCAAATCACTGAGAAAAACAGGAACGGAAAGTTCTCGTGTCCGATTTACGTAGGCAAAGCTGTTCCAGCCGGAGCCAGAAAAGGTGGTCAAACAATAGACGTATACACAGGAACTGCTTTATATAAGAGACTGACAGAGCATAGTGAATCAATAACAGCCGCTCAGAATTTGAAGCTTCAAGATTTTTACTGCCGCTTTCTTGTAGTGGATGATATATGGATTCCTTTGGCTGAGACATTGCTGATCGAGAAGTTTAATCCAGTATGGAATAAGGTTCTTGACGGATTTGGAAACCACGATCCTGGCAAAGGAAGATATGAAGGAAAGATGCCGTACTGGGATTGTGTTCATCCGGGGAGAGAATGGGCAGCTAGATTGCAGCCATGCAGATACGGTAAAGCAGAACTGGAAGAGAAGGTATTAGCTTACTTAAACGAACAGGACCTGATGTTATAATCGTACCTGCGACTCGCTTCGGATAAATCCTCGCTCGTCGTAGGTTGTGAAGGAGGTGGTTCCAATGAACTACTTAGATTTGAAAAGGAACTATACGATGAAAAGGAAGTTTGTGAAAAGGTACGGATTGAATAGGAACTGAAAATGTATTTAGAATCGGAAAACGAGAGTTAAAGAGCAGGAATGGTTGAAAAGGAAATAGGTTTAGTCATGTTTGATGCTAAACCGGAATGAAAAGGAATATCCCCTAAGCGGCAAAAGTCGCTTAGGGGATATTTTTTTAGCTGATTTCTCTGAAGTAATAATGAACGGTAATTGTTCCATCACCGTTTTCAAGGATTTGAGTCGAACCAAGTTCCATATTATAAAACTCATAAATATCGCGGTCAGTATCAACTTCACGAATACGAACAAAAGATTTATCAGCATCGCGAATTGTCTGAAAATCAGGGAACATTTCAGTATAATTACTGTAAACCACCGTTACGTCTGGGTTAGGGATGATACAGGTGTTAATATCAATGCGTGTCATGTCGTTAAACCAAATATAAAGTTTCTTTTCCATACTGAAATCCTTTCTTGATAACGATAAAAGTAATTAAGTGCAGAAACACAGCATAACACAGCGAGTTTCTTCACAGGCTCTGGTTTTACCTGCGTTTCCTTCGATAGTATAATAGTAACGACTATTGTTTACGATGCCAGTTCTAGTCCACCATTCTTCTCCTGAGCTAGAGCTTGTCCATGGGTGTTTTTTTGGGAAGCCGTTTTCTTTGGAATAGTTTGAAAAAAATTCATCGTATACACATCCGCTTGTTTCCTTATGCTGAATACCAGTAGAATATCCAGTTTCTAAGTTTGAAGGAATAAAAAATCTGTCTGCGCTATATTTCGTTTCGCTATTATAAAACCAAGATTTATTAACTGTTTTTATAGCATTTTTTAAAGCGCTATCTTGTAGTGTGTTATACATTGATTCCAGTTGTTGCCTTATATCAGATGTTTCCCATCCTTGACAATCTGTACCATATTTCATTGTTTCAGGTAAAACAAAAAATGAGCCCCATGTTATGTGCGCCTTCCCAGATCCATCTGCTAGATCATCTTTATCAATTCCGATAATACTGCATTCGATAAGTTCGCCATCAAAATCAAAAGTTTTTATATCTCCAATGGAATATTTTTCCAAATAAGAACCGTCATTTTCTGCAGCAAGTATGGTTTGTATATCGTCAGTTATATTGCCGTAATTATTGTCTGTGTATGGATATTCGGATAAAGGCTTTAGCTTTGTCGTATTGAATCCAGTAGAGGTTTTATATGTCTCAAGTAAACTACTAGGAACAAAAACAAAACCGAATTGACCTTCGGTCATCATAGTTCCTTTAAAGAAATTACCATTTAAAGATGATAGTGATTCATTGCTAAAAACTACAGCTCTTATCGGATTTCTACTAAACACATTCCACGAATTATTTGAACTTGATTTGAAAACATTAGGAAATATTGCACTCTTTATGTTGCAATTTTGAAAACAATAACTTTCACACGATGATAATTTAGGAAGATCCTCAGCGTCGATTGCCGTCAAACCGCTATATGCTATTCCGTATTGACCTATGGTTTCAACGTTCGGAAGACGAATTTTTTTTAGGTTTTTCTTATGAGATAAACCGCTTGAAGCTGGAATAGTTTTCAATCCAGATTCAGTAAATTCTGTCAAAGTGTCTGATATTAAAGCGTCTAACGTACCTTGGATTCCTAAAATATCTGTAGTATTTGTATACTCCATAAAATAACCTCCACCTTTCATAAACAAAAACCAACAATAACATCACAATTATTTGTTAATGCGGTTCTGTTAGCGTACGCGGTAGCGGTCGACGTGTTCGGAACTGTTAACCCATAATTAGATTCTGCAGATTCTGCATTAATGCTGGTTCTCTACCAGAAGGATGGTACACTGCTCCCCGATGTGGTATATTTTATTCGAAGTACAACGTTACTTATTTGATCATATACTGCGCCGCTGTTTTCTATCTGATACCATGCGCTAGCAGATTTTCTAAGTCCTAATTCTCTGCTTGAAAAAAGCCATATATCTTCGTCTGAAGTAATATCGGTTCCTGTTGGATCTTTTGTTACTTTTTTAACAGTTTTTATATTGGATTGTATGATAGTTGGAAGTTTGCTTTTAAAACTTTTGATTACGCTGCGAAGCTCAAGCTCTGAATATGGAACAGCTTCGTCAACACTGTGTGCCCTATGTGAAAAAACGGTTGTCCGAAAAGCCCATGTTGTTTTTGCAGTAGAAGCATCATTATCAGATAATATATCTTTGTCAACACCGATTAACATTGTTTGATATCGTTGTCCGTCGGCTTCTATTGTTTTTATGGATCCTATCGGGTATTTATCTACGTTTCCAGAATTTATATTACTTATTATAGTATCCCAATCGTCTGAAATGTCTTCAAAATAGCCTAAAGGATAACTATCGAGCGGCGCAATCATATACTTACCCCACGTAATATGGCTTCTATATAAATCTAACAACTCGGGACGTACGTAAATCGCTCCAAGTTTCTTTTCTATGAAAGTGCCGGAAATCGCGTTTACATCGTTTATTTCAGCAACAGTTGATGAATGGATTACTAAATGTTTTATAGGCTTGTTCCTCAGCTGAGCGTTGAGATTATCGGTGTTAAACTGAAGATTGTCTAATTGTGTAAACTCAACCGTTTTTAAGTTTGAGCACGAGTTAAGCCCATTGGGGCCAATATAAGTAAAAGGACCGGAGATTTTTGTTAATTGTCCTTGACCAATCAACCCTGAATCAGCTATAGTGGAATTATTTATTGTTTCATATATTTCCAGTTTTCCCCGAATATATTTAGTCACATCGTTGCTTGCATCTGCGTATTGAGCTACACAAACTAGATTACCGACAATATTAATAGGCTCTGGTGACCATCCTGTGAACAAATAGTCATCGGTATTTCCAGTGCTGTTGTTTGTGGGTGTTGTTTCGGTATAATTCGCACTGCCGCCATACGGAACATTATTCACAGTCTGAAGCGTATTATTATCCCAGTTCTTAAACGTCACAGTAAACGTTCTGAGTTGACTCGTAAACACAGGATATAAGTCACGATCTTCAGTAACATTCTTCAATGCATCAGGATCCATTACTCCATCTACATACCGCGCCCAACCATTTGCAAATGTGAATGTATGGCTTGCGCTCTGCGGTTTGGTTGGTGTAGATCCAGTATAAGTGACAGCTGCTCCATTAGCGGAAGTTTTTGTCTGAAGCACGCTGGTTCCATCGTAATTATAGAAACGAACCGTGCAATTAATTGTGTTGTAATCTATCGTGATATCAGGATATTTATCTTTGATTTGCTTCGTAACTGCACCGCTTACAGTGTCGATATGGATCGTTCCATAAACCTGAGCTGTGTCTACGTTAAGCCCCTGTTCGTTGCGACCGTGTAAACTGTCAAGTTTTGCTTTTATCGCAAGCAGTTCAGTCTCATCTGCTACTGTCCAATCGAAACCAATTAAACGAAGATTACTGCCTTCAGTTAATCCGTTCACCAGAGTTTTTGTATCGATAATATTACCAATATTCTCCAGCGTAACGGTTGTCAGATTCTCTTCGGAAGCTAACACGAAGTCTGTAATATTCGGCTGATTAATAATCTCAAGGTTTGTGATCGTTCCAGGCAGATGCAGTGTTTTAATTATGCCGCCGTTAGGAAGCTTTACGCCTTTAATTGCAGTGCCATCGAAGTAAATATGTTCGATATTCTTACAACCAGATAAATCAGGAGGGGTTGTAAGCTTATCGCCATAGTTCGAACAGTTACGTACGTCTAATGTCTTCAGCAGCGTGTTATTACCAAGCGTCAGGTTCTCCAGGTTCGGGTTATTATAGTTCGGATCTGCGTCTCCAAGCTTAAGACTCTGAAGTTTTGTAGCATAGGAGAAGTTCGCGTAACCTACCAGCAGCGGAGAAAGATCGCCTACACTCGCCAGCTGAGAAGACGAGTAGATATAAACTTCGGTATCGTTCATCCTGTCGAGAGGACATGGAATTGTAACCGAAGTATTTCTTGGAGTCTTTCTGGATACCTGCTCAACGTCCTGAGTACCAGAATCCTTCGAGCCGTACTTAATTGAAACATAGATATCAGCATACGGAGTTACTGTTATATCCGCTTTGTTGTAGGCACGAAGAGTAATAATATCAGACAGCGCATTACCTGCGAGATATTTACTGTCAGTGAACTTAAGTCTGTTATAGAGCCACCACTTACGCTGTTCGGTTTTACTGCCAAGAGCCATCTCGAGATAGCTGCCGTCACATTCGTCGATCAACGGAGCGATGTATTTATAATAAGCGTCTTCGTTAAAGATCGTCTCAGGCCATTTGGATTGATGGTCTTCGAACATCTTTTCAATAGCCTCGTAGCTAAACGCATCGTTAGCTCTCAGGTCTTTGTACATTCTCTTGATCTGAAGACCGAAAGCCTTTCGTACGTTTCTCCACTATACGCTTTCACGACCGTTGTAAACGTCCTTTTTGCCGTTATTATAAGTATCCTCGTCTTCGAGGTCGTAAGAGAAAGTCAGGTGACCTTCGTTGTTACATGTCTGTTACTTTGCTGACCTGTTCATACAGGCGGGAACGGTTCTTCTTTAAGTGGTCTGGTTACCTCTGACCGTTCCTCTCGCGTTTCTTTTATAGGTGATTATAGCGCAAGTTCAGACTGTTGCACCCCGGGTTTATCCGGGCCATTTCGCTCAGTCGTTGTTGGCAACGTGTGGAAAGAATTCAACAATAAAACCACTGCATGTTTCCGCAAGAATGAGATCTGCCTTTGAGCGTTCTCACGATATTGCAGTGGTTTAATCCGGTTTGTCTTTCTGCTTCACCGATTGAATCATAGTAGTTTACTTGACCTTCTTTATCTACGGAACATATCCTCATAGAAGTTGACGCGCAACATTCATTCGTTTTAGCTGCCCGTTTCGTTCTTGTTCCATAGTTATGATTGTAGTCATTTGTACACCACTCAAGATTTGAGACATAATTGTTTGTCTTGATCTCGTCTTTGTGATTCACTTGCGGTAAACTATCAGGATTCGGAATGAAAGCATCCGCAACTAATCTATGCACAGCGAACCATTTACTTTCGCAATGTCCGCTATAAAGTAAAACGGAAAGGTAACCTTTGGCTGTCAGATGGCCAGTGGTTATCTTTCCGATGTTTTTATTTTGTGCGTAACTTTTTAATCTTCCGCAGTTGCTGATTTCATATCTGCCTTCATAACCTTTTATAGGTTTCCAAATTTCGTCCAATATTTAATCACCTCTCAAATTAATCTTTCACACGTTTTCCAAGGCGTTGTCCGTCACCATCGGAGTTTCGCCGTATATCAGAAATGGTTTTTACTTGGCACTAACCTCAATGCCAAGGGCCGTATCAAAGTCATACGGCTAGAACACAACTTTTTTCTTCATGCTTCGACTCAAGCCGCACCACCCTTTCTATTATGGATTTTCTTCGGAGTTAGGTTCTTCTGTGCTGTCGTCACTGCTTGGTTCGACAATAGGACTGCCCATAAAGGACGGGAACATATTCTTGGCTCGGCTATCAACCATCAGGAAAATCTCAGTGAAGAGATAGTAGTAGATAGCGGAGTCCAGTTCCATGTAATCAGGAGCTTCGTCTCTGAACTTCGCGATACGATATTCGGCTGTGTCGTTATTGAAAGTTTTCGTAACAGTAACAGTGATTCCTTCGGCAGGTTCTTCGAGCCAGGAGTACGTTACAGGAGAAGCCAGCGGTTCATTCGTAGCAGTATCAGGATCAGTAGACACAATCCAGGCAGCGAATTCGGCAAGCTGAGTAGGATCAGTATACGGAGGATCTGTATCGGGATAACGAGCTTCGAAGTCGGTAAGCCAATTTGTACCGCTGTAATCCGCAGTTTTGAAATGGACAAGATCCGTACCGTTGTTTCTAACTTCCCAGGATTCGTCCCCGGAAACGAAACCAAACACGTCAGAAGTACTCTTGTCGTTGTTCCAATTGTATTTACCGATAAAGGTAACTGTCTTAGTGTTCGGGTTACGGTGGAAAATAACGATAGGTATACCGTCAATACCCTGACGGACGTTGCCGTTCTTTTCCTGGGCTGGTGTTTCGTAGGGACATGTGTCATTATAAAGTCTGGCGAGTTCTACGTTGTTCGCGCCTTCAGAAGAAGCGACGTCAGCTTTATAACAGAAAGTCTTTACAGGAATAGAGTTGTCGCGAATCTTCCACTTGGAAACAGTCTCGCCGAAACGGTTCAAGAAGCCGCCATTATACTTAACCTTATAGTTCTTTCTCTTATATCCCGCAGAAGAAGTACCCTGAACGTCCATCTCTGCTCCGGTGAAAGTAAAGCAAGCATCAGGATCAGTCGGATCAACATATTCTCCGCTAACATTCTTCTTTTTGTCGCCTTTAAACTGAGGAAGCTGCGGCGTCTCAAAGATAAGGTATGGGAGATCTCTCGGAAGCTTATCGATAACAATTCGCTTATCTTCCATAACATTGTTTCTGTTAAAGCGGTCAAGCATCAGACCTGTATCCTGAGTATCCGCAATCCAGTTCTTAACGATATCGTCGCTGGAGAGAGCTGTATCGTACACTCTGATATTATAGATATCCAAAGTGCACTTACCATTACCAAGGGAAATATCTACAGCTGAAGGCTGAGAGAAGTCGTCGTTGTCCGGATACTGAATAACTGCAGACAGAATACCGTTAATATAACAATACAGTAAACGGTTCTTGCTTCTCGGCTCGACAACAAACGCAAGACGAATATGTTCATCTTCCTTAAACGGTACGTAGATAGAAGACTGCTGAGAAGTCAGAGTAGCGCTCTGAGGAGTAGCAGTAAATCCACGTCCGTTCGAAAGACAAGACATAACAATAGAGTCGTAGTCTGAAACGGAACTTGTAGCAAACTCAAATTCAATTGTCTTACCAGCAGTACGGAAGTCTTTCCCGAAGATTTTATAAGGAATAGTTACTCTTGCTTCGTTTGAAATACGAAGGACAGAATAGCCATCGTCGTCCGTTACCCAACCGTTAGACACGTAATCAAACCCGGTGAGCGCGCACTCTATATCGTTATAGTTCCATTCAGCCTTATTTGCGTCGACGTTACTCCTGCCTGAACTGGTAAGATACAGAGCCAGGTTCTCAGTCTCAGGCTGGATATCGATCTCAGCAGGAGTTACTTCAACCTGCAGTGTTCTTGTCGTACCTTTACACGCAAACTCGTACGTATACGTTCCTACAGAGTCCATACGAGGATTGTAGTCATAGATTCTGCGTTCAACCGTAGGCTCAGCGACAACCGTTCCGTTTCTGGAAATCGTAACTGTCGTAGACATAGACGCAGGATCATATACTGAATACAGAATATGGATCGTGGTGTACTGAGGAACAGAAGGGGTCTCGAGCTGGCAGGTAATAACAGGAGTAGGATTCTGCGCGTCGACACAGATGATCTCGAAGTACAACTCATTCGAGCGAACAGTCTGGCCGTTAATCAAAGCATCAAAGTACATTCTGAGAGTATGCATGCCATGACTCTGCTTCGGAATTGTAATAGCCATGTCTCGGTCAGAAATCGTTGTAGTAAACGTCTCGATCTCAGTTCCGTCGAGAATAAAATGCATCGTCTTCATAACGCTGCCGATAGGTCTGTACGGAACATCGATAGCGCCGAAGTAAGGAGTCGAAGTATCGAACGTACTCTTCAGTTCGAGTGCTACAACGATAACGGTACAGCGGAGAGAACGTTCACTGCCGTAAATATCCGTTACGGTAATAACAACCTTATTCGTACCCAGGTCAAGGTGAGGTGCAAGGTCGATTGTATTATCTCCCTGTGGCACATTAAACACAGACTTGATCGTGTTGTTCACCATAATCCTCAGAGAACCAGGACCAGTAGAGATCTCGTTTTCCAAAGACGACCACGTGAACGACATCGGGCAGGATGCGCTCTGTGGAACTGTAGTAGTCAACCAGTCAGTTGTATTGCGGATCGTGATCGTGGCATTACTTGTGTCGCCGCCGCCTCCACCGCCGCCGCCTCCACCGGAGAACGGTCCAAGAGGTCCGGCTACAACAACACCATTACTTGTAAGGTAGAGATATCCATTCTCAGTAAAAGCGCCGTCAACCTTTGAGTCAACAACGTCTTCAAGAATAGCTTTTGTTTCGTTATCCACGAATCCAGTTACAGGACCGACGATTATTTTTCCGTTAGCTGTAGCGTAAAGCTCACCGTTCTCCATGTAGATCGAGTCGACTTTATTAGCTCTCAGTCTTCTAACGTCGTCCTGCAGTGTATTCGAAGCACCTGTCAGAACACTGATATCGGTTCTGGCTTTAGCGTCCTGCACCTCGAACTCATACTCTTTCTAAGTATAGTCCTGCGCATCCTTCGCTTTTATTTTGAGATGATGTAAGGGTTCAGCCATTTACTCACATCCTTTATTCACCGTCGTCAGAGCCGCTTTCTAAACGACTCAATCTCTCGCGGAGTTCGGCTATCGCTCTCTCCTGTGCGAGGTTAGTATTATGTTCTATCTCCAGAGAATACTGGTCAGGCTGAGGTCCAGCTTCTAAAGCTGAAACTCTCTGCTCCAGATCCTCTATTCTGGATAGATTCGTATTAAAGTTATCCAGCTCCGCATTAAACGCGTCCATAATCGTACTGTATTCCTCGAGCTGTGTGTCAGTATAGATCGAAGTGGAAGGCTTAGGTCTCTTCGTTACGTCGACAGTAATCTCGTAGGCTGTATAGCTGGCCTCAGATTCTGTCTTATACACGTAGCACATAACAGGCCGTCCAACCATCAGCAGCGAATCTGGGATCTGAAACTGGATATATCCAGTTCCTGTCGTAGGACTTGATCCTATTGTAGTCGCCATCCCGACACAGGCTGACTGAATAGTGTACGAACCAGATTCAATATTCGTAATCTTAATCTTTATCCCGGTATCCCACTGGTAGACTCCAGAGATCATAAGCTCTGTAGTCGTAGATCCATCGATCTCGTGGACAGTATTCGTGTTCGCCAAATTCAATCACCTGCCTTAATACGCGAAGAGGGTACTGCTTATTGTGACAGTACCTTTCTTGTCGCTTTCTACGTAGATCTTCGATTCTTCTATCGCGTCATGAAGTTCTTTCTTCGTCGCAAGCAGTTGGATCTGTTCCTGCATATCAGCGACGTCTTCCTTCGCCTGGTCGATATCGTCCATAGCGGCATTCAGCTTATCCAGTTCGACGTTAAACGCAGCAGCAAGAGAGTTGTAGGAGGAAGTCTCTTCTTCTGTATAATAAGTCGTAGTAGGCTGAGCTCTGGGGATTACAGGAATCTTTATCGTATACACCGTATAGCCTGAACTGCCTACGGATTTGTAGAGATAGCAGAAGATTGGCTTGCCTAAGGAAAGTAAAGCGTCAGGAATCTTCAGAAGAAGAACGTTTCCTGACTGAAGTGAGCCTCCAACATTCAGTGACGTGTTCACATCTGCGCAGGAGAAGTGGCCCTGCTAAACTGAATTCGGAGCGTTAAACACTCTGAGAGTAATACCATGGTCCCACTGATAGAGCGGTGAAGATGTAATGGTATAGATATCGTTTCCAAACCTCACAGAGAGTGTGTTATTTTTTACCATCCTTTCTCACCTCTCTTTATGTCCAAATTAAAATACAGATATAGTTTATGAGCATACCCGGATCTTCTCGAACCGTAAGCGTTAACACGTTATTGTTCTCCCAGTACGGAAACACAAACACAGAGTTGTTGTTCGGTATCACATACACTCTGGCTAAATCATATCCGAAAGCTGGAGGAGAAATTGTCACCTCTGAAGACGTGCCAGAGAACTCCGTTAATCTTATCTGCATAATCTTGTCTCCTGGAAGTTTTATACCGCTGGCGAACAGATCCTCGAACAGACCAGTCGCGATAGTCGGAAGAAGTTCAGACAAATAGTTAGGCGAAAGCTTACTCAAGCGCAGAGTACCGTCAGCGATTCTTTCTCCAGACATTTCACCATAGTTAATTTCTCTGGCGTTAAAGCCATTACCGCTTCCGAATTCGCGCCATATCCAGTTGCCAGATAGGTCCTTGGAGTTTGCGATCCTGAAGACCCCGCTGTTCATAGACATAGCGGACATCCCGTCGGGAGAAGACCAGACGTCGTTTCCTTTTCCGTCTGTGAACTTTGTAGATGTGCCGTTTGTAATCCCGGTCATAGATGAATCGATACTGCCGCCGATATCAGACGCGCTAATCTGGCCGTTGTTGTTTATTGTCTTAGACCTGTCGTAGATCGAGAGCTTTCCTTTAGCCTCAGAAGCTACCTCGGCTATATGAGCCATTACGTCTTTGAACTCATGCTGATTCAGAAGAGAAAGGTTTGTGTTGATCTCGATGTTTGACCGCCACGGATTGTCGTAGCAGATAGAACTCTTATCGATATATGCCCACAGATTCAGGGAGATCTCAGGGTCAATAAGATGAGCTGCGTATTCAGTAGTGATTCTCGGCCAGTCCTGTTTATCTGAAAGCTGAGAAGCGTAATACAGCATATCTCTGTTTGAGCCATAAGGATCTATATACTGGATCTGGTACGAAGCCTCAGGTTTCGAGATCTTCTGGATCGCGTACAGAGCATCAGCGTAGAGTTTGTCCTCGTCGCCGTCTACATAGTTTGTCTTCGAGAGGTAGCCTTCTCTGTACAGCTCACCCAGTGCCACTTTCATGTTTGTTTCAAGAGAGTCGTACTTATCCTGAGCAGTCTTCATAGCCTGGTACTTTCCGATATAAGCCCTGTCTGATGTATAGCGGAACTTGTTCATCATAGGAATCAGACCGTGTACTTCACTCGGCTTCACATGGAAACTGTTAATCAGATAAGCGAGCTCGTTCTCGATAACAACTGCGTTCTCGTAATGGTACGGAACTAAAGATTTGTGATTATACACAACGTCATCGAGTTTGGCGTAGAGTCTGAAATAGAAAGCTCCTTCTGGAGTTGTGAACCCACCTGGATCGTAGTTGTCTATTCGGATCTGAACTCTTGATCTTCCGTAGAACGCAACACGACCTACACGGCTCCACGGCACTGACCACCTGTACTGTGTGTTTGACAGACATCTTATATAGTTCGACACGCCCCATGTACTATCTGTTGTCGAAGTGACTACGCCGTTTATATCCATCTGGTAATATTGTTTAAATCCCATATCGGCGCAGTCTGTAATCGTAGAAGCTACATACTGGGGTCCAGAGACAACAGAGCTTTTTACGTAGCTTTTAATCTCAAGAGTTGTCTGAACATCTCCGTTATACTGAGTTACGTATCTCTTTGTTGTATTCAGAACAAGTCTTCCGTTATTCGCGTAAAGATTCTCCGCAGTAGAGAATACATGAAGGTTTCCGTCTCCGATATCCATAGCGAATCTGGAAGGGAGAAACACATTAGAGTTCGAGGTGTCTTTATATTTTCCGAGGTTATCCAGATCGCTCAAATGGCAGTCATAGTTCTCATAAACACCCGTGTAATAAAGGTCACGCTTATTGCAGCCTTCAATTACGATACCCATATTGTCGGCTATACGAGCCTCTTCAGTTTTCTGGTATTCGTACTTTTTCCAGACGTCGCCGCCAGTTCCAGATGTATACTGGACTCTGGCCACTGTCCCATCGTATTCTCTGTAATGGTATTCATACTGAAGGTTCTGAGTCTGAATCTCTTCGTTAAATACCCAGACCTGATCTGTGTTTTTATATTCCTGAACAACGAATACAGGATACCATCTCGTGTCTCCGATTGTTTTGTTACAGAAGTACAGCTGCCCGTAGTTCTCAGGGCTGAACACATAACACCAGGCGTAACCATTAATCGAACTGATTGAAGGTCTCTTACTCGGACTGTCAACGAAATATACTGGGTGCTTCGTAGTTACAAACGTAGTGACTTCGTCCAGAGTCATTACGGCTGACTCGTCAGAAGATTCAAATGAGCCGATATACCCGTTTACGTTATTTGTTTTAAACAGGTAACCTACGAGGTTTGTGTTCGTATCTGACCGTTTATCTGAACCGAAGTAATAGTCAGAGGACTTCAGCCAGAGAGTAATTACTTTCGGGTTTTCTATATCGTCGACTTCCTTAATGTAGGTTTTATGCCACAGGAAGTCTTTTGATGAATTAAACATATTCGAGCCGCCGTACTTTGTCCGTTCAGTAGCCCAGGCACCGCCGCCATATTCTCTCTTATCGATATAGTAGCTGGTAGTAACGTCCCCTTCAAGAGATAGTTCGAGACTCATATCGAACAGGTAGAGAACGGAAGCTTCCGGGTTTATAGCGTCTCCGTTAGCGAACAGAGCAGTAGCTGGCTTCCACCTGAATCTCTTCTCAGGCTTTACGTTAAACTCAGTCGTATATGCTACGTTCTCATATCCAGCTGTATCGAGCGTAATCTTCACATAAGATCCACTTGTATTTACTGTGAAAGGCTGGAGCTTAACGTAGTCTACAGATCCAACAAGTTCCGATACCTTCGTTAATTCCTGAGTAAAGGCCAGAGACTTCTCCTGAATTTCCTCAAGGAGTTTCGGTCCCTGTCTCTGAAAGTTCGCGATAGCCTGAATTGCGTCGTCAGTTAATAACCCTACCTCGTCGTAATAGTTAAAGTCCATTACGAATGAGAACCAGTTCCGTACATCTGTATTGGAGATATAGGTAACTGTAGGATAGCTGAGGTTAGGAGCTGACGGTTCGTCATAGACACGGTAGGCCATATCGACTTCATAGTTATAGTCGGGGTTCAGAGGATCTGTTCCAGGGTCCGAAAGATCAGGGTCTTCAGGAACGAGTTCGCCGTCGTCTTCGCTGACGAGATCATCGTCACCGCCAGAAGAACTGGAAGAACCTGAAGAGCTAGAAGAACCAGACGAGCCGGAGGAAGAACTTCCGCTCGAACCAGAACCTTCTACGTACAGAACCGTATCGTCGTAGACATACATCATAGACGCAGGATCCAGTTGAGAGAAGGTAAACGTGTGCTGACTCGTAATCTGACCAAGAGGAGCTTCAGTCGGTTTAAAGTACTTCGTAACGACAATACCCTGTGCGTTCGTATACTGGAACCTGATCTCAGTTTCTGGGGCTACTGAGCTGTTAATCCTGAACTTCAGTTCCTTATGGGTACATTCGTCGATTCCGCAGTATCCGTTCGTCTTATCGCCGTAAGCTCCATAGGCATACAGCTTTGTTCTAAGATTCTCTGTGTTCAGAGTGCGGGTAATATTCTTTACATTATTTCCATAGTGGAGTTCGATTACACCTTTAGCCGTCGTAACGTCTGGAACAGTTCCGTCCTTCGGTTCAGAGAAAGGATTCATCGGGACAATATCTACCGTCTTCGAATCTCCTCTGAAGATAGGTTTCGCATCAAACAACTCACACATCTTAGAAATCAAAGAGAAGGCCCCGGTCTTCTCAGAGGCTACGAGTGAACGGTACTTAACAGTTACACCGTCGTCCTCATAGAACTTCGAGACAACACCTTTCGTCCAGCCAGTACCTTCGAGGATCACGTCCAGGAAAGTATCTGGGGTTCCGACGTTATTGCCTTCGTCGTCTGAGAATACAAGACCGAGGTTCTTATACTTCAGCTGCTGCGAAACATGTCCGCATATAGCTGTCACTGTTCTGGATTTGTTTGAGTGCGTAATCTTAGGTTCAGAGATTATGTACCATTCAGTCTCGTCTTCGTTAATCAGTCTGACTTTATAGTCAGCCTTCATAAACTGAAGACGAGGATTCTCTTCCTTACCGTTCTCTGTCTCGATAACTGTCGGGAGAGTAAATGACTATTCTCGCCAGCCGTTACGGGAAGTAGACTCAGTAATACCAGAAGCCTGACCTGAGACATCGCTGTTTGAATCATAAAGGTTACAGATCTTATTGCCGGAGTAGTCGAATATATCGATGATACATAATCGTTTATAATTTATCGCCATAAAATCGCCTCTTAATAGAATGTGGGTTTGTACACAAAATTTAATCTGGTTATGCTCATCTTTGTAACAGGACGGATCGAGAGTTCATTCATTCTGAAGATAACGGCCATACCTTTAAGATCAGCTGATAGGGAAGTGCCTACCGTGATCTTATTTGTATTTGTGTTAACTGCGGTAATCTTATATCTCGTTCCTCCTGACTGTGCGCAGATATACTGACCAATCATATCTTCTGAGAGTATCTGGTTATTTACAGATAAGTTATTAGAGTTTTTCGCGCCATTTACGAAGACATTTCGGTAACAGGGAAATGCCGGGGAGAGCTGGATAAAGCCGAAATCGTGGTATAAAAACCCATAAGTTACTGTAGAACCGTTAGTAACGAACGTCTTACCGTTAAGTCCGTCGCACACAATCCACTTTCCGACATTCGTAGTATTCGACTTCGTCCCGCCGATAAACTTCATCTGCTGGCCAGTAGTAAGGTTGTCTATAATAACTCCTGTTCCAAAGTCTCCTGCGATCTCAACAGCTACATCTGCCCTGGCTGAGCCTGGGTTAAAGAGCTGGAAGGTTTTCTCGGCAGTAACAGGAGAGGAGCTTGTAGCGAAAGAAGTAGGAAGGTTCCACGAACTTCCTGCCATCATGGCTGAGTTCAGATAGATATCCTTACTGTCAGGATCTGTCGCTTCGATATACATTTTGTCACACCGTGCGAAAGGGTAGTAACAGCGGACTGTCATACTCTAGAGACCGTTCTGAGGATTAGGCAGCATCTGAATAGTAGGAGGAGTAATCACTGTTGCCATATAGTAGTTCCACGGTCTGCGTGAGAAAATAAGTTTCGCTGTTTTACCCGGAGCAAATATCTGGTGGAGTCGGGCCATAAAGCCGTCCTTCACGTTCTGTCTTTCGAATACACAACGGAGATTGAAATCCTTCGGCTGAAAGGTAAAGCCGTAGTAGTAGCCGCCTTCGTGTCCGTCAAACTTCTGCTCGTGCATAATCGCCTGAGCAGGACCCCAGACATAGACGTCAGCGTTCTCAGGCACATATGTTAATCCAAGAGAGGCGATATCAATCCCGTCAAAAGTAAAGCCGCCTTTCATACAATCACCTCTGACAAAAGAATACCCCTGTACTCCTTGTTGAGTGGAGTACAGGGGGAGTGTCTGTTTAAATGTTAGAGACACTGAGACCATATCTGGAGATCTCTTTCACAAGAGCGTTACCGACGTTCCTGGCTACGGTTTCGTAGTCGTCGTCAGTGTTAATCTCTGCTTCATTTATCTCAATATGGATGTCTCCGATTGTGACATTCGATTCCGAACCTAAACCAGATATAGCTGCGTTCGTAAGAAGTCTGGGGAGGCTGATGTACTTAGCCATCTCCATCATCTTCGCGAGGTCTGCGTCCATATCTGTACTGTTCAGGGTCGAAAGAAGATCCCGTGTTTTCGCGATCCTGTCAGCGAAGTAGTCGACTCTGGCTGTGCCGGGAGCATCGATAAAGTCGTCGAGAGATTTCGTAGCGTAAGCGTCGAGAATCATCTCGGGATCAGCAGGAGTACCGTCGACACGGATAGCACCCATCCGACTTCTGACCATTTCGGTAGAAGGGATGTAACCACCTTTAGCCATAGCAGTGTGAGTTACGGAAGCAGGACCCATATAGCCAGTCTTCTGGATAACTCTCTGATTGGCATACATCTCGTAGAGTCTGTCGTACCATTCAGAGTCTATGATGTGAACGTCATTATTGTTCGCATACAGACGACGTTTCCTCAGTTTAGCCTCGTTATATTCAACTGGACCGTAAACAGCCTGATTCGTTTTGTTATCCCAGAGGTAGTAATACATCTTAGAAGGAGCCGTCTGAGTCTTCGGATTAGGATAAGTTCTCCTCGTCTGAGTTTGAGTCTTAGGTTTCTGTTCATCCTCGCCAGGCCCAGGTCCGTTGTATGGGATATAATTATCTTCAACAGGCTGATCGTATGTCGTATCGTCGCCATTACCAGTGCTGTACGTTCCATAGTTACCGCTGTTGTCATCGTAGTGCGTATAAGACGCATCATCCTTCTGACCTTTCAGCCAGCGGTCATACATCTGGGACCACTCATACTCGTACATCTGTTTCTGATATTCAGAAGCATTCTTGTACGTATCAGTGTTCCTCATGTAGTTCATGAACGTATCGTTACTGGTAAGGATACTGGCAACCTCTGTCCAGTACGTATCTGTGATACCCTTCATCTGTTTGTAGGTATCTTCCCAGCTGCGAAGCATCTGGTGTTGCGAATCCTCAAGACTCGTAATGTATTCATCGACGTTATTCTTGAGCCACTCAAACAGTTCTTCCTGAGACAGAGCCATAACCTCGTTTACTTCTTCCGCGAAGTTCTGCTCGTTTGAAAGCATCTCCTGCATATACTCGTCGCCATAAGTAATACGATCTTCATATCCCTGGATCTGGTCTTCAAGAGAAGCCTTCTGAGCAGCTGCCTGTTCGTCCGCGATATCCCACGCGATTTCCTTTTCGAGAGCCGCGATCTTTTCACGGAGAGCTGCCGCATCTTTGGTACGGGTAGAGTCCATAGAGATAGAGGCATACTGCCGCTGAAGTTCTGCGAGTTCTTCGTACTTATTGGCTTCATCCTCTGCGTTCTTTCTGCGCTGGAGTCGCTCATCGATAAGCTTTGACTCATCGGCTAAAGCCTGCTTCTTCTTATCGAGGTCGCGTTTAATCAGATCCCACTCGTTCTGGTAGCGTTTCTTTATCGCTTCGAGAACGGTCTTCTCCATTTGAACGGTAGCATCAGCCATATCCCGTTCTTTCTGTTTCTGGGCTCTGATCTCTTGGTCAACAAGATTCTCAAGGTCAACACGAAGCTTAATAATAGCCTGTCTGTTTTCCTTGATTTTCCTGTTATTCGCAGCGATAGCGTTATTCGCAGATTCGATAGCTTCTTCATAATTAAGGATTGTTTGATAGAGATTGAACCAGTCATCTGTACCCTGCTGAGTTACAGCCAGCTGAGCTCTGAGCTGATAAATCATTCCTTCAAGAGAAGCTTTCGTTCTCTCCTGGGCCTGGTTCTCCAGTTCAAGCATACGGTTATAGTTCGTAATCTCTTCCTGAGTTTCATAGTACTGTTCCTGACTCTGGATCATCTTGATCTCGTGGTCAAGAAGTTCCTTCTGTCTCTTTATAGATTCAAGAAGTTTCTGAGCGGCTGTCTTTTCCTTCTTCTGAGAAGTAGGTTTATTGTAAGTATACTGCTGGTTCTTCTTACCGCCGCCGAGCTGACTCTTGGATTTGTATATAGAAGTTGTCTGTTGGTTATTATTCTTTTTGTTTTTCTCAGTAACAAGTTGCGTCTTAATGTTTCCGTTCTTGTCCGTAGAGATATCCAGTACAAGACTGCCGACAACTCCTTCGTTTTCTGCCAGCTTATCGAGAATTTTCTGCTTGTATTGATCGCAGAATTCCTGAAGGTCAGTAAGGTCGATTGTTCCGTCTGCGTTAACGTGCGCTTGGATCCATTCAGCAAGTTCAAGAGGTTTGTCTTTAAAGACATTCATTAGTGCCTCTTCGAACATCAGCCTTGTAACTTCAGCGTACATTGCATATTTTTCCTGAGCATTCGCCATAGCGGCATCAATAATCTCTTCCAATCCAGCAGCATCTGCGGCTTTAATTCTCTCAATATCAACATTACTGAACTGAGAGATAGCTCCGAAGATCTCGTCGGCATGAGCCATCTTCGAAACTTGGGCTCCGCTCTTGCCTCTCACGTCATCCATAGCAATAATGAGATCTTTGATACGGGTCATATCGTCTCCCATATCCTCAATTGCTTTGTTTACTTCCGTTTCAGAACCGTGCAGATTTGTAAACACGCTCACAATGGAATCAGCCATAGCGTTTCCTTGGACTTCTGCGCTAGCCCAGTCAGATATCATTTCCTGATAGAGTTCCTTTTGTTTATCAGCTGTGAATTCAGTCTCTCCTGCGAAGTCGCCCATCAGGCTGCTCATAGCTTTGAAAGAACCGTTGAGCTTTGTGATCATAGCATTCATAGCCGGATCAGACATAGCCTTCTGGAATCGTTCAGCGTTGTCAGCATCATCTGGATTGAAGATACCCTGACTGAGCTGAGACATAATATCAGACCCGAAGATAGAGTTCATCGTATCTACGCCTCTGCCAAGCATAAAGTTTTCTCCGCTGATGCTGGACGCAGCTGCCGCAGCGAGATCGTCATTGTTCACATACTGAGATCCCTTAGAGAGAGCTTCAAGAATAGCGGAAACCATAGAGTCGCTACCTGCTAAACTCTGCACTCCTTCCTATGTCATGCCTTTTTCCTGAAGGAGTCCCATAGCATCGTTGTAAGTTCCTGTACTCTTGAATGCCTCAATAAGGTCGAACATCGAAGTAAGAGTTGTATCTCTGTTTGCTTGATTCGTGATATAGTCATTAGCAACCTGATCTGCAAGCGAAACGGGAGTGTACGTGGAAACACCAGCTTCATCGTAGATCGCGTACCTTCTGCGATTCTGATCTAATACACCAGCTTCTCCCTCGGATCCGGCTTCAAGCCTTGGAGGCGGGATCATATCACCGTTATAGTCAACATTGTGCCTTACACCAAAACTATAGTCGCCAGTTCCAGCTAAACTCGTAGCCATAAGACCTAGAGTGGGATCGTTAATCAATCCAGATGTAACCATCTCCTGGATCATCTCAGGAGTGATAATCAGTTTCCCATTGCTCGCATACTGGCTGGCAATCCTGTTATAAAGAGTAGGATCGGTTTCAAGATCGGCAAGGAACCGCTCACGCATTGTAGCGCCGCCGTAGTTGAGGAATGAATCATCTGCTGATTGATTAAGCAGGTTCAGAAGGTATCCAATTCCTTCGGCGTCCATCTTCCTGATTTGGTCTACATCGACATTAGATTTAGACGCAAGGAAGTCGGCTTCTGCTTTAGTTAACTCTTCGCCACTCTTACCTTCGGCTGAATGTGTGATGTCGCGAATCTTCTCGACATTAGCCATCTCGGTCATGTAATCGCCGAGAGCTGTAATAGCTTCAGCCGCAGAACCAGAGAGTCCTTTGAGCGTCTCGGAAACTTTATCTATAGACTCGTTGAATTCGTTAGCTCCTTTAACACCGTCGAGAATGAAAGCATTAGCGAGCTTCTTGACTTCATCTGTAGAAAGATTGAGACCTTTGCGTACCTTTTCGAGGATGGGTTCAAGTTCAGGGAAAGCTTTCTTTAAAGCTTCGAGCTGACCAGCCCCGCCTTCTTCAAGATTGAATGCGTTCAGACTAGACTGTCTGTTCTGTTTCCCGAACAAAGAGTTATCGACATTTCCTGTTATCATCTGGCTGAGCCAATTGTTCCCGAATATCTTAGAAAGCCAAACGTTGTAATCGTTGTTCCCGTACTGGTTCGTTCCAAGAACGGCTGAGTTAAAAGCTTTAACCAGTTCGTCGACAGTCACGCTCTTATCTCCGTTGCTGGCAGCAGCAAGGAGATTGGAGAACCCTGTATTCTCTTCCAGGAACTTAGTAGCTAACTCGTTGTTGCTGAAGTATTTTTGGAAGTACTCAACAATAGCGTCAGTTGTTTTGAGCATTCCGCTATTCATGACGCCGAACATACCTTGCGTCATTTTTGTTGTCCTGTTGGTCTCATCCATTGCCTGTTCTCTTGATGTGAATACGTTATCAAGAAGTGATTTACCTTCTCCGAGCGTAATGTCGCCTTCGAGCTTGATAGTGTCTGGCTTGATTACGATATTACCGTTTTCCAAAGCAGTCACGAAAGAGAAATTCCCAGAGTAACCGCGAGCTTGTGCTTCGGCAATTATATTCTGCAGATACTGGTTTCCTGTTGCGCCGGCAAATTGGCTGGCTTGATCAAAAGACATAGTCCCAGTCTTTGCGAAGTTAAGCGAAGTAAGAGTATCCCAGTTCATCAATGAACTCAGATCGGCAATAGTCATCGTATCTTTTTTAATAGCTTGCTTTATTGAAACTTTAAGACTTTCGGCTATTACCTTGCCTACGTTACTATTAGCTCCAGAAGAAGCCTCGTCCGCGATTCCTGTGAATATCAGTTCAATAACATCAGCGCCGAGTTCTTTAATCTGAGCTTCTTTCATTCCAGTGATTTCTTCGATAAGAGCAAGCCCGTCTGAATCAAGAGCAGAACCAGAACGCCCACGGTTACGAGTGACTATCGAGTTCATATCGGCGTACTTCTGAATATTTCCAAAGACTTCACCCATAGCTGAGAGCTTAGCCTTTGTTGAACTGGAAGTTAGATTCGAAATCGACTCAACAACTTCTTGAATGTGCTGATTGTATTTGTCAACCGATGTTATACCTTCGGAAATAAAAGCTTGAGCTAAGGCTAACTGCTGTTCTTTTGTGACGGTTTCACCAGCAGAAAGAGTGTTGAGTACTTCGGTTAACCCTGAATATTTACTTTCAAGCTGCCCTATAAAATCAAGTATACCCTGATCTTCTGTAGTGCCAAGATAGAAACGTCCTGTATAAGTGCCGCTAAGCATCTCGCTTAACCAGTCCTGGCCAAGTAACTCGTCCATCATCCTGGAATATTGCTCATGGCTAAATGAGTTACGCCCTGTGGCTGCATCATTCAGTTGACGTCTAAAATCGTCAAAGCTGAAGAAGGAACTGCCACTCTGCAGAGAATACCACATGTTGAGAAGCGTAGGATTTTGAGAGAGAATAGAAGGTAAATTATCCACAACTTCTCCGTATTCGCTTGTTAACCCAGAATTGAAAGAATTGATGTCTGAATAATGTTTAGCTATATTATAGAATTCAAACAACGTGTCAGTAAAAAGAGGGCTTTCAGCGGACTTATTTAAAACAAGACCTTCTACGGTTTTGCTTGGGTCGTAATACACCTGCTGATTATTTTTATTTTTTATATCGTAAGCAGAGATCCCATTCGTTCTTGCGTAGTTTAAAGCAGCTTCCTGCGTTTCAAAACCCATCCCGCCAACGTTAAACGCATACGCTGAAGCATCGGCCTGTCCTTGCAGCATAGCAGCACGAGTAGCCGGATCCGCATACCTTAATTGAAGAGCGAAAGTACGCGGCGTATTATACATCTAGTCTGGCAAGTTATCGTAAGATACGCCTTCTCTAAAATGCCCGTTCTCGTCCCAGATAGCATTTCTTGTGAGGTTTGTCAGTGCGCTGGTTACTACGTCTTTATCTCCAGGAGTGTATGTCGCAACAACGCCTACAGCTTCCTGTATAAGTTCATCGACAAAGTTTTTCTCAAGAGTAGCCCAGTTATCCTGAAGCTTACTTCTGTGCGTACCCGACACAAAATCAGTTCCAAATGAATCCAATAAGTAACCAAACAGGTTACCTATAGCATCATCGGAATTTGCTCCACGGAAAGACTTAAGCCCGTTGTCTAAATCGTCGATAAACATTTCAGCCATCGATTTGTCGCCTGACACATACGGGGACATGTTCAGTCCAGAAGGCGCTAATTGCAACACTTCATTTAAAGAAGTCTTAACTTGGGATATATAAGATTCTCTATCTGGAGAGCCTTCGAGGAAGTTTTTGTTTTTAAAGTTAAGCAGAATGTTGCCTAACTTTTTCGCGTCTTCCAAATTGTACCCAACAGAACCTTCAGGAATTAAACCTAATGAAGAGTTAAGTATTCCGAATTGAGGGCCATAGTACGATTCGTTTGCTGCATTCTTAAATACTTCTACGCTCGAGTATGTGCGGGACTTCTTTAAATCATTTAGTTTGTGACTATACTCCATCCCGAAGTTACTCATAGCCCACTCGTCGGCAAGAGCTAATGCTGTGTCACTTGTAGCCTTATCGAAATCACCTGCTGATTTCTTTGCTTCGGAAACAATCTTTCGCCATCTCTCAAGAGTGTTTGTTGTAGTGTCGAGATTCTTGTTGAGTGACGGGAGAGCCGTAGTTAAATCTTTGATATTTTGTTCAAGCTCTTTAGTTTCCTTGGCTGATAACTTGGAACTACCAGAGAAGTCCTTGTATTTATTGGCTAAAACATCAGATTCTTTCAGGTACTTTCGAATGGTATCAGATTGCTGATTCCTATTATTTACGTAGGTGTTCAGCTCAGAGATCTTAGTACTAGACTCCGCAGCTCTAGATGAAGATGAGCCAGACGGGATAGCGCTTCCAAGTAATCCAGCTCCAGCAACAACAGCGCCACCAGCAAGAAGGCCAAGCAAAGTACTAAGAGGACTAGATACGCTATGAACTACAGCCATAGCAACGCCGAGAGCAACGACAGCAGTGGTTATTGCTCCGATTGTTCCAATAGCTTTACCACCAAGAGTAAGTACGTTTTTCAAACCGTTCAGAATAGTTGTTCCTATTTCAATTACGCCAGTTAATACACCATCGTCTTCAAGAGCCAACACAAAACTGTCAAACGTAGATCTGAGTTCCTTCAGCCTTGCGTTAATTGACTCGATCATAATCTCATACTTGCTCTGCGTGATACCAGAACTGTTCCCAGATAAGCCGAGGTATTTAGCAAATGTCTCTCCGTTATCTTCCGACAATCCTTCCATAAGCGTATTAAACATGTTAGCGCTTCTGGTTTGTGCAAGATTAGAAGTAACAGCTGCCTTCTGGACATCAGTCATCGAATTCCACTTCTGAGCTACTTCAAGAAGGATTTCGCTGGCAGATTTAAACTCGTCCATACCCGCGCCTTTACGCATCTCAATACCAGCAATCTTCAGAGCTTTTTCTACGTTATTCAGCGTAGTCGTTTCTCCGTTAATCTCCTTAGAGTAACCACTCATGGTAACATTTCTCATTCGGGAGAAGATAGTATTAAGAGCTGTACCGACCTGCTGACCACTGAGCTGTGTCATAGAGGTCATGACAGTAATCATTGAGTTGAGCTCGTTGTAAGACACGCCAGCAACTTTAGCTGAAGCCGCACACTTCTGCATAGCTTTCGAGATTTCCTCTGCTGTTGTAGCAGCGGAGTCGCCGAGCGCTACGAGTGCGTCCATAGCCTCTTCAGCGCTTCCGACAAGATTATTCCTTAAGGCAGTTGTAATAATCTTAGTTGCTGTTGTAGTCTTAATCTGAGCAACAGTTGCGAATTTAACTATAGCATCAGTCTGAGAATCGACTTCAGCGTCAGAAAGACCTTGACGATAAAGCGCCGAAGTAACATCAGCCACCTCTGATGTAGAAGCTCTAAGGTTAATTGCTTTATTAACCACACCAGTACGAATACTCTGCATCTCTGCATTTGTTTTCATGGTGATTGCCTGGATCTCAGTCATCGAAGCGTTGTATTCCATCACAAAGCGTTTCGCTTCGTTAATAGCTTGTTGAAATAAACGTCTTCCGAACTGCTGAGTTAAACGGCTAACTCCAGCAATAACAGTATTAAGACCAGCGGAAAGTTCAGCATGTGTACCAGTAAGCTTATCAATAGCTGCTTCATTTTCTTCTATTGCTTTTGTGTATTTCTTGATATCGATCTGAGCTTGCTCGTATCGCTCATCTGTCGCTGAAATACCTTGGAGTCCGATAACCTTCTCATTAAGACCTGCGTTTATCTGCTCCAGTTGTTTAGCCTGGGCTTCGTATCGATCAAGCGATTGTCCGTATAAACCAGTACGGCCAGCTGTTTTGCCGAATCCTAATTTGCGAAGATCGGCATATTTCTCAAGCTCAGAATCTACTTGCCTGTCGTGCTCAGTGCTGAGTAATTTCGCATATTGCTCCGAATCTAGTTTATCTATAGCGGATTTCTTCGTAGTATACTCGTCTTTCGAAATGCCGCCTGCTTTGTATAACTTCTCAAGATCTTCGTACTGTTTGTTAACGCTGTCTTTGAAGTTCTTAATAGCCTGTCCGTACTTATGTAACGGGACGTCTGTGCCGTTCTGTTTCGCAAATAGATCAGAGGTTGTTTCATCGAGAGATTCTGCATACTCTTTATAGAACTGCTCCCTCTTCTCTTTCATTTCCTTTTCTTTTTCGACGGCTTTCAGGTAAGCAGCTTGGTCTGACGAGCTCTCCCACTCTTCTTTTCCATTGATCTTTGCGCCGTTCTTCTTGCTAAAGTATTCAAAACTTAACCCAGCCTGCTGTACTGAATTGGTTACAGCCTCAAGCAGAGAACTTCTATTTCTGGCATTAACATTTCCTAGAACATTATTATCAAGGAAGTTCGAGGCAGCTATAAAGTCGCCGCTGATAGCATGGTTAAGAGCTTGTTTGTTTGCGAGTTTCGCGTTAAGGTATTGAGTTTCAAGATCTTTGTAATCCTTTTCGCTAACCTGCTCCTTAAGCCCTTTATAGTTTGTTTTAAACTGTTCCAGCTCGTAATCGTAATGAGAGAACCTGCTGATTTTCTTAGCTTCATCGTCTAAGTTCTTATTTTGTTCCTTATTCATTCGCTCGATGAACGAATAGGATTCCTCCATCGCTCTGTTATATCTATCCTGAATTACGTGAACAGGAAGCCCATCGTAAGAACCAGGACCAGATGAACCAGAAGGAGGATTGTCATCATCATACCTTTTGTTCTTCCTTTTTTGTTTACGGCTGGATCCTTTATTTTTGCGCTTACCTGTCTGCGGAGGAGGTGTAGATTCTGCAGGAGTTTCTTCTTCCTCATCATCGTTTAGTCCTTCGACGCCCTCGTATTTAGCGGTCTCTTTTGCGAGAGCCGCACGAACAGAACTGTAGTCTACGGCTTTGCCTTCTTTAATCTGCTCAGTTACGACGTTCAGAATCTTCGCTACTTCGTTGTAGTACGCAAGAGCTTTTGCGCCCTGTTCAGCAGTATATGCCTGAGTATCAATCTTAATACCACCATCAGGGTTCTTCAGATTAAAGTTGAGATAACCAGTAGTAGATGTTTTGGAAGTTCCGTCTTCGTTAAGTCCTTCTCCTCCAAGAAGAACCGTTCGTAATGTTTTCCCGAACGAACCTTCGTAAGTGCCCTTATTAGAACGGTCATTCAGAGCTGCGTATAAGATTGCCTGAAGTGGGTTGTGCGCACCGTTTGACTTATAGTCGAGACGCATAATCTGCCCGTCTTTATTTTGGAGAACTACGTCAGTAGCTGCAGTGGCCTGATCTACGTCGGACGGGAGATCCCAAGCATTCTTATGTCTTTGTTCGGTAGCTATAACCTTGTAATCCTGAAGCATCCCCATAGACTCAATAAGACGCTCACGGCCAGTCTTAATCAAGTCATCTCTACTACTGTTAAATAATTCCGGGTGATCTTTTCTCGCCTGAGAGATAAGCTCATCGAACTTAGCCAGACCTGCATCTACAGCTGCCTGTTTCGCTGAATCAGATCCGGCTTCGTTTTTATTCTGGCTTTCTATCCGTTTATTACCCCATGCTTCCATAGCGTTGTGCATGATGGTTCCGAATTCAGATTCGGTCGTCTTCTCATCGGCGGGTAAAATGCCTTGGAGCTGAGCTACAAACTTGTTCGGATCACGAATGAAGTTTCCGAGATCTGTAATAGAAAATTTGGTTGTTGTAGCTCTTTTGTTAATGCTGGTATTTGGATCGTTCTTTATACCTAAAGCTTTACGACGCTCCTCCATTTCATAGAGTCGCTGTCTCTCTGCCTGGTATTCAGGGTTAGCCTCATCTGTGGACCATGCGGTTGAATGGTATCCATGGTCAAGAATATATTGACCATTCTCGCTGAGTCCTAAATTAGCTTCGGTTAAACCACGCTTCTTCAGAATCGCTAAACTTTCGGAATACTTTCTCCACTTTGACAACTCGTCAGTGTTATCGGAGTCTGACATCTCGTCGTTATATCTCGACATAAGAGCTTCGAGTTCTGCGACGTCTTCGTTCGATACGTAGGCAGCTCTACCAGTGTAAAGCTGTTCCATGATGCCGTACCACTTCTGGAGATACTGAGCCTGAGCGGAGTTATTACCTTTACCAAGTTGATTCTGAAGAGCTCCAAAGAAAGCTTCGAGGTTTGTGTAGTTTCCTTTTCCTTGCGAACGTTCGGCGTTAGCTGTGAGAATAGACATCATGCCGTTCGTGTCGTAGATCGTAGGCATAGCACGACCTTCAGCCAGAAGAGTAGCATAATCATAGTCATTATTCTGTACAGCTCCGGTCATCTTTGAAAGAACAGGAGCAAACGACTTACCGATTTCTCTTGTCCACGCTTGGTCAAACTGAGAGATTTCAGCGAGATGTTCTTCCTTAATACTGGAAGCCGCATTATACGATTCGCTGTTTCTGATAGCCATCTCTGCAGCTCGCATAATCTCTTCTTTGTTCTTCTTATTGACGTTGACAATACTTGCGTCTTGCGTGTTCGTTTGAGCCATAACATTTGTAGCTATTGCGGCTCTGTCGTAGAAAGACTGAACAACATCGTCTCCGACGCTTTTGTATTCATCCGCTTCTGTTTTTACATCTTCGGCTGATTTATCAATAGCGCCTTTTTCCTTCTCCATTTTCTTTCTTGCGCTCGATAAAGCTTCAGACCAGAGTTCGTTCATATCGACAACTGCTCTCATAGTTTCGCCAACCATAAGAGTCATGAAGTCGCCGTCGAAGTCAGCTGTACCAGACTGATAAACAGAACCTCTGGAGAAATATGATACGTTAGGATCGGCACCAAACTCTTCTAATAGCTTGCCCCAGTCCTCTGCTCTTGAGATTCTGGCTTTATAATTTTCTTCTGATTCACCGTTCTGACGTTCAACCCTGAGAACGTTAAGAAGCTCTGTGATTTCACCAAGGTTAGAAGGAGTTCTGCCTCCGGCAATATTCTGAGCTTTGATGTTTGTCGCGATCTCGGAGTCTTTCAGAATCGTAGAAAGTCCGAAGCTGTTAATCTGAGACTTCAGAACATCCTGAGCGTAAGGAAGAAGCATGTTGCCGGGAGACATAGCCGCAAGAGCTAACGTTGTCTGCCCCGGCATGTAGATAGCACCAGTTGACAGTTTATCGGTAAATGCCTTTCTTGTTGCTTCGATTCTTGCCTGAGCTTCCTGAGACGAAAGCATGTCGTAGTTGCCGTTGCGGATTGCTTTATCTAATTCTGAATCTGTATTGAAGACGTGCTTGATCTGACCTGGCACGGTTTCAAGATCTGTGAGATATTTATCAGCAGCAATCTATCTGAGTCTGTTAAACTCAGGACTGGCTTCCAAATGTCTTGAAAGCTGAGCAGGAATAAAGTCTTTGTCAATATTCCAGTTAGCGGAACTGCGCATAACAGTTGTGCCAACTCTTTTATTTAGTTCGTAAATCAGGTCTTCTGCTTCCTGGTAACTGAATTTCCTGCCGTCGTTATGTTTGAAGATCACATCCTGATTCTTTAATGTGCTTGAATCAGTAATGCCACCATATTGTTCATCCATAACGTCGACGAACTTTTCACGAAATTCGGCAAGCTGTTCCGCGTTTTTTAATGCTTTTTCTAATGCGTCTTTATTTGACAGCTAAGGCATCCACTTCGCTACATCGGCTTCATTTGCCATAACTGTAGGCATGTAGAAATGGTGTTTGCCTTCGCTGTCCAGTGTTGTAGCACCAGACGCCTTTAGAAATCTTCTATAATCAAGAGGGAGCAGTGTTCCTTTTATTGATGGCATACGAGCTTGTACATCTGCAGTGAGATACTTAGTATCAAAAATATTCATTCCGTCGGCTCTGTCTTTCGTCGGAGTGCCTTTCCACTTGTAATACGCCTCCAGATTTACAAGAGCCGTGCGAGGAACATCAAATCCGTATTCACTCTAATCCTCGCCAGTAGACCAACCTTTACTATCGTAGTTGAGTCCTTTTTTTCGATTTACATATTTTTCACTTTTGAGTGTGTTGCTACTAAAAGATGTAAAAGGATCGTAGCCAACTTTATCCACGGCTGCTTTGCGCATATTTCTTTCAATGAAATACACTTCACCGTTTGCGTTTTTACCGCCGTATACATAATCATGTCCATACTGAGAAAACCCATTATTAATAAGATCGACAGCCTGCTGCCACCGTTCCTTATTAATCATACGCTTCCCGTTATCCCACAGGAATGTTTCTTTCCCATTCTTCATGCCTTTCTCGAAAATGTCTTCAAGATCAAGAGCGATGACGGCTGGTGTTCCATCTTTTGTGCCATATGTATTATGGCCAGACATTCCAAGAAGACGGGTGTTTCTACTTTCAGAGACATCAATAAACCCGTGCTTCGTCGGGATAATTCTCTTGCCGTTCGCATCGAGTTCCTTCTGATCGAGAGGAATCGACACTCCGTTTTTAAGTTCAGTAATTGTATATTTCGGAGCCTGATACCGTTCCATCATAGGATCGATAATAACTCTTTGAGATCTGGTGTACTGAGCTCTGTTGGCGTCGCTGATCGTCTTCTGAACTCCAAGATACGGATTCAGATACTGATATTTACCAAGCGCACCCATTGCCTCATAGCCCTGCTCAACTCGTCTGGATGTTTTATTCGCAAGACTTTTCTGGACTTCAATGTCTTTTGAATTAAGATCTTTCCTGAATCTTGGCGCACCTTGAAGAGCTACTCCGAATTCTTTGAAGACATACCCGGCAATCTCATCCATCTGATCCTGAGTAAACTGTTCGAGAGCACGGAGGTTACCCTCACTCATAAAACCTGCACCAGAACGGACAATGCCTTTTCTGAGAAGGTTGTTGTGAGCGGCCATCTTAACGAGTTCAGCAGTAAGCTCTTTAGATACTAAACCGTTATTTCCTAAAGAAGCTCTGGTTGTACCACTTAAGTCGAACTTTAAATTCTTAAAAACATCAGGAAGTCTTTCTCTGAATGTATTGTAGTTTCTTGCGTTTCCGATAGTGATGGCGCCGTAAGAATGAGCAGCCGCCGATCTCATATAATCCTGACGCATCGACTTGTCCAGCATATTAGATACCATAAAGTCGATCAGTCTGTCGGATTGTTTCTGAGTACCAAAACCAGAAAGAACGGAAGCAGCCTGTGTGTACTGCTTGTTCTGCTGGAGCATCTTACGAATACCAGCATCTGTTAAACCGGAACCGTGAGCACCCTGCATCATGTGGCCAGTAAGATTACCGACAACATTTCCTAAGCTGGCTATCTGCTTATATGTAGTTACGAGATCTCCACCTGCAGCATTAAGCTCTTTATAAAGATCGATACCTTTACGTAAGTCCTGAAGATCAGCTGAAGCGAGACCAACGGAACGAAATATCGTATTAGCCTGATCCTATCCAAGATTCTTACTGGTAATCTGTCCAATCTCTTTCACTGAACTTGTAAGACCAGTAATTGTCCTGGACATCATTGTCTGCATCTGGACAGGGAGTGAAGCGAAGTCTGTATATAAACCTTTCACCTCTTCGCGAAGTTTGCCAACAGAACTGTTAAGATTAGACATTGTATCTTCGCTGAGAGTTTTAGATGTGTATTCCGACTGGGTATCAATGAAATCCTTAAACGTTTTTTGAGCTTCATTTGTTTGTAGATCAAGCTCCATACTGACTTTTGCGTCTGCCATTAGATAACCCCCAATAAATCAAAATTGAAAACAAAAGTCGAAAGAATGCGGAGGTACGGAATTGAACCGTTAATCCTGCCTGATCAGTCCCCACATATAAAATAAAGAGCTGTAAGACCTACAGCTCTTTAGGGAAGTTATCAGATTTTTCTATCTCTCTCCGCGAAGGAATAGTCCCTGGCCTGATACTGTGCCAGTTTTTCTTTATTGTCCATAACGACTTCACGAACCGCGATATCCTTCTCGCGCTGCTTAACTTCCTCGTTAAGCTTCATATACTCGAGAAGGTTCTTCATCAGTTCGTTCGTCTGTTTTTCTTCCTCAGGCTTAATCGTTTCGTTAACAACTGTATTAATCCATGATAACAGGGGAGTGAGCTGGTCATTCTTCGCATTACGCATCTCAACCTCAAGCTTCAGGATCTCGTACAGTTCGTCCTGAGGATCTGACTCATTACCGAGATACAGTCTCTGTTCCCGAAGGAACTGTCTGTATCTGGGCTGAAGGTAGGAAACACCACTGTACTCATCTGTCTCAACCACTGCATCTATCGCAGCGTTTACGACTTCGTAGTAATTGGGCTTAACAACTTCGGACATCTGGATTATTCTCCTTCCTCAGGATTATATACTCCAGTTACACGACCACCTTCAGGAGTACCTGGTCCCATCTCAATAGGACGGTTGGATACGGAAGCAGCTTCAAGTTCCTTATACTTCTCAAGGAAAGGATTCTCAAGAGCAATAATCGCAAGCTGTTTCGCGGCATCCAGGAATCTATTATAAGAAGCCAGAGCATCGACACCTTTCCTCTGGGCATTCCTGTATTCGTGAACCATTGTGTAGTAGTAATCGGCAGCAACCTTGTAAGCAGTTTTATTTCCCTTATTATATCCACTCATATTAAGACTCCTCTTTCTTATCTTTTTTCGTTAAGGACACAGCGTCCTTAAGCCAACCCATAGACGCTACCGTACTGGCAGAAGCTTCGGGTATCTTAACTGCACCAGAATTAATCGCGTTAAAGATCGCGTTCCCTCCACGTTTCTTTCCAGTAGAGAACGGGTTCACACTCTCGATTACTTCTGTTATTGACTTACCAGCTTTCTCATCAAACAGCGTCCGTCCCAGCAGATTAGACTGACTTTCGAAGCTGACGCGTTTCCGCAGGACGTGCAGGACTTGATTGAAAAAGTTCACAGACATATTGTTTATCTGTTTCTCGTCGACGATTCCAAGATAGACGGCAACAATAGCGACCGCGTCTTCTAACGTTATTGGTTCGTCCTCTTGGCCTCCCGGTTTTTTGCGGCTTCCTCTTTCTCTTCGATCTTGTTTATACGGCGGTAGATCTCGAGGATCTTCTCGATATCCGCTGCAGTCATGTAGTCGAAGTTATCACGGACGAACTGTTCGTCGTCGAATACTGCGACCAGGAAGTCGAAGATAATCTGTAAGCCGTCTCGCTTCGGATCGTATACTCCCTGCTGAATCACAAAGAGTGTATCTATCGGGACATTCTCCAGAAGTCCTCTGGCTGAAGTCCAACCGATCCTGTAGTATTCAAACCGGGTCTCTTTTATTTCTCTGTCGATACCGTTTATCGTAATGATATTCTCGAGCTTATGATCTACTGGCTGTCGATCACTTTTCTCAGAACCATTAAGGTCGGCCTTCTCGGCTTCACTCTTATTTAAGTCTGCTTCCTCGATAGCCGAAGCTTTCTACCCGTTGTCTTCAGATACTTCAGGCTACGAGTTCTTTACAGCCTTTCTGGGCATAGTAATCACCTCTAGGATCTCTTCAGTTAATCATGTAATACAATCGTAATATTTTAACGAATAAATTAATAAGTAGCTGAGGCAGGAACCCACAGCTACTTACACGGTTTTCTGTGCCGATCACCGTAAACGTCTTATAAAAAAAGGGACTGCTGTTTATTGCAGCAGTCCCTGAGTCTCCCGGTTAAGCTGCAGTAACAGGTCTATTAAGCAGGAAACTAATCTGAGTTTAATTACGGGTTAGGGGTTTCGCCGCCTTCAGCGGGAGCAGCCGCACCCTGACCATAGGCAGCACGGAAGGTTTCCTTGGTCATATAGAACATCTCATAAGCAGCGTCATCCAGACGGCCAGGATCCTCGCAGGATACGGTGAAGTCAAAGGTGGACGGGCTCTTATAAGAACCGGACATAGTAGGCACCTGGGTAATACGGCCATTGAACATGTGCACAACCAGGTAATGGGTAATGCCAGCGTCGGTGCAGTTCTTGCCGTCGTTGTAGACGGGGAACACAGCGTACACTTCGCCCACAGCACTTGCGCTGTTGTCGATCAGGACAGTAGGCACGTTCGTTACTTCGGTCTCGTAGGAGACACGGACAGCGCCAGTCACGGTCGCGTCGAAGGTCTACTCCTTGCCGCTCACAGTGTACACACCGTCAGAGGCAGTCTCGCCAGCGGTCATATTAGGAATGAACACAGTGCCGTCCAGAGGAGTGGAAGGCAGGGTGATCTTGTGGGTGGTCGCGTCGGGAGTAGCTTCGGTGTAGGCGATGATGGTCTTCTTGGCAGCGTTCTCGAAGTTCTGAGCGTTAGCCATAGCCCACAGCTCAGAGTCAAACTGACCCACGGTGATGTTCATATTCATCGTGGACTGACCAGGGATCGTACACACAGCATACTTGGACCAGCCAGCGTTAACGGAGATAGAGCCGAAATCGATATCGCTGGTGAAGTTCGTCAGCTTATCAAACACGTACTTCTTGCCGTCGCACCTCTTAAAGAATAAAAGAGGGACGTCGACGATATATCCACGTAAAGCCTGAATATACATAGAGTCACTTCTTTCTGTAAAGTTCGTTTATACTAACAACCCTATGTCCTCCTACAAACAACGAGCTGTTAATATCTGCGCACCCGAAATTTCTGTTAATAGACTTTATTAAACCAGAAACTTATCGTATATCTCGAGTAACCGACAGTTCGGGTAGCACTGTCCTTCTCGCCAGCAATTGTGAACTTGTAGCCATCTATATGCCCCCACTGGTCGACATCGATCTTTGTGAGGAGAATGTTCAGTCTGTTGGCGATCAGAGTGGTTCGGTTGTCGAGTGTGTCATTTGTCGCAGTATGCATATCATCATACTTGACATAGATGTCGAAGTTGAGGAGATGCTGTACGACATTCGGAACACCTGTGGTATTCTTCTGCTGAAAGCCGTAGATAACTCTGACTTTCTGATCCGTGAGAAGCTCGCTCGTAGATCCAGTCTGAATAAAGTACTGTTCCACGAACTTATTGATCTTCACATTAGAAGGAATCAGCATCAGAGTTTTCAGCTGCTCATCTTTAAAGATTCTCTGACGCAGAATCTTCTTCCATGTTTCAGCCCATGATTCAATTAATGTTTCGGCCATATATACCTCTCACGTTAAACAGGTCTGTAGGAAGTCTTTGCCTTCGCGTCGTTGAAGTAGAACTGGAACAACGTGTATGTGAACTCCTCTACTTTTGAGAAATCAAAATCAATCCCGCCTTTAAGGTCTGGATCGAGTCTGATCTGTACGTCTATATCACTAAGCTGCTTCTCATGGTGACTGTCGCCAGTAGCCATTCTGAATAACATAAACTCGTAGGCCATGTTGTCCATAAGGTCTGCGGCGTAGTCTTCCAGCTTCTTCTGTACGGCTGGATAAGCAGCTTTCATAATAGCTGATTCGAGCTGAGTGTCTGAGATATGAGTGTTGTTAGTCATAGTGCAGACCACCAGCTTCTTTGTTACACTGGAATCTGAGAGTACCGAAGTCCTCAGTCTGAGATGTACCAGTGCGGTCTATGTCGACGATCAGGTATCGGTCTGTGTCCCACATAAACGTATCGTTAATATGAACCTTATCCGTCTGATCATTCATCTGGACAGTAAGGATCGTGAGAGCTTTCGGAGAAACACCTGGAGTTCCCTGAGTTTCCGTATACTCCGGTCGACCGTCATAACGATAGATGTTGCAGGGGATAGAACCAGTAATAGCCTTATACCCAGGGCCGCTGATTCTGTAACCGTCGTCGTCTACTTCCTCGTCTACGAATCTCTCGAAGACGAATTCAGAGTTACATACGAGAGCTCTGGACGGAGCGTTATTGCTTTCCAGCGATACGTGCCAGTCCAGAAGGTAAACCTGCCCGTTGTTCGAGGCAACGATCATGTCGCCTTTACGGATACCGCTCTCTACGTCTGCTCTGAAGTTCAGGTTATGGTCCATGTTAATATATCGACTCTTCGTGGAGTCAGGATATAATTCGCCACGGATAATTACAGGCTCGTAGTCTTCGGCTGTTCTGTCGAACCAGTCCTTTACAAGTTCAAAGTCCATAACCTGATTCGGTAAATCTCCGTCAAGAAAGTTTCTGAAATCATCTGCCAGAGTAGGTGGAAGATAGAACCTTGTCTTCGACGGGGCTGAAAGGTAAGGTCTAGCCATCTCTATCTTCTACCTCCTTTCTTAACTGTCCCCTAACTTCGCTACAGGGACACCTTTATACAGAAGAACTTCAGGGAGTCGGACGATACTGTTTCCGAAGTTCAGGATCTCCCGTCTGAGTCTGAGGAACTTTTCAATTGAATCATCGGACCATTCGTCGATAGGAGCGCCGTGGTTCATCTCAGTGAACTATGCCTCAATATCGCTGATCTAGTACATAAGATCTCTGCCTGTAGTTCTCGTATATTCTTCGAACCCGGTACGTTTATTTACGGGCTCGTTTGTCTTTCGGTTTATATAATTTATCTCAACTTCAAAGTCCTTTAATCCGCTCATATAATCACCTTTATTAACCGTTCTTACTTAGAAGTCGTAGTGTAAGGAGTGACGGTACATTCTTTTCCAGAGCTTCCGTCTCTCCAGTTCTAATTTATCTATCGTCTCACCAATATACTTGTAAGGCTTGTCAGCGTTCGCGATGGTTATAGCATTCGTACTGTAGCTGACAATGTTGTTAACGTCTTCCTGAGCCAGTCTGAAAAATTCGATCTGAGCACAGAGAATAACGTACCTTCTCTCGTCGAGTTTAAGGTCCAGTCGGACGAACATTTCGTCGGAGCTCCCGGACTCACCATCATCGGCTGGGCCCACCTCTCCGTCCGCTGGATCTGTTCCTGTCTCGCTATCGCTGAGGCCAGGATCATCACTGCTGGAATTATTGGAATCGTCTCCTTCTTCGGTCGTGTCGTCAGGTTCGGTAACCTCAGGACCGTATTCGATCAGAGACTCAATATCGACATCGTACTGGCACACATTGATCAGTAACTGTTCGATACCGTCCAGTACCATTTCTGTATACTGCTGATCCGTAGGTTCTATCGGCACACGCTGCCATGCGACTTTCTTCTTAAGCTTATCCACCAGCTTAGTCACTGAAGTGCGCTTGTCGTATGAAATCTTCGCCATGACAACGCCTCCTGTTTTATTCGATGTTAAAATTCTTTTCGGGCATCTTAGCCTTCAGGATCTTCAGCTTGCTGACAGGAAGATCCATGTCAACGGCCAGAGTGTAGATCGCGTGAAGTTCAGCTTCGTCGTCAATCTTGCTCAGCCAGGACTCGAGCTTCTTCAGGTTGCCCTTCAGATTCGCATAGATCTCGTCCTCTGTAAGATGCTTGGCTTCCTCGGGAACTTCCTGCATACCAAGTTCTGAGATAGAAACCTTCTTGCCGCTTTCGGCGTCATAAATTTCGAGCATACCCTTCGCGAACTTCTTACAGTTGAACTTCGCACGTGACTCATCATACAGGATGTCATTCATACTCATAATGATCATCCCGCCATCAGCAGGAATATTAAAACCAGTACCGTCTGCCTTACGGACACCGATACCGTACTTGCATACGTTCACAACACGGAACATACTGGAGCCGCTATACATAAACATTCCTCTCCTTGTCTGTAATCAAAAACAGGAGAGGCTACCCATAAGAGCAGCCTCTCCTTATTAATACACCGGATTAGTAGTAGTGCCTGACGGCGCTACGGTTGTGTAGTGGAAATCTGGCGTAAGCCCCGACCGGGTAAGACGCGAAGCGGCTTAGCCGATCATGTAGGCACCGATGTTCGGGATCTCGGTAGACACGAAAGCCACACCGCACTTCTCCCAGATCAGGGTTTCGAAGACCAGGTCATCGATGTTCTGAGAGGTCATGGTCTGGACGTTACCTTCGGTCACGAACTTCAGGTTCTTGGATTCGGCAGTCAGTCCACCGGGAACCAGATACAGCCAGTTCTTCTTCAGAATGGGAGTGGTGGTTCCGCTCTGGATAGCGTTAGCCAGCTTCAGAACAGGAGTGCCCTTGTACTTACCGATATAGCCGGAATCATTGTACTCGGTCTTCATAGCGTCAGAAGCATCCAGAGTCAGGGACAGCTGAGACACAGCAGAGCGGTCGCCCAGGATGTTCACGGGACCCAGGGTCTCGAAGTAATCCAGCTGAGCGTCGAGGGTATCGCCAACGATACCAGTACCAGTGCCATAGAAGGGGCTGGCGAACTGAGCGATAGCGCCATGCAGAACCTTTTCGATCTGCTGGAGCTTCAGGAGAGCATGGTTCCGGTTAGCTTCCTTAACCAGATCGGCCATGTTGATACGGTTCATCAGGAGATCCATAACCCTGATAGCAGGACGGGAAGCGATACGCTCGGTATCCACCAGAACCTGCTTATCGGCCACAAAGGAACGATGGACGGTTTCGCCATCAGTATAGATCTTCGTGTGGATACCACCAGTGCGGGTGCTGAAAGCAGCCTTCTCGCCCCAGCCGATAGATTTAAAATCACAGATATCATTCAGGAAATCCTACTGATTGTTCTGCTGATTCAGTTCGTTCATGGCGAAACGGATCGTCTGCGCAATCTGCTTGGCGGCATGTCCGTCATAGCCATCGTAGTTCTCGGCGAGCTCATGGGTGATGTCGTTGACTTCCTGCAGAACGTTGGAATCGATCCGCTCACCACGAGCCTGAGCCGCAATAACCTTTACATACTTGGAATCACTATTCACTTTGATATCAGTCATCGTCTCTCACCTCGTCTTAATTAGCCGACCTTACCTTCGGCAGTCACGCCATACACAGTACCCACGGCAGGGCTTTCAGGACCACAGTTGGTCAGGAACACTTCGCCAGCCTGCAGGGGATGAGCCAGAGCCTTCTCACCAGCAGGAACTTCATGGTCGCGAGTGTCGTAAGCCTGACTGTCGTCAACCTTCGTCTCGTTGTGCACGAAGTAGTACAGCTTGTCCACGGCCTGAACTTCATAGCTCATACCGGGCATATTGTCATAAATCGTCTTAGCTTCAGCGGCTACAATCTTAGCGTCGGAAGAAGCGGCAGGCAGCTTCCATGTAGGAACGCCGTCCACGATTTCCTTCACGACGATCATGCCATCCTTCTAGGGAGCGTTAGTTCCGTTGACGGCACCGTCATAAATATAGCCGAGATGTTTTTCCATATATCCAGCCATAACTTATTTCCCTCCAAATAAAAAAGTCTCTCTTACAGGAGCGTCCGGGTCTTTACAACAGGCTCGGATTCCAGAAGAGAATAACGGGACGAACCAGATTCGACCATCGGATTTACTTCGTCCAGCTTCCCACCAAGAACTTCGGAAACAACCTTGGCAGGATCGTTGTTTGCTTCGGCCATCTTCTTAACGGCCTCAGAAAGAGAAGCGAGCATTTCGCGCATACCGGAAATCTGCTCAGCCAGTTCGCGGATCTCGCGGACTTCAGCAGTTTCCTTCTTCTCTTCTTCTTCGACTTCAGCCTTTACTTCTTCTGTCTCTTCGGCTTCTGCCTTAACCTCTTCAGGTTCGGCTTCAGCTGTCTCGACAGCAGCAGGGGTTGACTCTTCGGTAGTGCTCACCTCAATACGGTGAGATACACTTTCATACGTCGACACACCAGTATCGGTGTCGTACGTATCCACAGTATCATATGTTTCCGTACTACGGGTCACATAGACTTCTGCGTTTTCTTTCTTAGGTTCGGCTACCTCAGAAGTTTCGGATTCAGTTTCGACTTCGGCCTTTACTTCTTCCTCAGATTCCGGGGCTTCTTCCTTTACTTTTTCGTCGACTTCGGCCTCAGCCTTTACTTCTTCTTCCTTCTCGGAAGTAGACTCTTCGGCTTCGATTACTTCGGCGAGTTCGGATTCAGCCTTTACTTCTTCCACGGATTCAGCTTCTGCGATAGTCTGTTTATCCTTGGGCATAGTATCTGCCTCCTTATCTAAACGACTATAGCTGTTAATCTCCGCTACTAATTTCTGGGCAGCGGCATCTTCACAGGCAGGGAAGGATACGACGCACATACCATCCATAAAGTTGTCGTCGCTTCGGTCAATCACTATAGTGCCGTCTTCCTTCTGTGCAAGATCGCCAGCTGTCACCTCGAAGCTGAAGTTGAGATTATTGTTAACAAAGAGTTCCGACATCGCTGCGCATGTCTTGGGAAGTCTTGTCTTCGGGACACGGGCTGTACCGAGTAAAGCGGTATGGCCGTTATCCAGAACATCCTTCCTGAAAGAAACATACGATCCGATAATCGGAGCCGTGCAGATCCCAGCTTCAGGGTCATAGCAGTGACCAAGCTCATCATAATTTCCCTGCTCTAAATTTGTAATATCTGCACAAAGAGGCAGGGCCAGGTACTTGTCCTGATTTTCACAGATCTCGTCAAGGAAAGCTTCTGTACACTCGACACCGTTTAAGTTCGGGATATCGCTTGTGAACATCACCATCTCAACGCTGAGGAAAATCTTGGAACTCTGTAAACCGGAGGCAGATGCCATAAACCGATATTTGTTCTTACGGTCCACAGGCAATTTCTCCTTACGTAGCGTTCGGCGAATATATGGTAGGAGGACATACACCGCCTATGCGCAGATATATATTAATAGGGGAGACCCCTAGAAATATCTAAAAGAACTACGCCCTGAAACCAGAGCGTAGCCGTTAACTGTTATTGTCGCTGTAAGTCGCGAAACACTATATGCTGGTTAGACTGTCCGTCAGTTTGATCAAGTTCGAATTATCCTGTTCGCCAGTGTTCGGATTATTTACGGGCCAGCTCCCGTTTATGAGATCGAAGTATCTGAAGGCATCGATCCATCTTCATTCGACGGCTTCGGCTGTTTACCTCTGATCGCATTCTCAGGATCAGAGTTCCGTTCGTCGTCGTCCATCTCAGGTCTTCCAGGGCCATTACCTTCGCCGTCTCCGCTGTCGCTATCAGCTGAAGGGGAAACGATCTGAGAAGGAGTTGTAGCTCTCGGAGTAAGAATCTCGTCGATACCTTCGTTCAGTTCACGTTCGCGTTTCTTTGTTTCTACATCCATATCGAATCCGTTAAGTCGGGTCATCGACTCAGTAGAAACGACACCCTTCTGCCAGAGTTCCTTAGCTGTCTCACGGAGAGCTTTCTTCCCGGCGACATCCAGAGGAACGAAGTGGAAGAGGGGAACCTCGCTGATGTTATAAGAGCGCTCTTTAGAGAGCTCCTCTTTAATCAGGAGGTTAATCTTTGACATTGCTTCTTCTATCTCGCGGCGCATCATATCGATACGGGCTGTGACAGTCTGAACAGATACCTGGGCTGAGGCAAAGGTAGATCCATCTTCTGACTGACCTGTGACAAGAATACCGCTGACACCGCCAGCTGAGAGAATATCATTATTTACGTCCCTGTACTTATCATACTGGTAGAGGTCGTCGACATCAATCTTTATAGCCTGAGGCTTCGCGAAGATCGAGCTGACAACGAGAGGGAACCCGGACATACCTTTCGCGAAAAGGTCTCTGAGTTCGCCATATTCTTCGGCTGAGGATTCAAAGTCCATACCTTTCTTCTCGTCGCCGTATCCTACCCAGACAAAAGAGTGGATAGCCAGATTCAGCATAGCCTTCTCGTACCGACCAATAAGATCCTTCTTCGCGAGGGACTCAAGGGCTGAGAGAATAAAAGGATAGGCGTACCGCTGGTATGTAGGTTTCGGACCCTGTATTACTATCGTGTACTTCGGGTTCAGCTGTACATACTGGTCGCACCTGTTCAGCCCTTCGACTACTTCAGGCGGGAAACCTTTAAAGTAGGTTTCGAGTTCGTTGTCCTTAATCCAGTTCTCTTTAACGTTATAGGCTTTCTGCCGCCACTCTGAGTAGATACCGGAACAGTCGAAGTCGACGATAGGAGTACCGCCGAAAGAAACGTTTCCGATAGAGCACTTCTGGATAGGAAGAGAAACAGGGACGCCGTTCATGAAGTAAATGAAGCAGTTATTATAGGTAGCCTACTCAGCTGCCCAGGACTGAAGACGTTCTCTGAGTCGGATCTTCTTATAGTATTCCTCGTAGAAGTCTTTCGTCTTTACGTTCCCGGCTTCAAGGAACCAATCGTCTGTAAGGTACGGCTGATAGATATGATAGACGATACCGTGAACAATCGGGTCTGCGTCTTTATAGTAGTCAGCGAGTTCGAAGAACTTCTTTATATTCGCTTCCTTATTCGCGAGAAGAAGCTTATAGTCGTACCCTTTTATATAGCCAGTAATAGGGGCACTGTAGATGTTCCCTGTATTCGAGTAGGGTTCAAGGATCTGAGCCTCCTGCTAAGAAGAAGCTCCGACGATTCTCTTTGTTGGACTCGGGCTGACAGAGGAGCCAGGCCGCTGGCCTAAGACTCTGCGAATATTGTCGAATACACCCATCGGCCTACACTCTCCTTTTTCTTATAGACGACCGACAGCTCCGAGAGATCTTTTCCCGGAACGCTGTTTGCGCCTCTTGTTTTCTAGTTCGAGTTCTGAGATATAGTCATTACCCATCGCTAAGGCTGAATAGCGGTCCTTATGTTGTCCGACTTTCTTTACGTCATAGAGGACGTTAGAGCCAGCTCCAGGTTTCGCTACGATATTCGACATCTCAACCTGAAGGGCATCGGTGTTATAGAAGACGGCTAACTGCTGACGGGCTAAGTCTCTGGATTCCTTATTAGCTTCGTCGATCTTCTGTTTTATTTCAGAGGAAGGTTTCGGAAGCTCAAGAGTCTTCTGTTCCAGAGCGACACGAAGGTTATTATAGATTCTCTGGTTCAGGGCATTTACGGCTCTGAAAGGATGGAGAATCTGGACGGCATGAGGATTATAGTTCGGCTTATCGTCGACGACCCACGGAGGATATTCCTTCCCGGTCGTAAGGTCTGTAAACTCTGAGTCGAGGAACTTATCGAAAGCGTCGCCTATACCCCTGGCGTCGTAGATTATCTTTTCGGTATTCGGGAAACGGAGATAGAGTTTACGGATAAACGTAGCTAACTCATCGAGCCCGTTACCGTTAAAGGCTGCGATATACACAAGCTTACGGTGGAAGGAGCCATCGTTCCTTTCGGTAAACTTCAGGACAACAGCTACGGCATTATCGGAACCTTTCGCCTGAGAGGTAGCTATATCCAGACAGATAACGTATCTGGAGGTAGAGTTCTTAGGCTGAGTAAGTTCGATAGTGTCGAGGGTTCGGCAATCCGAAACCATCGAGTAAGGGAAGGCTGAGTCAGAAGTACCACCTACGAAGATCGAGCCGAAGTTCATGTCCCAGATAATAGAGGGCATCGTTTTCCGCTGTTCCTCAAAGTAGGACTTCGTGTTTATTCCTTCCTCTATAGCCGCTAAGTAGTCGAGGGCACAGGCGAACTTACGGGTATCGCCGTTAGCCTGAGCATTCAGAGTCTCCATAAACTTCTCATAATACGGGTTACTCTTCTCACAGCCGGAGGAGATCATGAGGATTTTGGACATCGGTTCATTATAGGTATTGTGCCGAGCTAAAGGTCTGACCCAGTTCGTCATAGGAAGCGCGAGATCCTGGAACTTCTGAAGGTCAACGTGTAAGGCTTCGTCGACGATCAGGAAGTTTGTACGCTGGCCGACACCCTGATCGATATTACCGGACCAGGCATAGGAACCGTTCTTCCATGTAGCGCAGGTAAAGTCAGCTGAGACAGAGATAAGGTCACGGGTATTCTCGCGCATAAGTTCCGAAGTTATACCGATATCGTTCTGGGCTATGTCCTTCTAGTTACGGAGGACAAGTGTAGCGTATCTGGTATTTTCTGAACAGATAAAGATCTTAGACCCAGGATAGAGAACGGCACATACGTGGACGAGAAGGGCTGTAATAAAAGTCTTCCCATAGCCTCGAGACCAGACGACAGTAGAGAAGTCTGAGTTCCCGATAGCTCTGACGGCTACAGCCTGAGAAGGGAAGAGCTTTACTGTCGGGATCGTATCCCTGATAAAGATATCCCAATGAGTCCTGTAGTAGGCGATAAGCTATCCGAGGTTCTCATGGATACTGTCGATATTAATACGCTTCAGTACAGTTTCGGCCATACGGATCCTCCTTAACTGTCGGAGCCGATAGCCGCGACGATGTGGTTATAGCGCTGAAGGATACGATCTATATCGTCCTCAGGGAAGACAACTCCGTTCGGGACGTTATAGTCCGAGAGTTCTAGGGAGAGGACAGCCTGAGCCCACGAACCTTCCTCTTTCTTCGAGTCGTCTTTCGCTCTCTTACAGGCTGCAAGGTTCGTAGACTTCATCATCATATCGTACGTAGAGAGAGCGTCCTTAACGACCTGGAAGTCACACTTCCCAGCCCGGTAGAGATCCTGAGCGTTCGCGGCAATAAGAGACTGTACGGCGAGCTTACGGATCTGGTCCTCTAAGGCTGCGTCGTTCAGGTTATCGATATTCAGGTCCCGGCAATACTTCTCAAGGTACTCGAGTTCATGGGCTGAGTAGTGGCCGTTATAGACTGAGTTGTAGTACTTCTTATCCGGGTCCTTCTCTTCGATTACATAGCCGAGGACTTTAGCCTCAGGATAAGGAATGTGCCGACCGTCCTTATCTTCATGGGGTTCGTATTTATAGTTACTGACCTAGAAGTTAGGGATGTGCTGGCAAGTAACACGATCGAGAAGAATCTTCTTTCTGTCCTGACCGGAGTGTTTATACGTGTCGTTCTGGAGACACTTCTTTTCGGCTACGGCACGGGCACTGTCCCAGATCGTTTCGGACCAGGCTCTGTTGTTTTCCCAGAAGTACTCACGAACCTGGTCTTTCGTAGCGAGGTGGCTGACACAGTCACGGCACCACAGGTCTTTCCCGAGGTTAGACTCGAAGCCGATGTTATCGTAGAAGTCTGTACTCTCGTTCCGTGGCTTGCCACAACGGGAACAGTTTTTTGTACGCTACTCGTTCGCTTTAATCTTTCGGGGTTTCTGGGGGATAACGTTTTTTAATTCAGCCACAGGATCACTCTCCTGTTTCTGAATCAGAGTAAAAGACAGCCAGGGCTTTAAAGAGCTCTGGTGTTTTTTTGTACTTGTACTGCTTTATATGGTAGTAGGGAGTCCTGCGGATATAGGTGTAGTTAATCCCGAGGGAGCTGAGATATTCAACTTCTTTACGGCGTTCGGTCATATATTCAGAGTCGAAGGCTTTATTCGGGATCTTCTTAGGAGCAGGAGAGGAGGAGGTCTGGTTAATCACGGTACTGATCACTTCCTATTTTTATAAGAGACAAATAGTTCGCCCGGTAAGGCGAGGATATCAGACGCATCCGATGTCCTCAAGCTACGTCCGCAGACAATAGCTTTATCTCATTGTAGTAGTTATCGAATGTGATACGAAATAGAAGTGTGGAAGAGTGGGGAACAGATATATGAGATTTCTCGCAGGGGAAATCGTGTCCGGCGTAAATTCGCGTTGGATTCCAAAACTACCCATAATTGAAGGAGGTTCTCGTTATGATGAATCATTATTGGAAGATCATTGTCGCTCTTAGCACCATTGCCCGTAAGTACTTCGAAGTTGTCAACATTATCCAGTACGAGGAGGACGAGTTCCTTCTCAACCTCGTTGACTCTGACGAGGAGGGCAACCTCTATCCTGATCTTGGGGTGGTTGATATTCTGTACAACCATCTCAGCAAAAAGTTCCCTAGCATGGGAGAGTATTCTATCGAAAGACAGTGGATACCCGGAGAAAACTACAAAGACGTTGTTGGTATCCGGGTTATTGTGAAGTAAGAATCGACATCCTGGAGATCCACGTGGTCTCCAGTAGTGGGTTCTTACCCAAATACAAAAAAATGGAGGAAACCAATATGTCTAACTTCTGTCTCAAGCATTTCGTAGCAATCGTGATAATGTTCTTCGTAAGCTTCTTGCTTACGTTGAGCATTTACGAAGCAGGACGTTCTTCTGGAAAGGAGGACGTCCTTTTTAATTCTCGTATATGGGTGGAGGATAACTCCATCCTCATCGAGTATGACGGGGAAGTATACGAACACCTCGTCGACTAACAAAAAAGCAGCCTTCTCCGGCTGCTCAGAGTCTATGTATTACATAGGTTCTGAAGAGTCGGAGGAAGAAACTAAAACTTTTTTCTAAAAAAAGTGGCGGTTTCTGCCTTTAAAAAGTGTATAGGGTGAAGACCTTTATACGCTGACTCACCGCATCTACCCGGGTAAAGGTAGTGTGCCGGGATCGTAACCCGGACAGTAGACGCTCATCTACTGTTAACTGTTTACTACTCGACAACACAATATCTATTTAAGGAGGACCTAATCATGTTGAACCGTATCAAGGCGTATCTCGTTTCTGTCATCTCTGTAGCCGCTTCTATGGGCTACATCACACTCGACACCACTCACGAAAACGACGACCACTCTCGTTGGGTCACCGACCCCGACGAGCGCCTTCTCAACAAGATCAACGATGAACTGGCCGAAGCGGCCAAGTGGAGCTACACCCCTGTGGAACCAGACGACAAGTCGATCTGGAATTCGACAAACTATAACTACAAGGCACTGTCCGTGCAGGACCTGTACCAGAGTATCCCTGAGCTGGTTCAGGCTGACGAGCTGGCTAAGCAGAAGCAGGAAAGGGATATTCCTGATTATATCCGCAAGCAGCTGACCGAAGAAATTGAAAACCTGGTTAAGATTGCTATAAGCAAAATTGAGGACATGGCCGCGAACCATGTCCCCTTCAAAGTGAACCGCGACGCATGTGTTGTCAACAACCTTCGCGGATCGATAATGTCTCGATTAGTCGGGGTAGAACCCGGCAAAGAGACAAAGTTGATTATAACGGTTGAGCATAACGCTGTCAACCGTTGTAAAGGACTCACGTTCAATAAGAAGCTCCGCAAGCGTTTCGCAGACGCTGCGATTAAGGTTCTTGTTGAATATGGCGTCACCGTATCTGACAAAAATGAAAAGAACGAAGTAGTAGAACACCATTACGCGTTCAACACTGCCACAGCATCTCAGCTGAAGGAAGGAAAATGCTATATGATCCATTCCGGACGCTGGGCCGCTCTCCGTAAATACTTCAACCTGAACGTCAAAGAGCGGGTAAACAATGTGCTTGGTGCAAACTATCTGAAGTGGTATGCGCCACTTTGGACTCCTTCTGCTCCGGTGCTTGACCAGTTTGGTCATGGATTCTCGCTCTCTAATGTTATTGTTTTCTCTGACATTACGATGAAGAAGGTTGCCAAATACGGCATCCAGTTCGACGAGAACTGGAAAGCTGCACTGAAGAATTTTGTTGAGATCTGCCAGACAATTGCTGACGGTGGTGCTTACGCCATCGTCGAGAATTTCCCGGAGTTTCAGCTCCGTGCTGGCGCTCCATGGATTGATACAATGAAGGCGATGTTGGGCAACGGCTGGAAAGCTTTCTGGCATGTGGTCGAACAGTACCATCTCAATCTTGAGGACACAATCCCTGTTCCCACAATCGATGGGAAATTCCTGAAAGTAAAAGACCTGATCGGAAAGGTTGTCACATTTGAGTCTACGTGGAAGTGTAAGAAGGTACAGGATTGCACTTTCGCAGAAGGTGCCGAACTCCTTGAAAAGATGAGCGAGGACTTCCCGCACATCAATGAGTTGTTTGCAGTCAGGTTCGCAAACGAATCCGACGATGATGAAGAAGTGGAGGCTGAAGAAGACGGTTTCAGGAATATGAGCCGTCAGAGCATCCAGCAGATGATCACCGCAAAAGACGAGGTGATCAAAGTTTGGCTGGATAAATCATTCAAATACACCTCTAAATGGACGAAAGCCGCAAGAGTGGCAGCTGAGTATAGAAAAGACAATGTTGTCGCGGATATTTTCAAATGGTATCCGCAGACAGCAAATGCGACACAATGTGTGTATAGGTCTGAGGTTAACTACATCAGAAACTTCCACAAGATTGCCTCCGGTAAAGTCCGTGTTAAAGGTCTGTACCCTTACATTTTGATTGATGCTGTTGCGATTTTCGAATTACTTCTCGTTGGTAAGAAGCCTGAAGAGGTCATGGGTTCAATCCCGGCAAATTGCATCAGCTGCAGCGGTCTGAAAGACGGACAGAGGGCATTCGTCAACCGTTATCCCTCCAATCATCTTGTTGGCGATAATGTTGTCAACTTTGCACTCGACATCTATGCAGACAGTGCGATCTGCTGGCTGTCCATCCACGACTTCCTGTTGATCAGGATGGATGGCGACACTGATGGCGATGAGATTCTGATTACGACAGATATGTTCGTTATTAACTTCTTCGACGATGTGAAGAAGTACGTGAACCTGCCTGTGATTGATTTTGATCACGGGTCTGCGAAAGACGTGTCTGTAGAACTTGTTGCCGAAAGCATTGAGGCAGCAATCTACAATGGACAGGCTTACTACCTGGTGGGCCGCTACAGCAATCTGGCCACGAAGATCC